TAGATCAGTGCAGCACAGTGCAGGTTCTGGTCCTGCAGTGGGATTACGAAGAAGGTTGAGTTGAAGCCATCAGTTTCATACGGCTTACAGAACTCCTGCACCGCTTCGTTCGCGATCTTAAAGTTCTCAGAATAGGTCTGAGAAGAGAAGGTACGCGACATGCGGTTGTTCAGACCGAAGATCTTAGAGTTGCGATCCTGGCCATCCTGCGGTTGAGCCTGAGCGGCGAAGCCCTGCGGCGGCTGCTGGAAAATCGGCTGCTGCTGAGCAGTACCCTGTGGCTGCTGAACCTGTGGCTGCGGTTGCGGCTGAGCCTGAGGCTGCTGCTGTGCGTTCGCCTGGTTCAGTGCATCGGCCAGAGAGTTGTTAGATGACTGCGGCTGGTTGTCACGAGTTTTCATACTGCTTGTTCCTTTTTGGTGTTCAGCGGGATGACCGCCTATATTTAACATTCGCGAATGAAATTACCATGGTAATTACACCTAGGTAATATAGGGTTGTAAAAAGTTTGAATCTGTCTCCACTCGGCAACTAGGTGTTAACCTAGAGGAGAGATGCTATCTCACATAGTATAACTCACTATGTTTTTTATTACTGAATGCAATATCCGAGGTCGCTATGTACACCTTATTCAGCACCGACATGCAACTTAACCACGGCGATATGATGAACCCGCAGATGAACCGTTTGCGAGACATTGCCATGCTTAACCTCGGGCGTGCACAGGATTACTTTAGACAGAATACGTTCCATGTCCAAAACAATCACGTGCTCTGCCGGTTATTGAAACAAATAAAATTACCGGGCAAGCTTACACAATTATCGGCGCAAGATGTTCGTAAATACTACGATGAAGTTCGCTTGCGTGATTACCGTTTAGCCAATGCCGTGGGAATGACCTCCAGTACCAGTTACGGTACCATCAGTAAATCCTGCTTCTACCCAGACAGTGTCATGGAAATCATTATCGCCACGACCACCACGTATGATGAAGCGTTGGGCACTGCCTGGTATGACATGGAACCGGTTCGTGTTCACCGACACCCTTACGACGTCGCCAACTACGGTCTGCTTGATAAACGCCAGATCATGGGTGGTAACGGGATTGCGGTGATCAGTGTTAATGTACCGCTATTAGCCCTGCAGTGGTTGAAGTTCAATCAATGGGTAGCGGAAACCAATCCGAAGCCCGTTCCAACCACTCAGCAGTTTGTGGCGTGCTACCCTATACAGAACCTGGTCAAGTCCCACAACGACATTGCCTTGATCAACCGAACCATTAAAGCTTACCGGGGTATCAAAGGACACAGCCTCAATCCCCGTCAACCGTTCTGGCTAATGGACGATATGACGTTAGCCGACACGGTAATCACCCAGAACATCAAAGAGCTTAAGCGCACACCCCGTTATTGGGAAGCTGTGTTGATGCTGATGCCAACCTTTACCCAATCCGGCTATAACGCCATCCGTTTACCGATTGACCTGGATGTACGTCAAAACCGTTGGGCGTGGATCATTGCACGCAGCTGGCTCGTTGACTTCCTGTTAGAGGTAGAGTACTCCTTTAACCGGGGACGCAAAGAAGGCGCCTTGATCAACAGTGTGCTACACAGTCTTAACATCATCAAGAACGACAATACTTTTCGTATTGGTGGGATGCCACAAAGTATCGATCAAGTTATTACAAAAGAACTTGCCAGCATACGGGCACACATTAAAGACAAATGATTATCAGACGGCAGGTCAGAGGGGTGTGACCCCCTCTGACCCTTATGCCGGTTTAGTGTTCGTCTGATACAAGGCGCGTTGCATTCGGATTCGTAAAGTATAAGCCTAACGATTCTAAGCAAGAGTACACCATCGCCAGGTTTTCCATAATCAGTCGACGGATGTTAATCCCCTGGATCACCTCAACAGGTAAACCCTGAGTCATAACAATGTCCGCTGGCAGAATCACCTGTGACAACTTGTCTTTACCGTACTTCACCATGAAGTCACGCATACGTTGCGCAAATGCCTGGTCTTCTAACTCATCCAGCCATTCGTTCACAGCTGTACGCGACTCCAACCCTAACTTCGCCTTCAGGCCCAGATACTGCAGTTGCGGTGCAGGACCATACTTCGCAGCAAAGACTTCTTCCCACATCAGATAGTGGTAATAGTTGTTGCTCAAGGGTTTCGTGTACGAGTCCTTATCCTTGATGGTTGCTTTCGCCAAGAAGATCGGTTCGCCACTTTGAATCGAGTTGATGATAAAGCGCTCAATGTCACCGACCTGTTGCAGAAGGTCCACCACTGAGAACTGCTTGTTACTGTTGGAGTTATCCAGGATGTCGTTGATGATCTTGTTACCACGATCACGAATCTGTTTCGGCACGTTAGAGTTACGCAGGTGCACCCCTTTGAGTTCCAGCTTCGGCTTCGCATAGAAGTTGCCTTCACGCGCCGTCTGGGTAGCAAAGTAGTGTTTACCCATGTTGGTCAACACAAACGATTCGAAGTAGTATTCGTTCTTCATAGTCAAGCGGAACATCTGGTCTTCAGATACGCCGATGTTGCCCGACACGATCGCCAGCAGATGCACAACCTGCTGAGACACCAGGAATGTCACTGCCGCATTCACCTGAATACGCTCTTGACGCAGATCGTAGTTCGGTTCAATCCAATCCACCCACTCCTGCTCAGTAAAGATTGAGGAGTCAGTGTCTGACGCCAATACCACTTCACGCACATGGTGCGGCATCATGGCAATCGATGCAGGGGTGTTCGGGGTCACCAGGAAAGCACGAACATACGTACGGTACTTCTCGATGTTCTGCACAGACAGCTGGTAGTTCGCTTTCACCAGGCCTTTGATCTCTTCCGAGTTCTCAGACTCTTTGGTACCCACACGAATAATGTCTTCCGCACACTTCATCGTCGCCAGTACACGTGCATCACCATCTTTCAGTGCCACGTCTTCTGTGGTACCGACTTTGGTTTTCTCTGCAATGTCAACCAGCATCTGACGCACGAAGTCTGGGTTAACCACACGCATGTGATACATGTCACTGGTAAACATAAAGGCAGCACGTTCACCCGGGGTCATGTTACTGACCTGCTGATGAATCATCGCCATATAACGACGGTCTGACCAGTAACGACGTGAGCCACGATAGATACACGCAATGACTTGATCAACCGTTGGATACGCCAGGTTGAACTCGCGCATCGCCTGATCAATCAACTCGTAGTTCGAGTGCAGACAGATCGATGCCATGTTCTCCATCACAATCTCAGGCGAGTGATAGTGACGGTTACCAGCCAGGAACTTCTCGTTGAAGGCATTGGTCGATGAAGTTGCTGAACGACAGCATGACGTCAACGAACTGTGTGCCGAACGACAATAGAACGGTGTAGAAGCGGTACAGAACCCGCCGGACATTCCGTTGTTGGTCAACTTACGCCCGGTCTGCATGATGTCTTTAATCTGTGCTGTGGTGACGTCACCACGCTGCTCAGCCAAGAACATCTCTTTCTTAATGACTTTACGTGCTTTGATGTTGTTGTCAGTGGATACCGCGTACTGGGATACTTTTTCTTTTGGGTTCAGGTACGCTGTCAATGACGGACTCAGGATCGCCTGACGTTTATCCACTGCATTGAGAAACTTGTTAAAGGTTGTGAACTTCAATTCACGGTCGCCGTTCTTACCCCGAATCAAAATACGTACACGGGGGTCGATCACCCCATGCTTACCACCAGGTGCAGTGACACGGGTTACAAACTCACGTGTCTTCTCCATCGGCTCATTGAAAAGCAGCGACAGTGATTTGGCTTTATTCTCACAATAGTGATGATGAATACGCAAGTCACGCTTGTACTCGCTAGCCTTGTTAACGAATAATTCCATGGAATATCCTTACGGCCGAAAATGGTCTCTATTGGATAGCCCAACAATGTCAAAAAATAAATGCTGGGCATAAAAGAAAACCACGGGAGCCTAAGCCCCCATGGTTCAATCCACCAATTTCACCACGGCATTCGGATAGCCATTGGATTCCAATGCGGCTTTCACGATGGCGATGTCATTGGTACCCACGTCTGGAATATCTACCGTGATGCGATTGCGTTGCTTCGCGACGATAGAGGCTTCCTTGATCCATGGAATACCCAGCATGACAATCGACCCACTTTCTTTCATCACACGGATGTAACCGTATGACGATGGATCGTCAGCAATACCTTTACCTTTAATGAGCGGGTACAGATTCTGGTGTTTGGCTTGAACATCCAGCCCCAGATCCTGCGCTGTTTCCATATCCAGATCAGCCATGATCTTGGCGTTCGTAAATCCACTGGTTAAGATCTCAGGTGCCTCAACGATGAAATCCACCGTGGCCCCTTTGACCAGTAACTCATACCCCATGTTGACATCCCCCGACAGTATACATTAACCGCTGATCCACAACTAAGATGATGGTCCAGAAGTCTGGGCCGTCCACCAATAACCCCGAGACAGCGATTACCGGTACGTTGTGGAGTAACAGCAGTTCGTTCAGTGCTTCATAAAATGGCTGATACAGGCTTTGGTAGTCGGGATCAACATCGACAATGTTCACCCGCTCGGTGCATTGACGAAACAGTTCATACACCACGTCATTGATCACCCCCATGTTAATGCTTTCAGAGAGGTGGTCGGTGGCAACAACTTGTTTGACGGCGTTGAAGACCCGATCAAAAGCTGGTGTGCGTAAGGCTAGAATCATAGTAACCCCAATGTGATCGAATCGACTGAGTAACCGCAACACGGAGAGAATCTATCGTGGGGTCATCTGGCACTTCACTGTGTATAAAATACCCGATGGTTCCAACGAACCCACAACATACCCATTTACCGTGTACCTGGGGAAAGAGAGATTCCACCAGTGGCTTCAGGCGATAATAGCTTAATCTGACTAAGTGACGATCGTGAATATTGAGGTCCTTACAGTCGCAGAAGTAATCCACCATGTAATCTTCGTACCCGGTTGGGTTATCGGGTGCTTCCCGATTACCGAGCAAGAAGTCAATGATATCTTCGTACGTCACACACGCATCTTCCATCTGTGTCAGCTCACCCATGAGCCCTGAAACTATTGGGGCAAAGTCGTGTACGAATACACGCATGATTGATCATCCATCGATTCAAAGATCATTGTAACCACACCGCTGCTGTACTTGGCCTCGATCAGGCGAGCGGGCAACGGCATTCGGGATTGCTCGATTGCGATGCGATAGTCGCTGTACAACAACAACGCGATTTGTTCACAAACAAAGATCACGACATGGTGCGTTTCATAAGAGTAGTTAGACAAATGCTCATTGCAAAGCTGTTCGATACTCTTAGTTTGTGTGGCACTAACCAACTGATTGATGGTCAACTGGTTAAGCGCCATATACACCAACAGATTTATATCGAGCTCACCCACGCTCATCAGGTGACGTCGAACAATCTGGTGCATGGCCTCGTCACGCTGAGGTGTGACTGGAAAGACGATGGCGTTCACTTCATGCCTGGTCATTCTCACCTCCAAACTCAATAAGCAACGTCCAGCTCTCCTGATCAAAGGCCAGCTCACGAATCAAACCAGGATGCACGTCACCGTACACCCGGCCCAGCTGCGCCAACAGCCCCACCAAAGCTTGCATGTTATCGTGGAGTTGTTGTTGAGCTATTGGATCCAGTGCGATCATGCTACCGTTGATGTAGTTGTCCAACACCACATCTTCGTCACCCGCACTGTTGTGTATTGACTTATACATTGTCAACGCGGTCATCATGAAGTGGTGAAACGGACCCACCAGACGGGCCGGTGATAAACCGTAGTAGTTCGTAATCTGCGGAGAGAACCCCCGCAGGTCCACAATAAAGAACGGACCCATGTTGACCTCACACGTATTCAAGCCGCACAGTGTGCGATGCATCGTCTTGTGTTACCATGACAATATCACCCACTTGCTGCAATACCGGGATTAATGTACGCGCTACGTACACACGGTTGTTAGTGATAAAGTCGCAAAAGCCGGCTACCACACTTGACTGCATATACTGGATAAAGTTCGGATCATTCACCAACGGGGTGACCACGCAATCTGGGTTGCCATCAACACCCAGTTCTTTATCCACCCACTCCATCAGTGAGCCGTAATCGTAATCGGCTTTTCCGATGGAGTTAAACAGCGTGTTGGTGTAAGCATCAAACAGCATTGTGTGGGAGAAGATCCCCAGGATGTTGTTTGGGTTGGTCCAGATGAAGGTGTTCAGGTCAACGATAAACTGGTTGGGCAAGTAGCTACGTTTACCATACGGGTGCATTTACTCCTCCTCGTCTAACACCAACGTCACAACCACAGCGTACCCTTCCAGCGTGCATTGGGTCTTTACACACTGGGTGTCAGACGCGTGATGCATCATGTCGCGAATAACCGGCGCCAGTTGTTCTTTCAACTCCTGGGCAACTGCATTACTCATCACAGACGCGTCACGCAAACTGATGGGTTCACCGTACTCGGGGTATTCCAGGATTGGGTCAACGTAATGCTTGTCAACGGCATGGACTGCCCCAGCTGCAACAATGGCGTGTAGATTGTCCTCGGACAGGTTAGGGTAGCGGATTTTGTAGCGGGCAACGATGCCGCCACAGTCAATGACATACACCTGATTATGTTCAGACATACGGGTCAATTCCTAACTGAATAAAAATGTTGTATGTCGCATCGATGACTATCCGATGCCGACCCCAACTGCGCCATTCAGGTTGCGTGTTATTCATGTAGAATAAATGAATCTCCTGGCCAGTCACTTGTACAAACTTTTCGACCGTGTCCTTTGGCGTACCCAGCCCCACCAGGTAAGACGAAGGACCGATAACGTCAAGCTCGGACTCGATACCTACCGCTGATTCTGACACGAACTGCAACAGGTCTGTTAACGCATAACGGGTTATGGGGTTATCCAACATCTCTTTGGTGAACCAACGAAACAAGGTCGGTTTCATGTCAATGTTCAGATACATAACGGCTCACTAATTGGTGTACAGCGGTATTGCGGACAATGCCACGTCAGCGGGTTTACTGCCATCGTAAATCGGCATGCGCTGAACGCTACCGTTATTACCGGTTAAGCTGTCCACATAATCGCTCAACAGTAAACTCAGTATGATCACTGGGTTCGTTAACTCGGTTGGGTTAACACCGTTGAACTTGTACCACTGGGTGGAGTCACTGATGGATTGGTGTAGATTATCGTTCAGGTATGTTTGCTTGAACACGTCAGGTGCGACGCTCTGGATCTCGCGCTGATCGAGCTCACTGACTTTATTACGCTTCACAATGCGGTTGCGTACTTCGATCAGTGTGGCGATGACTTGTTCTTGCTGTTGGTTAACTGCTTCAACCGATCGGCGTTGCAGGTTGCGCTGCAGACTGTCGAACGAGTGCTGAACGATGATCTGGTGCTCTTGTTGCTTTTCACTGATCAGGTTGAACCGCACGGGCAGTGAAGCATTGACTTGGCGGATAACCTGCTCCACGTATTTCAACACTTCCACGCTGCGGTACTTGATAACCACATCCCCCTGATTGCGACCCGCTTGTATTAACATGTTGTAAAACTGCATTAACATGTCGGGTACTTTACCCAGTAGTTCATTCAAGTGACGTTCAGCCGCAGGTCCTTCTGCTTCATGTGCATCTGCGTTGATCACTAACGTTTGTTCCGTCTTCTGTGCGATGCGTGGCATCAACCCGACTTCAAAGTTAATGTGATCAGCTTCGGTCACCAGTTCGAGTGGGTTGGCGTATTTGATAGTCGCTTTATCCTGGCGACTGTACACCACACCGTTTCCGCTGTATTCAAACCACCACTCGTAGTCCTTCATGCTGCCAAGGTAACGGTTGATCTCATTACGCAGATGACACGCCACATTGTTCAGTGTAACGTTGACGAAGTTCACCAACCAGCTGACGTAATGTTGACCACCTTGTACCCGGTACACTGTACGTGATTCAGGGATAGCGGGTAAGCGACCGCCCAGCGGCACGTCAATCAGTTGCCTTGCGTTACTCAGGTAACTGTCGTCAACCAACACCCAGTTCGTACCACGATGTGCCCATAGTTTAGCTTTGGCTGTTTCCATGATAGCCGAGCCGTTGTAAATCATAGTCAGTGCTTTCTGCACTGTGTTATCAATGTTCGCCCACGCAAACATTTCGTTGAAGACTTCTTCGTGTACAGCAGCAAACAACATACACGCTTGACCGTGATTCATTGGTTTGCCGTTAACCCACGGAGCAGAAAATGCAATGGCAGCTAAATGTTCGCCCGTAGAGATAACGAACGTGTTTGAGTTATAGTTCACGGCTTTTGACTCCCTTGTTACCCTTTTACATAAAAGGACTACGCCCTATGTAATAGGTCATACATGTTAGGTTATACACAGTAGTAATGTAGGAACAAAATTATTTAAACGGCATAAACCCCCAGGACGAACCTGGGGGCTATGCGCGAAAGGTAATGGATCAGGTCGCCCCCAGCCAGAAGCGCTAATCAACCCACTGAGAAGGATATAACTCAATCGGTCTTTACATTACATATAATAGCCGTTAGACGACCATACCGTTGTTGTCAACGCTGTCGTCGGTACCCAGCACTGACTCAATGGTGTGCTGAGAACGTTGCGCATCGCGAATACGACGCAGAGCAGATTCCAGCGAATCGAAGGCAGGTTTCACCGGCTTGGCATGCACAACGTAGTGCAGGGTTTTACCGTAGTACGGGTTTTCACGTGGCAGTTCTGAACGGATACCGTCGGTAGAGTAAGACGGGGTTACCGGCAGGTATTCACGTTCTGCATCCGGGTAGATCGACGCCATGGTTACCGGCGCTGCACCTGTGATTGTTGCCAGGTCTTCAGCACCAATAAAGACTTCCAGCGCAACCAGCTGTGCCGGGATCTCTTTACGGACGTTGGTCCAGTTCAGCAGGTTGATGATGTCTTTGTTGTCAATGATGGTGTTATCACTGTCCAACAGGTTCAGCAGGCTTGGTAGCAGACTGCGCACTTGTTGATCAACATCCGCCTGACTGTTGTGCTGGTTTACTTCGAAGTAGGAGAAGACCACCGGTACTTTGTTTGCCTGCTGAATACCCGCGAGCGACTTCAGGGTATTGACAGAGTTCTGCGCCTGGGTTTCATCGCCGATAGAACCGATCACCAGTGCGATGACTGGGGCTTTACGTTTCAGCAGTTCACCGACCAGCACCGGACCGATCACTGAACCAGAGCCACCGCCTGCGGTGAAGATCACGATGTTGTAATCTTCCGCTGGGTGTTCGGCCAGGATTTTATCCATGGAGGCAACAACTGGCTTATAGTTGTGGTCACGTTGTTTGCCTGAACCGTCTGCACCGGTCAGCACGAACTTAGACGACTCCGACATGTTCGGCGTCATGTTTTTGTTTGAGGTATCCAGGCGGGATACTTTGGTGTCAGAGAAACCCTTGACATTAACGTAGTCAGTCAGGTCAGCAGTAATGCTAATTGCACCGCCGCCACAAGCATAAATACGCGTAATACGTTTAGACATGATGCAACTCCTGGGTAATTTCTATGATAGGTGTAGGTTCAACATATATATTGTTGGGTATGTATTGCATTACTAAAGAGGTAGCAATGAGCGCTATAGATAATGCCATCTCCGACATCCTGTTCGAAATCCCCATGGAAGTACTTCGTGCGGCATTTCTTGGGGATCGTCAACTCTATAGTTCAACGGGAGCAAGGCAAGTATACAATACGTCAATGAATGACGTGTTACGTAACAAAGTCTTTGATGCGAAAGTGTTAAAAGATTGTGACCTGCTCGGGGGTCAGGAAGTGATCATTCCGTTGTACGACACAGATTACTGGAAACCGGATAACTTCACCACAGTGTTCCGGGTCGACCAAGCCAAGACACGGGGGTTACGCATCACCTCGGTTCTGTCTTTGCTGTACGGTTACCCAGATGCATTATACGGGGCGCCGGGAGCAGGGGTTGGAACGTATTCTGGTTCCGGTAACCAAAACGGTTATCAGGGTGCGGTCACTGCGGGTATGACGTCAATGATGCAGTCGTATGCGCCCGCAGTAGAAATCCAGTTAGCCAATATTGAGATTGTCGGCTTCAACACCATTGCGATCTACGAAACCCAGATCATCACGAATCAGTTGACTCTGCGTTGTCGTTTAAGTAACGATGCTGAGCTGAACAACATCAAGAACAATTCCTGGCCAGTGTTTTCTGAGCTGGCGGTGCTTGCCACCAAAGCTCTCATCTATAATACCTTGCGTATTAAGCTGGACCAGGGTCAATTGGTTGGCGGTGTAGAACTGGGGGCGTTCCGTGAAGTGGTGATGGAGTATGCGGACGCGGCACAGAACTACCGTGACTTCTTCCGGGAACGTTGGCAGCGTGTAGCAGCGTATAACAACACCCTGGGTCGTTACCGTGCGATTCGTCGTGCAACACCGAAACGTTAACAAAAAAGAAAGTCGGCATAAAGGGCGCACTCTTCTCCCCGTAAAGGGAGAAGAGGCGCTCTGCTTTATTTGAGTACGTTGTCCGGATGGGGCTCATCAAACGGTTTCGGTGAATCATCGAAGTTCGGATCAGGCGTCCACACACCCGGAATGAAATCACCCGGATCTGTCCAGGCAGGACCCGTTCGATACGTGGTGACCGGTGTACTGTCCAGCACTTCGTCATACGCAGCAAGTTCGCACGGCAGCTCCATGACAATGGTGGTGATCGCATCTTTCACTTTGTCATAGCTGCGCACAATATCGTACGTATGTGGTTCACTCACAATAGTCAACTGACGACGATCATGATAATTGCTGTACATTCCTTCCGGTGCAGTTCCCACCAATTCAAAGATAACGCGCTTGATATTACTCAAAGCCGTGTCGCGGTCTGGGTAGGGGTCGTAATAAACCTTGTTGGCACCCTGTGGACGAATCCACAGGAACAGGTTACGATGTGCCATTGCTAACACATCAACCAGACACAGACCAGGTTGAGCAAAGAACATGACGTACGGCATGCCTTCGCCATTTCCAACTGCATAGTGCGTGTCATCACCCGGTATGGTGGTGATTGCAACGGACAGTTCGGACAACACTGCTTTCACAACCGTGCGGGGAACAGAGGTCAGTACACCGTTGAGAAAGACGGTACTCTGCCCGACGCCGCCAGGTTCCATTACTTCGTCAACGATAGACATACCTTATTCTTCACCCATGTAGGTTTTCGCATAAGCGGTGTACTGCTCAAGCGGGGTTGCGACGTTGTTGATGTTCGTACGCAGAGTCAACCACACACCCTGTTGGATGGAGTCATCTTCAGACTGGACCGTAGTCGTGTTGAAGTTGGTAATGACCTGCGAGCCGGAAACCAGGCGGTGCCACATCACGGTATTGCCCGCGTGTTCAAACTGACCCTGGTCACGGGTGTTTGATACGATGGCATTGGCACCCGATGCATTGATCAGTTTCATTGCCGCCTGGATGTGTTCCAGCGCATCACCGCGGTGAATGTTGCTTTCGGTCACACCACCCAGAGCAATGTGCTGGTAAGACTTCACCAGGGCGTTACTAATGTCAGCGATTGGCAGGTCCTGATTGGCCAGGATCATGTCACCGTTTTCGTAGCTGAGGCTGAAGGCAGCGGTGTTCAGAACGCCGTTCTCGTTTAACACCATGTTGATTGGTGTACGGATGCTAACGCTCAGACCAGCCAGGTTAGTGAGGGTCTGTTCCCACTGTTGCTCTTCCTGATTGCGTTCAGCGATATGACTTAATTCACTCATGTTAGTATCTCTCTTCTATTACAGTAAGGGATGCTGATATAAACGCGGACCGCGATAATCAACACGAAAGTGATCAACGGTACGTCGATCGAGTCCTTGACGAGCCAATCCATCAAACACCAAGGACGGAAAATCTACCCGGTTCTTATACTTAGGGTTAAGCCAACCCCAATAAACATACTGCTTGCCGTTGTCGTGCCAAAACTGCAAACCGATTACACCCGGTACTTGTTCAATAAAAGTCGGGTATTCAGGTTCCACCGAAGCAGGTCGATAATCACCCGCAACAATCAGACCCACGGTTTGGTTACAGCGCATTTTAATTAAGGCAGGTGCGTAGTACCGCAAGTTATCTTCAATGTGTAATGCATGGGTTATGGCCGGCACTTTCAACACACCCAGTTTTTCAATCATGACGTCAGCTTCGGTAATGACCAGAAGAGGAAGGTCTTCCACGTCACAGCACTGAAGAAGCTCAATTTCCTTACAGAGCTTTTCCGGCGGATTCATCCAACGTTGCACTTTCTTCCACATGGATACTGTCCTTTAGCATTGCCAGCATGTGACTCTCGTCTAACACGCGAATTTTAAAATAGGTCGCCTGTTCTAAACGACGCCCCGCGCAAGCCCCAGCGATAAAGAAATCAATCCGACGATCCACTGTCGAACAAACACGCGCGCCCCGTGCAATGAGTAGCTTCTTCAGAGTGTGTCGATCAAAGTCTTCAAACACCCCTGCTACCACTACCCACTTACCCTTAAACACATCTTCCATACTCACCCCGATCAAAAAATAAAGACCCCCGAAGAGGTCTTTACTGATTAGTGTTTGGTCGCCATCGAATGACGACGCCACGCTGTATGTGCCATGAAAGGTGCCAGACGTTTTCTCAAACTGTCTTGCGCCACAACCGCTGCATTACCAATTGGCGTTGCATCGGCGAGTTCGTTCAGGCATTCTTCGGGAACAACGTGAATCTGGATGTTGTGACGTTGAACAACCTGATGGTACTCCGCGTCCCCTTCAGTCTTGGCTTTGATTTCTGCCAGGACGTCACAGGTAAACTTTGGATCTTGGCTGATCAGGTAAATGTCACGGGTCTGGCTTTTCACCAATTGGACAACCTGGTCAGCAACCCAGCTTAAGTTCATCGCTGAATTGTACTCAATAGCAACAGTCAGTTTATTGTTCATAAAGTAGGTCTCACATGTTAAGTAAAACAGCTCTACACTGCAGCACGGATGCGCAGCATTTCGGTGACACGGCAGTTAACTTCATTCCATGCGTCATCTGGAATTCCAGGATCACGCAACAGCATTAATCCTCCTGTCTGGAAGTTTGGGGCGAGTGTACCCACTAACTCATAGTACGGCTCGGATATTCCATGCAGGTTATCCACGTACCGACCGTGCCAAACACGACCGAAGTTATCGATCTTCATGTGGGCTTTATTCAACACGTAAGCACCCACCATGTTACGCATGTATTGCATGATTTTTTCAGAATCGAACAGCACGGCTACCTCCTGGTAAATGTTTGTTGGGCAAACAACTCCTGTACAACGCGCTCCACATTACGACTGTTTTCGCTAACCACCGCTTTTGACGATGATGTCTGAATACATTGACGTAAGTGATGCTGGAAGGTCAGGCTGTTTTGCACGGTACCACAATTGTGGGTCTTCATGTCTTTCCCCTGTGCTATGACAACCTGGCCCGGTAATGCGTGGTACACATTTATCCAGGTAGGGCCGAATGCTGTCGATGTACTCGTTCACCTGCGCAAGTGCATCAGGCGTTAAGAATTCGCTCAGCTTTTGTATTTGCTGAACATGCTGGAAGATGCTTTCATTTAAAGCATGGTGTTGACGTTCCAGTAAATCACGAGCTTGTTCGGTGGCGGCGTCACCAAAGGACTCTGTTTCTGCCCAGTACTGCTCTTTAACATCATAGAGTTCACACACCGTCATCAGGATCTGACGGATGCGGATAAATGCTTCTTTGCCTTCCATAAAAACCTCATGCGGTGGATTACCCTGGTTGAATTTAAAGCGCAGCTCTGAGGACAGCACCCGAAACCATCGCTCGTTGTTACGTAAGCGTTCGATCTCGCTTTCACGCGATGTCATGGTTCCTCCTTTATTAGAGCGTAAATAGCCATGACATCGGGCGGGTTAGTTAAGAATTACTAATAATGGGACGACCATTAAAAGGCTTCTTCATTCCAACAACGTGTTTACGAACCATGGCGGGTTTGTTTAAACCCAACGTATCGAAATGAGCACGAGGGTTCTTTGACTTACGTTTAGCCAGGATCTGTTGCGTTAGATCCTTACCGAACTTGCGACTGCGTGCCTGAAATACGCTGCGGTCTTTCTCATAGGCTTTCCACAATCCTGTACGAATATTGCGCATGCCTTCACGGTATGTTTCATCAGGATGATGCTTGGCGCTCATCGCCTGCTGGAAGGTGTCGTTATACATCTTAGCAGAATGATCCATCCGTGCCGCCGCACTGAGGATTAATACGTGCATCGCTTTCAGGTTGTGGAAACGACGCTTCATGCTTCTTTTACTTAATGCCATTTTACTGCTCCTACAAGTTAAGGGTTATAAAAGCCCGGGGGCTACCCGGGCTTTATGGGACTTATTTCAAATACGCGACTTCGCCTTCTTCACTTACTTCGATGTCGCCTTTGTTCAACGCCACGTGAATATAACCAGCGAGTTTGTCGGGATCACAGATGATCGTTACTGACGAACCACTGATTAATTCCAGTCTGGTCGTGTTATCTTTACTGCCGTTTTGCGACCACACACTAATGTCGTTCGCTTTGATAAACACGCTCTTGTCCGACTTCTGGCCATTGTTGTAAAGTTTTATTTTGATGAACATAATTACCTCCTTGGTTAAATGGTTGGATTCATCACCACGGTAATATAGGTTTGAAATCATCTGCATTGCGAGAACGGCATAAACCCCGAGGTGTGACCCCCGGGGTTTAGCCGCTTTCACAGAGAACACTCAATCGAGGACACAACAAACCAGGACCATACCCCTATAGCCCTTGACGCAGTAACCGGACAAATTACCACATCCCGCTGACCATTCAGGGAATCCGGGGAGGAACCTAAATAATCAGAAGGCTGTGTAAGTTCGAGACACCTTGGTCAATGAATCTTTTCACTGCTACAAGGAACATGCCTAGCGAGCACAAAGATGGTGAGTCAATGCACCTGTCCCTGTCGTGCTCCAGGGACCACGTTCCATGTTTCGTCGCTTTTAATGTCGGCGACTCATCAGGCAATACGACAATATGGTAGATCGCATACAGGGAATCTAACCCCGCAATGACCAGCATCATTTTAGCTGAGACAATCTACAGGAAGCGGATAGCTGCGTCGACTCAGCGTCTTTCTGTAAGCCATGACTTTAGGCGAATGCAATCATTGAATAGGTGCCCAGAGGGAGGACTGACACCCCTCCACCTTCGTCCACACCACCCATAGTAAGTTTACGGGCATTCCGGGACGATGTTCTCATTAAACTATCTGGGCGATTTGTTAGAGCTCGATACCGTTCTCTTTAAAGAACGATAAGAACTCAAGCGCTGAGCCATAACAGCATTCCCGCATTCTCAGCAGGTACGCGTGCAACAGCTCTACTGTTTCAAAGTACTCGGGATCCCAACACTCTTCTAAACCGTGGCAAGAACAATGAGAGGCGTGCACCTCGAAGAACTGCTCCTTCTTCGGGTCGTACCCAAAGACATACGCGCCACCACAATAATTGTCAGCGTCTTCTTCGCCATGGGCATACAAAATGACGTAGTCATCGCACCGTATGGCAAATTCATCACAGACATCGTGGTAGTAAGCATTATGCGTACCATCGTCATTAAAGCCGGTGATACGTGGAGTCAGATTCAACAGCGCTTCTTTATTCAACATAATGAGTTTCCTTGAGTAGTTTATCATCGCAAGATAAACAGTTGTGATCGGTATCAATTTCCGTTCACTACTCTTGGTGTTCTTCATCATGTTAAATGGATCGAGGTTAAGGACAGTCTGCATTCGTACAGTCCGGTCGGCTTTAGCGAATATGACTTAGTTGAAATCGCAGCTGTCCAAAACCTCAAAAGGGTACCCGAGTGCACTCGGGCTTAGACTGATCGTTGCCCCCGTCAACCGGGCGTGGTGGGGTGAAAGCCCAATGGCTACAATCAATCTAATTCTGAATAGGTGTCCGGGTCAAGCCCGGACTTAAGTTAACCGGCGTTGTAATCCGCGAGGATCACAGCAGCGGACGCAGTGTGTGCTGTTCCCACTAGGGTAACGCGCAGAGTATGGACATCCTTGAGTAGAACCCAGCTGCCATGATAGCGCTTAGCTCCCCACTCAAATTCTTCCAGTGACTCCTTCATGCAATCCAGCACTTCACCAGAATCGGATTTGTTACAGAGTCCGGGGTGCAGTAGTCTAGCCGCATCCTCAGACGCAGCGACCACGACCATACCACTAAACTCGTCCCAATCCACGCTGTCGGTACGTTCCACTTTATAAATGTTCATGCTCATCTCCACTATGCTGAAAGCTGTCAGCGAGATGTGGTTTCCTGAACATGAATGCATTTGCCCGTTAACTTAATTTCGGTGTTTGGAGTTGGCTGTGTGGGCCTTGTCGTATCGAGTAATCAGTCAGCGATCAGAACACCTACCTGATCCAGATGGAACAGTAGTCTTTTGTGTGTTCGGCTATTACGGGCTTATGGGCGTGCCGTAGGTCTCTGCGATCATCGCTGCAGGTTGGTTACCAGCCAGACCTGTGCCTCTTACCTGAACAATTTGGTGGCGGCGGATGGACTCGAACCATCGAAGACCGAAGTCGGGGGATTTACAGTCCCCTGCAATTGCCGCTATGCGACACCGCCAAATTTGTTAATCGATTAACCACGTCAGGACATAATTGTCGGACTTCTTGGCTAACCACGTATAATATTTACTGTGCCGGATCAGATGGAATGTCTGAATACGGTGATCAATAAAGATCTGACGGATGTCATCTTTCGACACCTTTTCTTTACTGATCATGTCGCGCAGCATGTGGGCTGTGATAATGCGACACTTTGCCTCTTCAATAACATTAGGGTTCTGGCGGATCATTACCGCCGCTTCCGGGTGGATAGGAACCCAACCAGTACCCGGTATCCAAATGGAGTCGGATACTTTTTTACCATCCTGCGTGTTCTCATCTAACGATGCGTACATGGACAGATAGTTGACCGCGGCTTCTTGCAAGGAAAGGTTAAGGACAACCAAACGGGAAAGCGGATCACGGATCAAGCTTTCAATCATCCATTTGGTTTTACCGGTTTGACGCGGCCCACCTATTCCAAGCGTAAAGAATTCTTTCAGCGCCATGGGTTTATCCAGGGCTAAACAATCAATCGGGCCAGCCACATCAGGGTCAACTAAACCACGTTTGAGTTCTTGCGCAATCGCATCATAATTGATGGCTGCCATAGAAGCGTCCTCGTTAGGTAGATTACAGGTATTGTGTCACCGGCTTAAACCGGAAACGTTTGCACAGCTTTTGTAACCAGTACGGTAATGCAGCAGCAATTTCACGATGGTGATCATACAGCTCTCTTGCCCGGCGCATTTCTATCCCGTAGTGGATTTCGTCTTCGAAGTCCATGGGCTTACCGTCAAGCGTGTAGACACTCGCGCCATTGCGCTGATGGAACTTTACGCGTGGTTTCATACTTACCTCCTTACATGTCAAGTTTTGAGATACCACGTGGCTGGTCGTGGTTACGGGTATTCGTCAGCGTACTTTCAGCTGATCCCAAGTCTCCTATTCCCCGCCGTCTGGCCATTACAGGTGCCCAATTCGAGCATTCATCTCAAAACCGCAATTACTAAGGAAGCGCATAAATCCAGAACAAGGTAACTGCTTCGATAGCTCAGAAGAACCACGAGAGACAGTTACCTTACATACTAATATACGCAGTAGTATTTTTATACTAAGACTTATACCCGGCGAAGACCGCCGCGGCGAATGCTGCGCGTGACGTCATCAACATCTGATGCATAGCCTGCTCTGCCGTAGGGTACGGAGAACGCAGGTTGATGTTGAACTCCTTTGGCTCATCGGCCTCGGGTTTCTTAGGAACAAGTACAAGCTGTGTGCAAGACATGATTAGCCATCCAATCGTTTAAATTTCGTGAGGAACTCACGCAGAGGACGCGTATACCAGTCATCAGGTGCATCCACTGCTGCATAGACGACATTGGTTTCCCAACCGGGTTTAGGCTCTTTATTGCTAAAATTAATAACGCTGTACTGTTTACCGCTGTGGTGTGTCCACAGCTGACCGATGCTGATGTCTGCATCTTCTAACAGGGCGTCAGTGGTAGCGGGTTGATCAAAGGAATGCAGTATGACGTCCAGCGCCACAGTTACAGGGGCTTCACAGTAAACATGACCACGTGCCACATCAAAGACCAGTTCAGACAACGTACCCGGAATATCACCACATACAATTCGTGGGTTGTGCGGGGATGACGTCATCTTGATTTCCACACCATTAATTTCGGCACGTTCAATGGTCGCGCAGGATACATCACTGACCGGTGTGTCTGAGTTAGCACAAGCGAGTGCAATAATACCTACTGGGTAGCCAGCTGGGGTGACAGTGATTTTTGTTTTTGATAATTGTGCCATGACGCCCTCTGATAATCGGAAAAGAAAAGGTGGGTGTGACCCCACCTTTAACAGGTTACTGGATAGGTGTTAACATAACCGACAGGTAGGTGTCACCCTGACAGGTGAAGCTCAGGTCTACTTTCAATAATTCTTTGAAATAACTCTTGACCAAATCACGCTCGTGATCAGAGATCTTCAACGGACGCGTCAGTACGACCGTACGTGCATCATTGGTCCACAGGGATACTGCGCGCTCGACGTTGTTCAATAACAAACCCGATATCGTGTCACCAAAGTAAAGACCTGGCGAGGCGACCGGTGGTGGGTTAATAAGTTTAGGCGGCGAAAGCAGTAAAGCATACCCACTATCACATTTCTCGATTTTTATACCGTAACGCGGGGTAGCGTTCAAGAAGGCATCACGCACGCGATTGAAATACCGCGTCATCGTAGCGTCGTCTTGTACAGGTTCTGCATGCGGTAAATAGATGCCGTAGTTTTCTTCCCGACGTAAATCAATCGCAGGAATTTGTTCGACCTGAGCAACCAAATGCGCGTTAAGGATCAATGCCCAGTCTTGCTTAACCGTTAAGTCATTCAACAGTGTTTTCAGGCTATTAGCATACACTGGATCATTAAACGGAATGCCAGCACTTTTTGCCACACTCGTGGTCAGGCTGGGGCTTTGCAGCTTAACGGTGCCTTCTGACCTGATCTGGATCTGATCACCTCGTACGGTCAGTGTTTCACCTGGACCTGTGTGGTCGACCAGCGTACCTTGCATGTGAAGGTGTGATTCACCCATGATGGCCATTGGGTACGGGTCGGGATTGAAGGTCGATACGGTCTTGCCTTCATTCAGGATGTAGACGTTACCCAACCCTTCTAATGGAATACAGGTCGTGGGTTCACGATCGCTTTCCGGCACAAAGTACATCTGTGCAGGAATGTCAGCACCAGCGCGACGAAACTCAACGTAGGCACCAGCGGGTATTGGGTAAAGCGTAAACAGTTTACGCGCATCGCTGTCTGGGATGTTTTCCGCAGACATTACTTTAGCAATCAAGTTCATGGTTTCTTCCTAGTAGTGTTAATGATGATAGTAGTAGTGGATGCTCTCGTAAGAGCGGGCGTGTGCTCGTAAGCACGGTGACTCGTAAGTCAGGGTTTGGTTTTCCCTTTCGGTGACGTATCACCCCGGGCTTTCATCTGGGCTTTCTTAACTTGCAGATCGACCACGATACAACCTAAGCGGAAGGCGATCTCGGACATCTTATCTAACGACTCCTTTCTGCTCTTGCTCATCTCAGGCTCCTATGTGATTAACGGCGTTTTAACGACCCCAGCATCTGGGTGCGTTTTGCAGGGTTGGGTGTGCGCATGGCTTTGCGGTAGGTAGCTACTTGCGCGTCACTCCAATACGAACCGGGTTTAACAGGCATGATGGATTTCCTTAACATCAAAAAAAAAAAAGAGGGAACGCGGTACACGATTACCGTCGCTCCCAACGAGAGGCACAACTTTATTAGTTATTCTAATGAGACAGGCGCAGGAGAAAGACTGTATCACATAGTAACACAGTCCTTTGTTTTTAATTACTTGCGCGATGTCTTAGAGAAGAACCGAAGTTGCTGTACCACACGGCGAATGTCACCCACGGTGTTGGTTAACACCCCGCGGTTTAACTGTACGCCGTTTTTGTTGATGGTGGCAAGTTCAACCCCATTCAGGGTCATCTTGTCGTTGTTGATACTGAAAGCCCCTTCCAGGAGTTTAACACTGGACGGGTCGGCTTGGTCTGGTTTGGTTAAAACAAAGCCGTGCTTTTCGGTAAGTTGGAGTTGTAGTGTGGTCATGCGACCTCCGATACACGGTTAACAATCATGGACATGCTGCGGGGTAACTTGGCTTTCACCACGTCAACCTGACAGCGGAAGTATAGCGGTTGGTGCTCAGGGTGTTCTACACGCACCAGGAACAACGGAGAACCACTGACCCACATGACCTCTACTTTGGCCTGGTTAAGATCATAGCGGCCCTCAAAGTCGCACTGGAGTGGTAGGTGAATACCCGGGGAATACTGCATGGTGCGGTTGGCACCCCGGTGGTCAGTATAGACAGTACGAAAGAAGATCCGACTGTCTTCACAATACCGCGTCTGTTCGCAGCGTAAAGACAAGTCGTTGACCTTGATGCGCAACCAGTCATCTTCCGAGTGTTGTTGTTTCAAATGGTCGAAGACATCAGCGCTGATCTGATTAACCGCCATGTTATCGGTGTGATTCATAGTGAGTACTCCCAATTACTCAGAACGCGTAATGCGCTTTACGGCCATCAACTACAAAGTCAAATTCCAAACGCCATTTGCGCGTGTCGCTGAATTCATGCAGTTCCGGTAACGACTTCAAGAACTCATAATGATTGAACGCGTAACAGATGAGGTTGAAATGATGATGCGAACTGTTAGTGTCAACACCCAGGATGTGATGAGTGACATCGATGCCTTGGACGGTCGCACCATCGTCAGATTCAAGTGTCATGAAATCTATCTTAATGCCGTTATCTTTGTACTGTGGATGCATGGGGTCGTCAGCCAATGCTTTGTGCGCCGCTTCCACTCGCCGTTTCGCATGGACGTACATCAAACGAACCTTGGCGTCTTCTGCATCGCCAGTTGAAATGATGCTCTGGTATAAATCAGAGAAGTCCAGGATGTGGCGATTACCCAGACCACCGATGGCTTTGTCGACCGGGATGATGGTCGGTTCCATGTTATCGAACGCCACCAGAATGGGGTAGTCCGCCATGAGTTCGGTGCGGTTTGGGTAAGCCAGCTCAACATCATCAAGGATCCGATGCGGGTCTTTAAATTCTTCAGGGGTCGGAAAAACTTCTGCCCAACGCGCATCCCAAACGTCGTTGTACTCTTTGCCGTTGTGGACCAGGTACAGGTTCTTTGCTAATTGCTGATACATGTTAAGCTCCATGAAATAAAGGTAAGGTTATCACCTCAGTAATATAGATTTGAAATTTCCTGTATTACATAAAGCCGGCATAAACCCTCGCACGCACTACCTGGGTGGGTAATGAGTGGAGGAGTTTTATGTCATATAATAGCGTAGCGGGAAGGCCTTGGTATTACTGGACTTATCGTATGAATCGTAACGTTACATTCACTTATTAATGGAGCAGGTATGTCAGTTAACAATCTTATTTTAAACATGGGTATGGAAGCGTTCGAAGAACCTTCTCTGCCTGCCCCGGTTGACACTGTGTATGATGCACCGGTTGACGTTGATGTCGCTAACGCTATGGTTGTGGATCGTAACGTTGCTGTTGAAGACGCACAGATCGCACAAGCTGAACTGGGTATGCAAGCGCAGGCTACTGAACTCGCTACCTATGACCAGCAGCTGGACACAATCCAGAACCTGCAGGCATCCATGGAAGCATTCATGACCGTGGGTATCACACCTGCAGTGGCTGAACTGCTGCACGGTCAGATCACAGCTTCACTGGAAGCCCTGGGTATCGACGCAACGCAGGTCGGTGGTGGTCTGGAAAGCTTTGACAACGATGAAGCATCTCTGGCTTATCTGAACGCGGGTCTCGAAGCGCTGAATGATGCCAAAGGCACCATCGGCACCAAAGTGGCTGGCGCCATCGTTGGCATCAACACCATGATGACTCGCTTCATCGACGGCATCGTTCTGAAAGCTGGTCGTCTGAAGAAACGCGCTGAAGGCATCATCGCTGATGCACAGAAAGCCACAGGTACACGTCAGGTGAAAGTGAAATCCAAATACCTGGCCGTGAAAGGTGATAAGGTTACCACTAACCTGGTCGGTGATCTGGGTGGCTTCACCAAAATGGTTACTGATCTTTCTGGTGACTACATGCAGAAAGTCGGTAGCTTTGCTAACGGTCCAGTGAACTCTGCGATGTCCTCTCTGAAATCTGCTGCTACACTGGCTGATGCGAAGAAGATCATTGACAAACTGGTTCCACCTCCGTACCCAGGTTCGAACATCTCTGTCCAGGACACCCCAGCACTTACGCTGAAGCGTACTGAAGTGTCTCTGGGTGGTTACGCGGTATTCGATCTGCGTTACAAAACCACTGGCGGTGATTCAGTCGGCGAAATCGCATCTACCATCAAAGCGCTGGGTAAAGCCCGTGTTGCACTGCGCCGTCCGAAGGAAGAGAAGTCAGACAAAGTGGTCTTCGAAGCCACCCTGACTCCTCAGGATGCAGTGAAGATCGCGAACGAAGTCATCAAGGCCTGTAACGCGACTCTGGCTATCCAGCGTAACGTGAAGATGACCATGGGCTTCTTCGGTAAACTCGCAAACCACACCATCGGTCTGAACGAAGCCATGAAGACTTCTTCTGGTGCAGACAAAGGTGTAGCGACTCTGGTCTATACCCTGTCTAAACTGCCTACCTCCATGATCGAAGGTGTACGTGAACTGGTTCGTGGTATTCCTGCTGCGGTCGGTGAAGTTGGTGGTGCTGCACTGGATGTTGCTGCTCAAGCTGCTAAAGGCGGCGAAGCACAGTCTGAGTAATTAATCAGCATAATTGGAGGCCTCCATTCCCCAAAGGGATGGAGTGCCTTTTATGCCGGTTTCGTTTTACTTTTAAAATTTTTATATTTCATTTAGGTATACATAAGCACAACCCACTGACTGCCCCCGGTCCCCCACTTTCTGACTCGTTGCACTCGTGTACTACTAAGGATGTCGTTCGGCCCTTGCCTCTCTCCTCTACCCTCCGCTTCTACTCACTTCATTCATTCATTCCATTATCTTCGATAATTTCATTCATTCATTCGTATCGTACGCTCCGGGGCAAATTTTTACATTTGCATAGTATTACAGAAACGTATGTATAGAAATACAAAGGCAATTCCCACACTGATTTTTATTAATTAAAAGTATCCCATCCCCTAAAGGAAATGTCGTACTCCGGACGACCAATATTGATCGGGGCGCGGGCCCGGCGCACAAAAAAAAGAGGAGCCGAAGCTCCCCTGTGATAATGACTTACACGTCAGTGTCTTTGCGCAACCAGAACTCGCCGGTCAAGCTTGGCGTGCTGATACTGAACTGCTCATCTTCACGACTTGCATTCAATGCCCGTATCAGTTTAAGGAAGTCAGTGATTGTCAATGCAGTTGTTGCATACGGCCCTGAACTCCCGCCCTTCCGTAGACGCGGATTATCAGTTGGAACAACCACCAATGCATCTTGGTCAGACCGGGTGTGTAACGGGATAGTCAGATCACTGTCGATGGAAAACGCACTGACGGTGTAGAACCAATTACGTTCTTGTGTTCCCGGAGGACCTGGGACGAATTGACGCACCTGGAACAGCTGACCACCCTCCTCGTCTATCTTACTGAAGTTCACACACAGCATACGGATGGCGTGCATCATAAACTGCTGATCGAGCATCGGCTTCGGCGGTTCATCAGGCGTATCGCCAAACGGTGAACGCACCACTGCTGCATGAGCAAATGCCGCAATGAACCCATCCAGCATATCCACCGCACTGACCGTGTGCGCATGGAAGCCACCCATAAACTGAAACATATCCAGCGTCAGGAACAGGTCGTTTTCACGACCCAGGGTAACGTCACCCTGAATATCGTAATCGACCATGAACTGTTGTACCTTGTTAAAGAACGGCATCAGCATTTCACTGGGGCAACTGCCAATGTCAAGAATACGACACACACCAACGGCAGTAATCACCAGACGGAATGGACGACGCTGAAGACGCGGTATAAACGAAATACACTTACGGGCGATGCTCTGGTTTGACTTTTCCATAGGAGATCCTCTGCTATGTGGTTGGGTTAATTAAAACTTGTTTTTGTTAGACGAGATAGACCCAGGCTGACTGCTGTTGCCGGTGCCGTAGTTCTGTGGTGTGCGGTTACCGCCATGTGGCATTTGCTGACCAATAGTCCGACCAAACCCCTCATTGCCAGACCCACCATTGTAGTTGCCATTACCGCCACTGTTCAAACTGTTAGTGATGCGCTCACGCTCGTAGCTCGGCGTGAGCACACGGGTGTTGCCCGACTCAACCAACTGCTTGACTTTCTGCATGTAAACCAGCAGCCCGTCGAGCTCGGCTTTCAGTTCATTGAGATCAACGTTAGGGTTACTGATCAGCAGGTTGATTTGTGCCGCAGTATCCTGGTCGGTAATCATCGCATACGGTAACACCTGGAAGTTCTTGGCGTTGGCCAGGTAATCAGCGATGACATCCATCGTTAACGTCCCTGCCGTGGGAATGCTGACATACGCTGTTTGACCAGACATCTCGTGTTCCGGGTGCATCAGACAGATAGTCAACGCAACACCTTTACGTGTAGGGCCAGCTGAACTCCCTGGCTGAGAGGTAAAGGTTGCGAAACGGAAACCACGGATGAAGTCGATAGGGTCTTTTGCGATCTGTTGCATAGTTGTTCTCACTTGTTGAGTTTAGTATTAATAATGGCAGCGTTTTCCAACAGACGATCGACGTCTGCTTTCAGCATGCCTTTGACACCACGATCGGTTTTCACCGCGTAGTCATACCAGCCGAACTGTTTACCGTTGAGGATAAACCCTGGACCACCTAGGGTGATCTCATAGCGTAACCAATCCGGCAGTTCGTAAGTTTTCAGTGTGTAGCTGATCTTCAGGATATCCAGGATTTTATCCATCACCTCTTACCCGATGTGAATTTTACGATGACCGTTAACGTGACGGGTCAGTTTGAGCAGTGTTGCAGCCACGTGTTTACCCAGGTTAAACTTCACCGGCAGTCCGTCATCTCTCACACCCAGCGCCTTAAACACAGTGGCATCAATCCGCAGTATCAACACAGCCTCACTGCAGCCCTCGTTATATTCGATGTCGGCATACGGCCAGACATATACCGGGTTGTATTTTAACCATTGCACCACCGCTTCTGCAGCCTCACCGGTATCCGCTGTAAAGAAGACACCCGTTTCATGTTGCAACGCCTGGTCGTTCATATCACGCAGACGTAATTCCACGCGCTTGGTAAAACTGTTAGCAGTACTCTTGTCAAAAGACAACAGGTACTGTAATGGATCTTTAACCGTGTGCATAAGACCCCCTTAGGCTTTGACAATTTTCAGGAAAGAACGGAAACCAGCGTTAGACATCGTTTCGACGGTTGCACGCAGGTTTACTGTTTCGAGTACCGCATTGAAACGATCCAGCGGTAAGCCACACACCACATCAGGCACGTGTGTTGTGAACGCATCACGCAGGAACACAATCGGTTGAGTGTGTTCGTTATCCGCTACCTCGTACTCTTTGCAGAACACCTGACGGTCATCTTCACGCCAGTCAAGACCGGTTGAGGTGATGTAATGATCAGCGATAGATTTCAACGGCATACCGTCGATAAGACCAATGCCCTGCTCATCACCACGATACTGCCAACCACCCTTATCCCCACGGATAATGTCGAAGTAGGTTAACCAGCTCATGGTGTCGCCTTCGTCCGGCATATCAAACGCCTTGTAGATGAGCGTTTTGATTTCGGTCAGAATGCGATCGAACGCCACGTCCAGTCGATGATTGTGAGTATAAGACATCAGTGAACCAAACCACAGTACACTTGGATCCATTACCAGCTCCAATGTGCGGGTCGTTCCGTTCCATTGCACAGAGCTGAACTTGAAACCGTATTCGTTGAAATAAGCGTTGACAGATTCTGCCACATCAAAGCGACGATTCACACTGGTCATGGTTTCTTTGACGCTTTGTTCAAGCTCAACGACTTCGCTGCGGACAATCGTTATTGGGTCAGTGCCAATCAGGGCAATCAGGAAACCGTTGTGTTTCAGCATGTCAACGATTTCGTTTTCAATTCTGTCTTTAGTTGCGTTCATGGTACTACTCCTACAGGTTAAGTCGGCATAAAAGCCCGGGAATAATCCCAGGCTCGATTTATGTTACTGCGGGCCGCGCGGGCCGAGAGTAAACTCGACATGTTGCGCTTCCAGGGTTTTAACAAAGTCGCTTAAACGCACTGCGTCAACGACTTGACCACTGACGTATTCGCTACCGATAATCAGCCAGGTACGTTCATGGTCAATGGTGCGTGTCAGTTCATCACGGTACGGTGAACGTTCCAACACTTTGATCCCGATGTTGTCAGGGTCATCTTCATCCACCATCTGGGCCTGGGCATACACCAATGCCACACTGTCTTTAAACGCACTGACAAAGCGCCCAATGGTTCCTTTGGGGATGTCACCAGTGGCCACCAGACCGGCACGTGCTAACGCCGGCATCGACTGCGCCATGGTTTGAACCTGCTCTTCGGTTTGGCCAATCAGATTGCCATCAGAGAGCTTACACAGCCAGCTGCCGTACGGGAACTGATTCTGTGCAACCCAGAACCCACCGTACATCACCCCGATGTTAGTGGAACCCATTGCCCAGTCCGGGACATTACTGAGATCATCCTGCGAGTTGATCTTGACCAGATCTGCAATATAAATGAATGACATGTTAAGCCTTATTCGATGTAAGAGACATCCGCCCCTTTAACTAACACAGCACCGTGCGCGCCGACTTGGTCAAACGACGCACTGTGCCAATATGCTGAGCACACCCCTACACGCGGGACCACCACCAGGTAGTCTTCGAGCTTGCTGTCATCAACTGAACCAACAAGTTCAATACCTTGTCCCTGAACAACCTTTCCCGCTTTAGCGACGCCACCGCCTTTCAAGAAAGCGACCACTTTTGCGACAGGGGTTGGGTTTGAGTGTGTTTTAGTAGTCATGACTTAAATCCTTGGCTGTGTGATACGAAAAAGAGAGACTTTGCTGACACAGGATTTATCAGTCACATGAGCCTGGACTGGAATCTGAAGGACTGCTGTCGTAATTTCCGTGATCTGAGTGTGACGGAGAATGATACGTTGGGCTGCAATGCCGTCCGGTATCGTTGCTGTGGCTTCGGTAATCATCACCGCTGTTCATGCTAAGCACAGCCATTGCCGCGGTTGCGTTCATCATGTTGTCTTCCTCCCGTTGACGCGAAGGTGGAACGGGATAAGGGGTGTGACGCGTTGGAAGACGCGGTACAGTGCGGCGAGGTAAGTGACTACTGTGTAACGGATGACCTTGACGTAACCGACTGACGAATTGCCCGTTGTGGTCAAGGTCACCAAACTTAGACCAGTGCCCGTCGAAAAATACCCAACGATCATCGTCAATATCGAAGGTAGCCCCATCAGGTGCAATAGCCGGCAGGTCTTCATACCGTCTGACCTTGTGTGGCCAGGCAGCAATGATAACCCAGGTACCACCCGGATCTTTACGCCACAGGTTATCGCCAATGACTTTAAGTTTACCGGCTTCATCAGGCAGCGGACCTACGCCCATGGTGGGGTCGATCCGCGGCTTGTTGTTTAACCGTGCGTTATGCTTAACGCCCCCGAATCCTAATAACTTCAAAAAGAACTTAAGCATACGTTGCCTTAAATAACAATGATACGGTTTTCTGAAAAGTCGTAATCGTCAGCAGAAGGGATGTTCAGCTGATCACGACCGGCGATGTGTGGGCCACGTACATACAGTTCACCGTCTTCGTTCGCTACTGTACCGAAATGACGCAGACGCCACAACGTACCGTAATGTTCGACCGGATTCCTGCCCATGCGATCCATAAAGAATTTGTCACCCTGGAAATTCTTCGGCTCCAACGCAACACGTTGATGTACCGGGCGACCCGCGACCATGCCATCGAAGTACGCTACCAATTTATCGGCGTTGTACGACGTCAGCATCAGGAACGACTCTTCACGGAACTGACGACCCAGCACCACGAACTGCTCACCTTCATTCGTATAATGAATGTAGCTGCGTACAGTGGCGTTGTTGTTTTGTATCCAGTTGGTGATCTCAGACAGGTTAGCGCCTTCGATCATCTTCATGGCCTGAGGTATATCAAAGCTCTGGTATTCTGCATCGAACCCCAGAGGGTCTTTCATGACCTCCTGTAACGCCTTCAGTGGGCTTTGTTTAATTAAGCCGGTAAACTCAGCCGTGTAACGCATAGAACGCGCTGTGATGGCTAACAGGCCGTTATTCCACGTCGTCCCAAGTGTTGCTTCAAGCTGACGTACAGCCACAGTGATGTCCGCGATTTCTGCATCAACCGGATTGACCATCAGACGAGTGACTTTCAGCGCATGGCACTGTGTGTCGTTGATCTGAATATAAACCACCGCCAAGTTATCATCTTTGGCAGTAGGGTGGTTATAGACTGAAAACTTTCCGTAGTTGCGCAGATCCGCATCATAACGAATCATGTTCTCAAACTGATTCATTGCCAGTACACGCATAGTTACATCCTTACAGGTTAAGAAATTGGTTAAGATATTCACATGGATAATATAGGTTTAAAATCAACTACAATGAGAGGAACGCACTATGTTTGCTGAGGATATCCACCATATCCTGTCGGGTGCTAATCAGCAGTTGCAGGCTCCGTGGTCAGAAACACGAGACCCAATTGACTGGGCAGCAGGATTTGAGAAAGTGTCAGCAGGCTTAGAATCCTACGCGACAGCCGGCAACGGTATGACGATCAAGGAAGCTTTCCTGAAGAACTGCCCGACACTGGTTGCTAACCGCGCCTTGGTCAAAGCCCTGGCCATGTACTCCAACCGCTTTCGTACCAAGAACCAAGATCACATCAGTTTCTTTGGTGGTAACCTGATTGGTGTCTACCCGATTAAGTTTACCATCGCTGACCGCAACGAATGGTTCGACAGTATTCTGGACACCGACGAAGTGGATCTGACCAACGACGTTCATAACACCATGTGGGTCAACCCGAAGTTCCACGTCACGGGTGATCTGATGAACTTGTCAATGGTGCCACTGTTGCATTTACTGCACCATTCAAAAGAACTCAGTCCTGCCGAGATCGAACAAGGTAAGATGGACGTGGTCCGTATCTTCCACTACAAAAACTTGTCATCGATCCTGAGTCACGACTACCCGTACCCGGCCAACAAATCGGTGGCCATGGAAACGTACAAACAGCTGTCAAAGAAGTTTGACCTGAAACAGTACGGCAGCTGGCACGCCCTAATTGATGCGCGTGCTAAGTCAATTATTACAAAGGGTACGGGGATTCACTACGAGACGTATGTCCGTATGACGGATGACAAAGCAGTCATCTACATGGTGGGTGATGTGCAGGACCGTTTACGTGACGTGATCAACTCCATCAACAACGTGTTCCATAGCGTGAAGATGAAAGAGAACATGATCACGGAAGGCTCCTCATCTGTTGAGCTTGATGGCGTGCGTCACATTCGTGATGTCGAACGTGTGGTCTCCATGTACTTGCGTTATATCAAGAACATCGTTGGGGTGGAGTCAGACTGGTACCGCCCTGAGTTGGCTGAGATCATCACCAAATCTAACCCGACCATTCCCCCTGCACCTCTTGAGACATCGCTGCGGTTTATCTCGTCGAACTACCGCTACGATAAATCGGGCACCATCGATAAGCTCTTACAAGAAACGATTCAACATCTGTTTGAATACATCTCGTCTAAGAACTTACGGCTTAACGATATCCCTGATGTGATTTCGAAAATGAAAGGGGCTTATCGCTCTAGCCGCACCAGTAACGAAAGCTTACTGAAGATGCGGGACCTGGGCGATGAGATCGTTAACATGGCAACGGGTATTCGTACACCTGCAACAGTTGCTACCGTGCGTGTAGGGTTGTTCCTGTACATTATCCTGCGCGCCCTTTCCATGAAGCATTACTCTTCTTAAGGACTTTTATGTCTCCGTATGAAAAGAAAGACGTCGCCGACAACCTGGCACGTATTAAGGCGTTCATGACCGACGCTGTAGGGTGTGGACTCGAGTCACTGTCCACTGAACCGGCTATTCTGCTGGCGTCCGATATGGCTGCGGCTTATCCGGATTTGTTTAAAGTCGAAAGCGGTCTGGAAGGACTGAAGGGTTTACAAGCAGCCCTGGAAGCGGAACTGGCTACGCCGATGACTGCTGAACAGTTCCAAACGGCGCAGATGATTGAACTGGGTCTGGAATCACTGGAAGATGCGACTGAGATCCGTGCCCACATTGCACTCGGTGAAGGCAACGAAAGTTTCGAAACCTCTGAACAGCATCTGCAGTTTGTTGAACACCTTCAGGAGAAGTATCCTGATCGTCTCGACGGCACCGGTCTGGAGAGCCTGGGTAAACTTGCCACAGGTCTGGAGCAAGTGTCAGGTTTGATCGATGATGCGCACACCCAAATGCAAACCAACGGCGCTATTGATTGGGCCAAAGTGTTTAATGCCGCTAATGTGGTTGCTTCTACCATCATCTGGCGCGCGTGGTCACCAAAAGGTCTGATCAAGTCACGTTACCTGATGAAGGGTGCAGCTACCCTGATGCAATACAGTGAAGCAGAGCGTGCACAATCTGATGGTGCGGCCTTTGGTTTCACGGGCATACAACGTCAACGTGCCGCATCCGCTGATCGTTACGTGATGCTGGGTGAGTGCTTGCGTGGTGTGGTGGGTGTCATGGTGTTCCAGGAATCTAACGAAGGTCGCTTCCGTGTCATGGAGATTGAAGAGATCTACCTGATACCGGAGATGCGTAGCGAAGAGAACCTGGCCGCGATGCGCGATTACATCCGTGTCGTTGCACGGGCCAACGGTTATGCAGGTGCACGTATCACCATCCCAACAGGGATCAAGTACCTCGTTGATACGTTCAGTGGTGAAGAGTTTGTTCCGTTGCGTGCAGTGGTTGCTGCCAAATATTTCTAAGGGTTTACCATGCAATTGATTACCGATGAAATGATTAAGTTACTTTCTATCCGCTCTGGTGTAGAGGCTCTGGAAAAGGATCTTGAATTGATTACGCAGTTTGTTAAACATGCTAACGGCGCAGGTCTGGAGTCGCTGGACACCCCGACCGGTAAACTGATTGAATCCGGTTTGACCGATCGCTATCCTGACCATTTTACACCCGGCGCGGGTCTTGAGGGACTCAGTGGTTTAATCGCAACTTTGAAGAAGGGTATAGACGGACTTAAGAAACTTGGTCGCGGCAAAGCCAAAGCCACTATTGAAAAGACCGCAGCCCCTGTTGAAGCTGAGATCAAAAACACCTACGCTAATAATAATTGGTGGGGTGGTAAGAAAATCAAAGAGACACCACCGATCACCAACAGCTTGTCTAAACTGATTGGTAACTTCTCTGATTTCTCCAGCCTTAAATCGGCGCTTACTGCAGCACAAAAAACCATGTCTGATGTATACGTTGCAAATACCAAACAGACTGAAGCGTACGGTGATTTGGTTGATAAAGTAGTAGCCGATATCCAGAAGCTTAAAGGTAAAAGTCAGGAAGAGTTAACCGCGTTTGCTAATGAAAAGATGGCGATGCTAAAGACTCACCTGGATGCTATTAAAAGTGACCTGCCGGAGATTAAGTCAGGTGCTTCCAGTGAACTACCTCCGTTGACTGCCGAACACGGCAAGTCTCTGGGTGAGCTCATGAAAGAAATAATGAGCTGGGGTGTCGATATTGAAATGGATGCCGAAGATAATCGCATTACGTACGGTGCGGGCCAGGATACGTTTGATAACGTAGATGGTGCTGACGATAATGATGCGATGAGCAAACTTCAGTGGAACTTCTTGTATTGGGAGTCCGCAACCGAAGCTAACTCTGCACTGGCTGACAAAATCTACAAGTGGTCACTTCAGGTTGCCCAACAGCTTGAATCGGTTATTAACAGTGCCGTGAAATAATTACATAGGCGGTGGGGCTTCGGCCCTGCCCTTATGCCACCGATTACAATAATACTACCCTACCGGAGGCATACATGTCTAAATATCGCACCCTGAAGTACTGGTACTTTCGTATGTTACGTAAGCTCGAATAATTAATCGGCATAAAAAAGGAGAGGGGCGCAAGCTCCTCTCCTTTATGCTGGTTTGAGTAATATCATGCAACCATTGCCATTGGACTGATATGAATGAAGCCTTTGCTGGTACTGATACCATACAAGTGCACCGACACCAAATCTTGCTGTAACGGAAGCATCGGGTAACCGATCATCTCCATACACTGCAGGAACTGGCAATCCGGGATACCAGGCGCGACATTCACCATCCGGGCAACTTTGTTAACAATACGATCTACTAAGTCTAACCCCAGTGCGGTGGCCACTCCTGGAGGGACTTCCGTTTCATAACGGCGAAGTAGATCAGTAAGGATACGAAACTCTTCTTGTTTCATTAAAACCTCGCTGATAAGATAAAACGTGACATGAGTCTATATGTTAGCGCACCCATGTCACGAAATACCAATTAGAAGTACATGCCTGCATAACGTCGTGATTTAACACGTGAACCGAGATTAGTCGGCGGTGCGGTGTTACGACCTGCACGTGCTTTCAACTGACGCGTTTCTTTGGCTTCCAACAACAACTGATCAACAGTCATAGCATCATTGCCCATATCGACGATTTGTGCACGCAAGTTACGCACTTGTTGCTCAAGACGTGTGATGGCCATTTGATGTGTGGCAGTTTTCAACAGCTCCATGGTGCTGGTCAATTCATCACGCAGACGAGACTGATGATCCAGCCACGCTTGCTCTTCGATGCTGTAACCTTGTGCCTGTTCAGAAACGCACATCACTTTACGTGTGTCGATTCCGTACCAGTCCTGGTGACGTGCATCGGTGATGAACCAGTAACCCAGCAGCCAAGCAATAACGAGGTCATCGTGACCGCCTGACTTATGGTCAACACGGCCGCCCTTCGCCACCAAGCCCATGATCTGATCGATCAGTTCTTTGTCGCGTGTTGCGTAACCCGTGTGCTTCGCTGCCTCCTGCAGAACACGACCATAAAGAATCGGACGTGATTGTGCGCCAGTCCAGAAGCCGAAGTACGTACGTTTGGAATCGTAGAACTCCTGTGTACGTGCACCCAGAGGTGTGTTGACCAATTCCATGAACTCCGTGCGGCGCACAGTCTGATCATCCACCAACGTATTGTAGATACGTTTAAACGGATCCATACCACGACGTGGCAATTCAATCAGTAAGTGGTCAATCAGGGATTGTGCACGGTTGCGTTCAGGAACGAACGTGGAGTTCTTGTGTTGTTCCAACAAGTCCGCCACCATGTGGTTGACGTTGATGGTGTTGGTGTTGCGGAAGTTCATGGTTGCCACTACACCCATGTCACGGATATCACGGAAGACGATGGTGTTGCTGTCCCCGGTAGAGGTCGCGTCCGACGTATCCATGCCGATGATGTAATGTGTGGCTGTTTTGTTGCTTTCGATCTCGGCCTTGGTAATGTACCACCGCACGATGTACTTGTGCTTTGTGATCTCGGTATACACCACTTCGCGTTGCGAGGCGTTGATCTTTTCGTTGAGTGCGATCGACAGAGGAGACGTCAGGTTACCTGAAGTCCAGCGGTTAAGGAAGTCACGTTCTGCCGACTCCTTGTCGTTCTTGTTCTGTGCGATGGTTTTACGTAACCATTCGTCAGTGTACCCCAACTGGCGATGTGACATGGTGATGTTCACCGCCGGTGCTTCCGAGCCCGAGTTGTTCATGATGGTTTCAGACAAATCTTTGAAATCCACACAGTCATAGTACATCTCGTTCCACACCGCAGCATCTTGCAAGATACCGTAGAAGTACTTGCCTTCACGGGAGTCGCGTCGACCGGCCGTGGTCGTAAAGATGTTGCCATGTGGTGTGCCAAACTTCTCAGCATAACGTCGTGCAGTGGTTGTGGCGTTCAGTGCCGCCGGGATAGTGATATCCACGAATGACAAGAACGGCCCTTCATCGATGTGAATGGTCGCCGTGGTAATACCACGACCCAGGTTGTTTGCTGCAGTTTCGTTACCCTGTGCGATGGCGGCCTTGTAAGCATTCTTCAGTGCAGCGTAGCCAATCCACTCGGAGTTGTCCGGATCATGACGGTCACGCACCACCAGGTATTTTGGTAAGAAGTCACGCATCGCCTTGAGACGTTTAATGTTCTCAGCACGAAGGTCACCCTTGGTAATCAGGGAGATGTTGTTGTTACGACTACCAAAGTAGATTAACCACAACATGATACAGTCAGTAGAAACCGACTTCCCGGTCTGACGTGGCTGGATCAAGAACACGTCGATGTGACACAGGTAAAGCCAACTCAAAGCCATGTTGCCACGGTTGGCGATATAACGAATACCTTCAGCCTGACCCGGAACACGGATGCGAATCACTTCACGAATGAAGTACCAGAAGTTGATACTGCACTCGATGGCGATCGCCTTCTTTTGCTCTTCCGTTAAGTTGGGATCATACGGGTCTACGTCGATTAGAGACTTGTTGAACAAGGAGAGCATAAACAGGCAGTTCTTCACACCCATGTCATGCATCTTCTTCGCAACTTTCAAGAAGCTGTCGTTCTTGGTCTCATAATGAACGTGTGGCATCATTCGGTATTTACACCAATCATTGCCATACAGTATCATAAAACGTGTTCCTTATAAAGCACAGGGTTGAGGGCGAAAGCCCCCAACACCTGTACAGTGAGTTACTGCTTGACCACCAGGGCAGAAACACCCAGCTGCAGTTCAACGTTACCCGTGTCCGTCTTCAACCACTTCACGTACACCGTCTGACCTACGTTCAGAATGGTGCTGATCGTCAGAACCGCGTTCCACTGCGCTACCGGATAGCGGTACACGTGGGTGCTGTCGACATAGATCTCAAAGTGGGTTGGTTCAGGTGCTTTCGACTCAGAGGCAATCGAGCGCAATGGGCGTGTATTGTAGAACATCTGCTGCAGCCACTCTGCGTAGGTCGCAATCCCCGCATCGACTTTCACCGTACGGGAGTTAGCAGTCTGCGTTGTGACTTTACAGGAGAGTCCCACACCAAACAGCGGGTCTTGACCAGGGTCGAACCCTACAGTCCAGTCCGTGCCGGTGGCAAGACCCGGTGCGCCGTACAAGACAACGTCGAGTTTCTGCACGTGACGGAACGGTTTCCAGCGAGAGTCAACATCTGACAAGGTTACCGCGTAAGACAGATGCTGCACTACACCGTAGTTCAATCCATCAAACGGTTCAGAGTTGGTGGCGACTTCCACTTTATCCGTTACTTCGTAAGCCATCTGACGATCCAGGTTATACAACCACCAGGACATCTTCCAGCCAAGCGCTGCAGAAGCGAACACCGGATAGCCGTACAGCTTCGCCGCGTAAGCACCCACGGCTTCGGTGGTCCGGATGCGATACTGCTCATCCACGTGCTTCTTCTCACCTGGGTTAGCCGATACCGCTTGTTCGTCGTCGTTCAGGAAGTAGGTCAGCGTCAGGTTAGCCTGTTGTCCCACGATAGTTGGGATATATTCCCGCATACCGTTTAACACCATGCGTTCGCCATCAACCGGCCAGTCCTTGTACGAGTTGTCGGTGTACCAAACACGCGCACGGAACTCCACCTGACTCAGGTCACGAATCGAAACCGGAATCTCAAGCAGGTTTGGATCAGCGCCGTTCATGAATGGCGAGAGCAGTTGTACGGCTTTCACGTACTTCTGACCCGATTCATTACGACGGACAAACGCCGTGTTCTGCACCACCATGCGGTACGCCGGGAGAATAGCACCGCCATTCTTGTCGTACGCCACAAACGTCAGGGTTTCCCCATCGGCTAAGTTCATGGAGCAGTTGCACGGCATCGGGATACGCACCGCAATGTTGCGTGAATCGTTGAACTTGGCCAGTTCCAAAGGAACCGTGTCGCTCACGATGTTACCCGAGTTGTCGTATTGACAGCTGACCACTTTGCCGTTGACACCAATATCGTTGTTCAGCCAGATTTTAGCCGACGCTGCATTGGAACCCCACACCTGAATGCGGTTATCCACACTCATCACCGGCGGCATCTGCGAGTAGTCAATACCGCAAACAATGAATTCACTGGTCAGGCGAGAGATACTGCCAAGAATCACCAGGTCATCATTGGTAGTGCCCGCACGGTCCGGTGCTTCCCAGGGAACCAGGGTCGACAGGTTTTCACCTTCCAGACCAACATGAGCAACGTAGAACCAACCGTTGTCTTTGTCGTTGACCCAGTCACCTTCTTTCGGAACGTAAGCGTAGTAGCCGTTTTCCTGAATGAAGGCCGGGCCTTTATAGATGTTACGAATATCCCAAAACGCAACGAGGTCGTTTGCCTTGGGAAGGATAGGTTTCAAGGCCGCCGCCAATGTGGTCGTGGTCTTGAACGCACCGCTCAATAAATCAGTCATCAGATTATCCTGCAGCAATGGTTACATACCCAGAAAGCGACGTGCGCTTATTCAGGTACAGATCAATAACACGATTCAGGAAGTCGTATTGCAACGAGGTCACCGACAAGGTACCAGGCTGGTTATGCGGTTCAACAAGCACATAGGTCCAGTCGATGTCTTTGGTGCAATGATCGAACGCCATCCACCATTTGTACGGCTCAAGAATCTTATCCAGCTTTTCATCCGATCCCCACCCAGCGGCAGGTAACACCAGGAAGCCCAGCTTGAGGTCGTAAATCAGCTTTTGTAACAGCGGCGAATACACCACGTACTTTTGCTGAACAAAATTGGGATCACCAAAATCAGGCTGTGGGAATACCGAGGTCAGGTAAGCACCCAAACGGTTATCCAGATCCAACGCCGCCTCACGCTGTGGGAAGGTCTCGTAGTCATCAACACCCCGCACACTCGCCATGACATTACTGATGTGATACGGCTGACCGTTATAGCTTGGATCTAATCCAGCGGCAGACGGAACGTCTTCTGCATACACCAGATCTTCACGCCGTGCTACACGTCCAGCGATCACACACCGCACCGTACGATCATCACGCAAGTTAAACACGTCATTATTACTGATGTGCTCACGGGTGACCCAACCGAACTCGTTAGCCGGCTGTGGTTGCAGATCAAGTGTGCCCCAGCCTGTACACCGCACAGTGAACTGCTGCGGCTGGTCAGGAACCAGGTAGGCTTTGTTGGTGATCACAATCCGTGGATAGTTCATGATGTAATCGATACCCGGAACCAACGAATGCCGGTTCATAATGATATCAACATTCCCCGGTGCAATCGGTGCTTCTAAGCCACCACCTACCCAGTCGTACGTGATCGAGAAGGCCAGCGTTTTATCGAGATGGTCCAGGGTGAAATCATAACCCAGGAACACGTCGTTGAACACCACCAGACCAATGTTGCGAACTTTGTTATGCACAAACGTAAGCTTACCTTGGTTCACCTTGTACACCGTGTCCAGGTTAGTGACGTCGGTCCAGGTCGTGTTATCAACCGTGGTCTCATCCCACTTCGCCGTATAGACACGGTAACCATAGTCTTTCAACAACGGTACGTCATCGTTACCAAAAACGTAGTGCGGTGACTTACTGGCTTTCCCGCTGTAGACTTCAATCAACGCCGCGTTTGCATTGTGTGCAATGTAGCGGTTGCCACCCGACTGGTAGTAGTTACCCAGGTACAAGCCATCACTGTCGTATTCGTAAACCTGTGCGTTTTCACGCAGGCTTGGTGACAGCACGGCGTAACCATTGCTGGTCTCACCCTTGGTCAGTAACAGTGGGGTGTTAGCCATCACTTGGGTCATTGCGTTGTAACCGTATGCATCACGCACCAGGTTAGAGCTCAGTAACTTGTACTGCGCACCCAGCAGACGGATATAGTCACAACGCTCCAGTTCAGCTGCGGACCATTCCGGCAGTGTTGCACGTACGTTCACCATCACATCAAGAATCAATGCATCGGTGAGTTTGTACATTTCATTTATACGGTTACTGTTAAAGGCAAGCTTTTGATCAAAGCCGCTTTTACGCATAACACACCGGACCGTACAATCGTTGAGCTGACCCCAACCTTGCTGCAACACAAAGTTTTGCAAGTACTGCACACAGAGTGCGTAATCACGATGGGTTAACTGACGGATTGCATCTTTGCGGTTGCGGTGGAAAAACACCCCCGTGCCATCGGGACCGATCAACCAGAAGTCGAGGTCATCAAAGTACACCACGTCCAAATCCGTTTCGTCATTAAGACGTGGCGGATGGAAGATGAACTTCTGTCGATTATCCAAGGTGGACAAAAACGTCGGCATGGTTTTGACCGGAATGTCCACCACTTTGAATACCGAGGCATCGTACGACACCGTGACATAATCACGTTGACGGTAGGAACCCGGGACAAAGTCATCCACCAGTTTACCGTTCACCAATGCCTGTGCCAACCCTTCCTTATTAGCCTTCAGTGACAGGTACTGATTCTGCCAACGCAAGACCTCATTGGGGTTACTCATCATTCCGCCAAAGCAAAGCAGTTTATCCAACCGCTCTTCTTCTAACAGTGTTTCCCAGTAGGCGTTGCTGTAGACACGCAAGTACACGTCCACGTTACGCGGCACCGCCATGTTCTGGAAATCCGTGATAGCAATCAGGATGTTGTGATCGTAACGTAACCGTACAAAGACACCGGTGGCGGGAAGTTGCACACCGGTATCCAGGTAGACGTTTGCCACCAACATACGCATGTAACGCAGGTCACTTAAACGCACCCACTCTTCTAATGGTAACGGGCTGATGTAACCATCACCGACGTTCCAGGTCCAGGGGTGGTTCTGTCCGATCTGAAAGACGTGGTACAGTTCTTTGCGGGTGGGTAACGGCACATACGCAGTCATCACCGAACTGTAGTTGATATCACCAATGTCTCGTGAAATACGAGCCAGGTGCAACACGTGCTGACGATCGGCTTGTGGGTTAGCCCACGCGTTTTCAATTGCGTGGTTTACTAAATCGACGCTCGCCATGACGCCCCCTTCTTACAGATCAATGGTGCCTGCGAAGCTGCGCATAAACACCTCTTTGGTTTTCTTGAATTCACCCCGGTCCAGAATACGACCCAGCACTGTGTTGCGGTAGTAGCTGTTGTTCGCAGAACCGTAGAGCATAGACAAGAACACCGGCGGATATTCCAAACCGATAGCGCCAGACTCAGCAGCATGACCACCAATCCACGCACCGCCAGCTACCGACACGAACATGCGCAGGTCCAGCAGTTTTAATTCTTCCGCCCCCACTACTTCAAGAGCATGGGTAACGAAAGACTGTACACCAGACAGGAACGGGGCATCTTCGAGTGTTTCTGCCACGACGTCTGCACGTACCCGCGATTGGTCGGTGACTTTACGCACGGCATTCATTCTTACCGCTGGATCGGCAAAGTCGCTTTCATCGTAGAACTGACACACAAAGAACCAGCCACAATAAGCCAGGAAACGTGGCATTTCATTGTAGCCCATTTTGGTTTTGTTCGCGATGGCTTCTGCGACCCAACGGATGTAGACCTGCATCGGAATAGGTGACAGGTTCAAGAAGTCACGCTGGTTACCGGACATCCAATACCACACCGCTTTCATGCGGATGATCTGCTGTTGCAAATCAGTGATGGCATTACGACTACGCAGCGCAATGGTGCCAGTTGCCTGATCAAACATTAATGCGGTGCGCGCATCGATAACGATGTTCTGTTTACCCAGTGTGTCGGTAAACGTGATAGGGTTGGTGAACGCTGTCTCGGTATCATTACCGGTAATCCCGGCAACCAAGAACCACATCCCCTCGACCTTCACCGGACCATAAATGCCGGTTAAGCCAGGAATGGGTTTTGTTGCGGGGATCAGACGCTTTTCAATCTTTGCTAACTTCATTGCCGATTGGATCTTATCGATCGGGTTCCAACTGGCCGCTTTAGTCTGATAGGGGGAAATAAACATGGTCGTGAAACCCTCTCCTGCGCGCTTTTATGTAAACAATGACACCTAATGGTATGGCACTGTTTAATCGTCGTAAATAGTGAACCATACCATTACTCCCTGCCACGACGGTGGTTTGTGTGGGGTGGATTGGCGCCACAAAGCAGTGAAACATGTTTCTAAAAAAGGCTCTTTTGACACTATCGATAGTTAGGAGAAAGGCATGTCAAATCTTTCTAACGGAGCACCACGTTTTATCCTGGAAGGTATCCGGGATGAATCCGTAGCCGCTCCGGTTCCCGTTCCGGAGGTGTACGCGCAGCATTTGCCGCATCTGTACATTCTCGCCGAGCGTGGGCCATTAACCCCGCAGTTGCTTGATCCTACGCTGTTGACCGCTTATTACGGCAGCAAGTCGTTCGATCCACTGTCTAAGTATTACACCATGGGGTCCGCGTTCGTTTCTACTATTGGTGGAACGGGCAACGCCATTATGGTGCAGCGTGTGCATCCAGCCGATGGCCTGAAGCCAGCGTACTTCTCGCTGGGTATCGAAATCGTTGCGGACAAAGTCACTGACTATGTGCGTGATGACAGCGGTGTGGCTCAGCGTGATGCCAACGGTAACTTCGAAGAAGACACCACCCAGCGTGATGGCTTCATCGCTCGTATCGTGATCAACCGCGACATCGATTCCGTGCTGTTTGGCGCAGGTGTTAAGAAGAAAGGTCTCCTGACTTCTTCTACTGGCGTGCAGTCCGATTTCTACCCGCTGCTTGATCTGGAAGTTCCTTATGCTGGCGCTTATGGCGACAACGTAGGCTTCTCCCTGTGGGCACCGAACACCCAGTCTACCACTCCACTGAATACCGCAGTGGCTGTGGACCAGCTGGCGCAACTGTTCGCCCTGCGTGTGTACGAGCGTCCAGACGTGCAGTCTACTGCCGTGCTGAAGCTCACCGCGGATCGTTCGTCTGAAATCAACTTCTCCTTTAAGAAGACAGTGGTTGATAGCGCGACGTCTACGAAGTACAGCTTCCCGCTGCGTGTGAAAGATTACGACAACACCCAAGACGGCTACGTGCCAGTCCCAGGTCCGGTCGGCCGTACCAAAGTGTACTACGACAACCTGGAAGCGGTGCTCGGTCTGCTCTACACCGCAGAGAAAGCAGCGAACCCATCTCTGCTGGAAGGCGAAGGTGCACAGCACCAGATCAACTTCCTGGGCGGCGTGGACTTCTACAACAACCCTTACTACACTTTCCGTGTACAGGGTGTTGCAGATGGCGGCGTGAACATGAACGACGTAGCGATCTACTACGCCGAAGGTGGTAGCGACGGTTCTTATAAAGATGCCGACGGTAAAACCATCAGCAAGATCACCATGTACAATCAGCTTTGTAAAGAGCAGTTTGACAACTATGGCGATCTGAAAGACATCGAAGTGCTGGACGATGCCCGCTATCCTCAGTCTGCGTACTGGGACTGCGGCTACGATCTGGAAACTAAGAAGTCGCTGATCTCTATCATCGGTAAACGTAAAGACATCGTGGTGTACATCAGTACCTTCATTGATGGCCATGAACGTCTGACCGCACTGGAGCAACGCTCTATGGGTTCTGCGCTGCGCACTTACGCACGTCTGTTCCCAGAGTCAAGCCTGTACGGTACGTCTACCTGCCGCGCCGTGTTCTTCATGCAGTCAGGTTACCTGGCCGGTGATGACTCAGGTGAATGGTACCCACATCTGCTGGATCACGCTTATAAACGTGCTCTGTACGCAGGTAGCGGTGACGGTGTGCTGAAGAATGCGAAAGCATACGACTCAGCGGAAAACAACCGTGTGCAGATTCTGTCTCAGATGGATCTGCTGTGGGAGCCAACCGAAGTCCGTAACACCAACTGGAACCTCGGCCTGAACTACGCCCAGAACGTTAACCGTTCACAAGCGTACGTGCCGCATGTCCAGACCGTGTACACGGAAGAGTCGTCTGTGCTGCGTGATGAAATCGCGTTGACGATCTGTGTGGATATCGAGAAGAAATGTCAGCAGGCTTACCGCATGCTGGGTGTAGACACCCGTCGCACCACAGAACAGACTCTGTCTGAGCTGAACACCATTCTGACCGATCTTACCAACAACCTGTACGACAACCGTGTTGACATCTCTGTCAATGCGTTCCGTACGGTGAAAGATCAGAACAGCCGCGTGCGCTACTCGTGTGAAGTTTCCGCGTCCTTTAACAAAGGGATGTACATCGGTAGCTTCACCGTTGTTTCACGCAACCGTGAGGATAATGCATAATGCGTCTTAATGACTCTATTGCCCAGCCTAAAGCTGGCGCCGCGGCGTTTTCGAACGCCACGATGGTCAATGCGTTGACTGGCGGTTATCACGGTATTTCGGCTAACCTCGCACGTTACGTCGATAACGCCGGTTTCCGTCAGCAGCAGCTGCAGTGTGTGGTGCTCCGTACTCCGGGCGCCATCAAGAACCTGGATCACCCCGAAACGTGGCATGGTCACATCAAAGCGATGATGGAAAAACACACCCGTAGTATTACGGGTTTCCAGCGTGCGCTGCAGGTGGATCACTTCTCACAGCCGGCCGGTGGTTCTGGTGCTGAGCAGTTTGACCTGGCTAACGTCACCCAACAGCAGCCAACCCCGACGCACGAAATCGGTGAGAAATACGGTTTCCCGAACGGTACGCTGCTGGAGTGGTGGATTCGTCTGTTCCTGATGGACCCGGATGTTAAGCGTCCGCTCATCATGACCTACCCGAACCCGCCGAAAGACCTGCTGCCTGACATGACGTCAATGATCTGTCTGTATTACGACACTGACCCAACCGGTCAGGAGATCATCAACGCCTACCTGTGCGTTGGCATGCAGCCGTCTTCTTCTGGCACGCGTGAGTCTCGTATGGACAAGTCCCAGGGTTCCGCTGACCTGGTTCACTCCATCGAGTGGAAATGCACCACCATCATGAACGCCGCTGTTGATAAGCTTGCTGAGACTATCAACAAAACGCGCCAACTGATCGGTGCAAGCCCGTACAACCGCGATCTGCCGGATGTGCTCAAGGTCATTGGCCCTGACATCAACGCTGCTAAGTCTGGTGTGGTTGACGATATCAATGATATCCGTTCTCACCAGGTTGTTCGTTAATCGAGCAAAAAAAACAGCATAAGACCCAGAGGGTTCCTCTCCCCGTGAAGGGAGAGGAACGCCTCTTTTATGCCGATTGGTCTTTAAGGTACTGTTTGTAGTTGTAACGAAAAGCTTCTCTTACGGGTTCCGGTAAAATACTTAAATCGAGACGCCCTTCAATATGGGGGTGCGCAATCAGTTTAACAAACCGCTGCTTATCCTCTTTATCTTCAGGATTGATCTCGATACCGTGCTCCAGACAACACGCCACGTAGATCGCATACAAATCATCCACCGCGGCTTCCAGTCGGGTGCAGTCATTGAAGTTGTACAGATCATAGCCACCCAACGGTAAACGTGTAGTGGCTTCACGCCGCTTGATTCTGCGCAGACGGAGTTCCCGATAACCCAAGACAAGTACCACCACCAACAAACCTAATCCCACCATCAGGATCAGGTCATCAAAACTATTAACCGCATCGTTTACAACCGGGTCGGTTGTAGTGATCGTTTCCATGGGTTATTCCCGCTTAGGCAATTTGGCGAGCACTGCTGGCGACAGTAAGCCTGAGAAATAAGAAGCGTACATGCTGATAAGATCTGCAGATGACAAAGGAAACTTCGTCAGCTCCACCGCCAGATCCAACCAAATTGCGTTGTCTTTCATGTACGGGTATTCACAGATAAACACCGAATCAACCAATGGTGAAAACGTCAAGCACGCACCCACCATGTCACACACCCGCTGATTAACGAACGGGATCTCCAAGACCTGCGTATCAATTAAGATGTCGCTTGCCGTGAAGTGGAAACGCAAACACACAGGGGTGTAGTGGGTATCAAGAGTGTTGAGTGGATTCACCAACATCTCTGACGGCGCCAACATTAAGTCCTGCATCTGCGTGTAAATAAATTTGCTCATTAGGCAGCCCTTTTCAGTTCCCCATGATAGACAAAAGGGATATTGTACTTAACACAAATGTTACGAAAAATATCCACAAGTAAAAGACGGTGACAAAAATCCCCCGCCCCACAATAACACGCCAAAGCCACACGCTCATGTTGGCGACAAAAGTTGATGAACCATTCCGGATCAGTTGACCAACGCCCTCTCATAAGGTTTAAGTAGATTTGCTGGTACCCAGAGGCGTTAATACAGCCACTTTTGTAATTCCCTAATAACTCACCCGTCGGTGCTAACCAACGGATGTTGTTATGAATTAAACCAGAGGCGTAAGTGGTATCCACTAATGGGATGTCCAGTTGTTTAGCCAATCGCCACTGACCTAACTGTATTGTCCATATTTCCATCCCCGCCTCCTTTACCTACAAGTTAATCACGATGTGAGTTTTATCCCACAGTATTTTCACCGCGTCTCTTCCCGCCACTGTAGAGCCCAGCAATGCAATCAATCCAATGCCGATCATGAACAGCACAAACAGCACGACCAGCATTTGAATGACGGGGTCCACACCCGGCCTGCCGCACTGAGAACAGCTTTGACGTCTAAGCAGTCTCATGGGTTTCTTCCTGTATCTCAACATCAGGTTGCTGAGCTTCAATGAACACCGGTTCAACGAGTTTGACAAGCGCTGCAACGGTCTGCATGGCAAAAATGTTGATCAACGGGATCTCGTCGTCGTTGTGCACCACATCCGCATCCTGGATATGGCGATTAAATACACAGTGTGTGGTAACACTAGGAAACCGGCTGGTTTTCTGTGCAATGGTTCTCAGACGCGCATTGATCTGACCTTGCACTGTCCCTGCTGGTAACTTCAACTCTTCCAGCGCTGGAGTGTAACCGTAGGCTTGGCCCCAGGTATAGTTGTTCAGCTGAAGGGTAGTGCGCAAATGGGTGATCACCATCTCATGGTAGCCGTTACACCCGTACACCAGATTCTGAAGACTGACGATATCATTCAGGATGTACTGTGCGACTGCGGTCGGTGCAAAGCCGTAACGCCAACCTTCAATGATTGTACTGGCACGCATCTGCTCATAAACAGCGCCATAAAGATCTTTGTGTACTTTCTCGATGAGAGAATAAAAAGCTTCTTTATAGTTCTTTGCCTGGATGGTGTTGTTTCTGATTTCGCCGTTGTGCTGCTCCGTGATCTTGGGAGCGTAAATATCAAAATCGGGATTGATCGTTAACATGGGTTACTCCTGAACCAGAAAATAGTCACGACGGGAAGTGAGGGCGACAAGCACCAACGTGCGGTATTCTTTCAGCTTGTCAATTTTGTCAAACTTTGACACCGAGCCACAGTCGCTGGCGTAAGTACCGAAACGGACATAGTTTTCTGTACCCATTTCGTTAGCGATGTCAACGGAACGGTTGTTGATTTCCAGCTGCACATCGATGGCGTCACGGGTGCGCTCTTCTAACGACGGCGTGTAACCATACGCCTGACCCCAATGGAATTTGTCGTAGCCCATCAGAGAATACATGGTGCCGTTCAGTAACTGCTTGGCCAGTTCATTTCCCCGGTTGCTACCATCATTACTGCCAATGAAAGCAAAACCGGTTCCCAGGTATTCATGGGTGATCAGGTAATCAGCCACCGCCATCGGATCATAACCACGGTGATAACCACCAATGATGTCTTTGATGCTGAGATCGATGTTTTTGATCAGGTCATCGAAATAGGCAGTCAGGTTATTTACCGCAATCCGATAAGCGTCCTCACCGTTGGGAACGGTCTGCAGTAATTCGTCGGCAAAGAGCTCTTCACGTTTAAAGAACTGAACGGTTGTCATGGAGTTATCCTTACAAAAAAAAGAAGGCCACCGCAGTGACCCTCAGGGAGTTATGCCGCTAAGCCTTTGACGGCAGCAGCAGCTTTATTGGCCATGATCTCAACAACCTTTTTGTAGGTCGTTCCCAATGCATGGTCGCGGTGAGTCAAACGGTTATGTCCGTCAATATTAAAGGTCCAAACCGTTGAATCGAACTTAAACCGATCTTGCTCGATACGCCAAACACGACTGCCGGTGATGTTCTTATTCGGCGTCATGATAGCTGCACGGTACTGGTTTTCAATACCGTTCACCAAACGTGCCTGATACATCGCTTCAGCCACACCCACGTAATCGCTAATGGCATCCGTATTGGATTCATCACACGTACCCAGCAGATTATCAAAGATTGCTGAGATCAACCGTGAGGTAGACTCGTGCGCATACGGACTGCCTTGTGTGTAGATTGTCGCGCCGTAGTTAGAGCGATGGTTGAACAACTTATCACCACCGGCAACCGGGCGATACGCACCGCGCATGCTCCAGTCACGGATGATAACGTTCTCACCCAACTTTCGTTGGTTACGTCCAATCCACACGTCATACGTGGTATTGGTGCTGTCTTCTTCAAGACGCAATAAACGCGCCCCAATACGGTATTCAGGTAATTCAATTTCCAACATCTTCACGTACTGGATGCCGTCGTGTTCTTGGTGCTCAACTTTTACAGTAATCTGTTGCATGGTAATCATCCTTTTATTTATGGCACTTTTGGCCATGGGACGGTTATAAAAAAGAAGGAGCCGAAGCCCCTTCCAGGTTAGTGATTAAAACTGTTTACCAGTACACGGGTCGTAATGATGACCACCGATCGGGTAACCTTGGTTAAGTTGCGGCTGGAAATGCATCTGCTGGGTAGTAGATACTGGATCCATGTGCGGCATACCGTTGGCGGCATCCGTTGCAGGGTGACCGGTAGGTATTCCTGGGTTACCAAACTGCATTGGACTAAGTGGCGAACTACCCGCACCAAACATCGGAAAATTCATCCCGCCCATCATTGGTTGCTGAGGCTGTTTTGCAGCCATCGCTTCAGACTCTTCAATAAAGAGGTTAATGAATGCCGGAGAGAAGCCAGCGCGGTCAAACGCCAATACATGCTGAACCAGATGCTGATTGGTAATGACTTTATCGCCGTAGTGGTATTCTGTTTCCTGTGCTTGGAACTGCGTCGTCATGTACGCGTACTGACCGGTGCGCACCTGTTCGAAAGTTCTGACGAGATGTTCATCAGCTTTGAACAGCCGAGACTGACGAAGCGACGCGCCCAACTCCATGTTCATCAGAGTTTGCTTAACAGTGATGGTGTTATCGAGCACTTTCCAGATGCGATTATAATCACAGCAATGTGCACGACAATGCGTTTTCACTTCACCGTTTGCACGGTACAACCCTTTTGACAACATCCACTCAGCCATTTTAACACGATCATCAATAACGATGTGCGCCAGGTTAGGTGCGCCAGGTGGTGTCAGCAGTTGACGAAATACTTGCTGGACCACTGCATGTTCTGCATTGGCTTCGGTGTTGCCTTCCATACCCAGGATGTTAATGCCGAGACGTGGTCGTTCAGCCGTACCAAATGCTGTTCCTAAAACTGATGACCCAATACCGATGCTTAAGAACGGTGTGTCTTCACCCAACGGGTAGAAGCTTGCCACCCATTCGCCGTGCAATGTGTTTTCATCACAGTCCTGGCCGTAGATGACTGGCTTTTCGTCATACTCTTCCGAGACCAGCTCAACAACCATCTTAGACGCATCATCGAACTCTGCTTTGTATTGCGTGCAGATGAAGTTCTTTTCGTTGACTGGGGATTTGATCAGGGACGTAGTTAAGTTAAGACTCATGTTTCAGTTTCCTATCTATTGGCATTCTTTCTGAATGCAAGGTTTTGAAACTGTCGCGAAATACGACAGTAGATAAGAGCCGGTTTCCGGACCAGCCCTTAGATTACTGTCTATTTTTGGAATGTCTTGCAGGACACAGTCCGAGTTGACCCAAGCGGGTTAAATGGAATTGTGTTTGGCTGAGCGGGTGTCTAGGCCGCTCAGTGTGTTACAGGGTAGAACTTACTTCGCACCACCGGTCAGGAGGTCGTCAGCCATTGCACGAACGTGCTTCACGGCCGCAGCGAGTTCGCCACGGTTCGTACCAGCGGCGTTGGCCGTGTAGGAGCTGATGACGTGACCGTTGATGGTCTGTTTGCCGTGCTGGTATTCACGCACGATATCGGTGGCAATGGTGTCCGAACCCACTGACAGCGAGGTAGAGATTTGAGACAGCGCGGTGTTGTTCTGCATCACTGGCAGACCGAGTTCACCGAGTGCCACTGCCTGTGCAGCCATGACTGCGCTGTCGTGGCTCTGGAACTGTTTGCGCTGATCGATAGTCAGACCTTCTGGCAGATTCTTCTCATACCAGTCCGGTGCGGTCACAGCCACGCCGTTGTCGCCCATGGTCATTGCTGCTTTCAGGGAGTCAGCCAGAGTACGGGTGGTGGCTTTGATTTCTTTTGACATGTCGAACATCCTTCTGATGGGGTATGTGGTTTATATGTAAAGTGTTCTCTGCAGAGAATACACTAGAGTAATATAGGGTTCAAAAATCTTTGAACTCACTCGCCTGTAATAGGCCAGGTGCTCTGCAACTTCTCTGCAGCGTACGCCATGGCTTTGGCGTGCAGCATTTTAGCATCAAGACCGCTGTAACGGTTATCAACGATAAAGGTTTCGTATGCGCTGTTAAAGACATCTAACATTGCTTCCGGAGATGGGCCACCCATTACACTGCTCCTTCTGAATCAGACAACACCAACTCACCGTGGGATGCATTCATTGCCACCTGATGCGCCAGCAGAACCAGCATCTTCTGGTAACGTGCCTTGTTAGGTCGAGCATAACGACCACTGGTCAGTAGCGCGTTATTCAGCTCCAGCAGGTTAAGTGACGGGAAGTACACGATGTTGATGAAGTTCAGGATATGGTGAATGGTCACCTCATCGCGGGTCAACGTATAGATCAGCTGACTGCGAAACGCGAGACCTACCTGAATCGGGGTGTGATTAAACAACGGCCACAATACCACGCTATCCGAATCCTTCCCCAGCACGTATTCATTTACCCGTGCTAAGAACCCACCGATGATTTCACCCCGGGCATCTTTGTCTTTGGTTTCGGCTAGACGTGGAACCACGTTTTGGTATTCTTCGATAACGCGCATTGCGATGTCGCAGTAGCGAGGGAGAAAGGATTCGAGTTCCTTCATCGCCAGAAACGCACGAGCGACACTGTGCGGTGCATTAATAATCATGATCACTTCCTGGTTCATTATTAGACATAAGAGTGGGGTGGTTGGTACGATAATACACAGGCCGGCATAAGAGGCAGGGTTTCCCCTGCCCCGTATGTGTTACCAACGCAGTGAGGTCGGACGCAGAATCGGTGAGTTATCACCGGCTTCGTAATCGTTCATCATGATCTGCAGTGCCGTGGTGTCATTGAAATTAGACTCCAGGCCGTAACCCTGACCGCCAGCATTCTGACTGGTGATGATCTCGTTACGAATAACCGCTGGATCGAACTGGTAGTCACCAAACGACTCCAGACCCGGGGAATGATACTTGGTGGCATTACGCACACCTGGCTCAGGCACCCAGTCCCACGTCACCAGCTCGTATACGTCTTTCTTCCACGCCATACCCATCATGGTATCGAGTGTCAGTGAACGCACAGAGAAGCAGGTGTCTTCGCTGGAGTTTTCCAGTGACGCTAACAGCTTGTCACCGATCGGACCACCCACAGGTTTGATTTCACCCAGCACCGCTACCATCTGCTCATTGCGGTGAGACTTGAAGTTGTTGAAATCAAGTTCTACACTACGGAGGTGCAACGCCCAGTTACTCATGTCGAGATAACGCAGACGGGAGAAGTACTGTTGCTGTGACATCCCCGGTTGAATCTTCGGATGGTCTTGCTCACCACGCAGGTGACCGCGTTCAATACGACGCATGAACGAGGAGGACTTTAAGAAGATCTCTTCCAGGTATTTGTTGAACGGGTAGTAGTTACCGGATTCGTTATGGATGTTAAAGCCACCCAATACCACGGTCCAGTAACCGTCCCCGCTCGGCTTTAGCGTGCCGGCTTTATTTGTGCCACGTAACGTCTGGCACGAAAACGTAATGTTCGACATACGACGTTCCTTTTACGAATCAGTTAACCCCAGATTACCGGCACCGAGCTTCTTGTGAGAAGAGTATTCGCCGCTGGTAATAGGAAGCACGATGATATCTTGGGGGTTACGCAGATCCATTGCTTCGAACCAGTTGTTGTAAATCAGTTTGTAATACCCAGCACGCAATACCGTTGATTTGTTCAGCGGCAGCATGTTCCCTTCAGCAATTCGGACGTATGCCTTCACCACCACCTTACGGGGCAGCTTTGCATCACTGGTGGCTTCACGCCCCACCTTCGTAAAGAAGATCTCACCAATTGGTGTTGCCGGATAACGCACATGTGCTTTGTTGTACGGTACCAGCCAAACTTCTTCCGTGGAATCCGCATCGCCCAGGATTTTCTTATTGGGCTTCAAGGCCACTTCATAGTTGATCGCGTAGATCTTCCACCCACCCGACCACTTTTCCGCATCCATTTGTTCCCAGTCGTACAACGCCGAACTGTACCCAGACAAACAACCGTTCAAGGTGCCCGCTGTAGAAACACGAGGAACAGAACGGTCCTCCCGATTCATAGTGCGACGCGATACACGCGGTTCAAATGACTTAAGGCTGTTGTTGGTACTAATGTGGAACACCACCCCCGACGAGTTCGCCGGGGTAAGAATGTCGACATTGTTACCGATGGTATTTGGCCAATACTCCAAAAACCGACGCATATCCTGCAGGTCAGTGTTATTGTCCACCATTAGCTCCTCAGCAAGGCTTCTACGCCTTCCACACGATCTGACGGGTTAATCAATGCAGAAACCACACCATCCTGGAAGTAACTACCAATCAGTTTCGCCACCGTATTCGTTGACGTTACAGCTGGGTTACGCAACCCCACAATGGTAGGCGGTTTCTTGTACACGTCGGCCAGTGCCTGCGGTACATTACGGTACTGTTTGTTCAGATCTTCAGGGTCACGGGAAATAATGTTAATGATGGTTTCGAACACTTGCGGGTTCGCACCCATCTTAAAGCCCGCGTACTTCGGTGCCAGATGGAAACACTTCGCCAGGTCAAACAAACTCCACCCATACGGCGCATTGCCGTTGATGATGAGTTCGTTAAACAAAGGAGGAATGCAACTGTCCGTTTTCGGAATCCAGGTGGTTTCGAATACCGTGCTACCGGGTGCAAACGACAACTCATAGTACGGGTTCCCGTCCAGCTTCACCTGACGCACTTCGGTCGGGGTCAAGATCATGATAGCCGGTACCAGGGTTGCACAATAGAAACCACTGTCCGTTGCCATCACGAACTCACCCACTGACCAGCAGGTTTCACCAACGTTCGCTAACCCTTTGTTAACGTAACGCTGAGGGATGTAGACTTTACACCCCTCACGGCAAACAACCGAACTGTCGTCAAGTTTGACCAGATTGGCACGGACCTTGTCCCGGTTACGTGTTAAAGATGACAGGTCCATGGGTTACCCTTACGATTGGAAGTTGTAGTAAACGTCGTTCATCAGTGATTTGATGACCATATCCATAACGACATGCGACGCGATGGCTTTTGGTGACAGTGTCTGATCCGGGTAGTTGTTCATTGCAGTAATGAACTCATCCACACGCAGGCGGCAATAGATGAATGACGCGAAGACGTAGGTGATGACCTTGTCCAGGTTGTCGCTGGTGTTAACCGGCAGTCCACTGGCCAGGTAATTCTGAATGTCGCGGATCATGTCTTGCTTGGTGCAGTCCGGGTTGATTTTAGCCCAGTAATCCTGGTCGATGTTCACCACGTGCTTAATCGCCGCTTTGGTCAGCGCTTCCATGGTGAAACGGTGTTTGCTCGACACCGCCATACCGGTGTAGGTACTCACCACGTTGTTGTACGCCGCTTCGTACTGCGGACGCATTTCCAGAATGGTACGACCAGACACCTGACGCTGAGAGAACACGTTACCAATGATGGCTTCAATCGACCCGCCTTCTTGCAGGTACCATTTATGTACATCACCGTTCAGCAGGATGTTGTCGGTTTTCTGACCCAGCTGCCAGTTGCGAACAATTGGCATGTTGATGATCAGGGTTTTGTTTTCCACCGCAGCCACACGTGCACGGTAAACACGACCGATCACTTTACCGAAGTGGGCTTTGAACGCAGAGATTGCCAGGTTGTACGTTGGCAGGTCCATACCCCACTGCACGCCTGCCACTGGATTGTCATACAGGGCGTTGGCTAACAGGAAGCCAGACAGAATCGCGTCGTAACCTTTACGGGTATCCAGAGCATCGCCCAGGGTACCGGCATTCAGCACACGACCGTTGCCGCTATTACCGAGCATGCGGCTCAGGAAACGGAAGTCATCAGAATCAGACACCGGCTGACCCTGGAACCAGATTTGCCAGATGGCAGACAGGTGGCCCGGGATCTCTTTGTCTTCACGTGCAATAAAGTCACGCACTTCCTGAGAACCCGAATTCACCAGCGCGTGCAGTTGCTCATCGCTGAGGGTCGGCAGTGAAACAGAAGGCATACCAACCAGATCGACTTTGTCGTACTGGGTAGCAATACCGTCAACCAACGCACCGGCCCACAGTGGGTCGTAGTTATACACATCGACCTCAGGAATGATCGAGCGCGCTTGTGCGTTATCGGCCACGTACTGGTCAATGTATTCACGCGTGGCATTGATCGCCGGAATAACCACTTCACGTGCGTTGGTGATCATGCCCTTCACGCCGGCTGCAATACACTGCGCCGCACGTGCCTGAACAAAGCCGTGTTCAGAAGGCAGAATGATAGGCAGGTTTTCAGAATCACGACGACCTGTGTCAACCGGAGAGGACACCGCCATCAGGGTTTCTGCAACAGTGGCGTCATCAGCGTGCAGGGTTGCACTCGCCATGGTCAGGTTTCCAATCGGTGAACCTGCACAGGTTTCCAAACGGATATTGCGTTCGGAGAGCATTTCAGCAAGCGGCATAATAGCCGTTACTACTTGTTTCTTCAGCATGACGCGTCCTTATTAAACAGCAGGGGCCGAGATCAGCAGTGGGGAAACGATGTTCTGCAGTTTAGCAGCCACCAGGTTAGGTAATGCGTCTGGGTCGTTAACAACGCTGAGATCCGCAATTTCATTACCGCTGATGGCTTCCATTACTGCGCCAGTGGTTGCGACAATGTTTGCCAGAACGTTGGCGTTCTCATAAAGCTTCGTGGACATACTCTCTCCTTAAAAGGACAGGAGGCGGTTTCCCACCTCCCATTAAATTACAGCGGACGACGGAACTGTGGTTGCAGACCCCGCGCTAACTTCTCCAGCACTTTCCCCGCGGCTTCCGCTTTGGTGATGGCACCGTCTTTGTCAGCATCCAGGCCTTTGTTCTGCAGGTAAGTCGTAGGACGACCTTCTTTGGTCCACAGCACGAAGTTCTCAGGTTTGCCTACTGCGGCTGGCCACAAGATCTTCATGTAAAGGTCACTCACGGTCATGAGTTTACCGGTCAACGGTTTGAAGTACAGATACACGTACTCCAGCTGCTGTTCGGCTGTCATTTTCACGAGTGCTTCTACTGTGGTACCGCAGTCCGTTGCAGCCGCTTTGCCAAACTGAATGAGACCGTAATAAGGTGCGCCTGCGCCGTTCTTAATCGTCGGGCTGAAGGTTTCCCCAGTCTCAAACGCCATGCACGCCATGAGCATGCTGGCACCACCTTCTGGCATCTTCAACTGCTGTGCCATGAGACGCACACGCGCAGAGAACGCCGGTGACACTTTTGCACTCCAGGCGATGTCAAGATCAAGACCACCCAGAGGCGCCAGTGGTTTACCGGCATTGATGTAAGCGGTTAGCGCACCTTGGGAACCGTTCCCCCAGATGCCATCAACAACACCGGTATAGAAACCGGCGTCTTTTAGCTGCTGCTGCAGACTACGGACTTTTTGCTCGTTCACGATTTACTCCTGCAGTGAATGGCGTAACTTGATTGCGTTTTTGGTCACCGTGTACAAGTAGGAGTTCATGGCACCGATGATGTACGGCGAGGTCACCATACGGTTCGCGATCGACAGGTTGGAGAAGATTGCTCCCACTTCCAGACCGTTGACCGTGGTGATGCGTTCGTCGTAGATGTAACCAAAGGTTGATTTCATCTGGTTGGCAAACACACCTTTATCACCGATAATGGTTGGCATAGGCACGATCAGGTAAACGTAGATCACCGCTTGTTTGTTCTCAAGCGTGTCACCACCAATACGCAGACCACCCATAACCTCACCGGTTTCCGCTTTACTGCCACGCATCTGACGATTCAGTTTGCGGCGTTCGCGGTCAGACCGGTTAGCCACAATGGCCAGGGACTCCGACATGTCCTCAATGCTACCCCGATACAGCACCTCAATTTTTGCGACACGACCGGTAGCTTTCGCTTTCGGGTTGTCGTTGCCAAAGACACGAAGACCGTCGTAACTGCCGTCGTCATCCAGGCCAAGCTGGGCGCTCACCAGGTTCTCCAGGGTACATAAGATTGTTTCCTGATCGACTTCGTCACCGACCGTTACCAGGTTACGTACCTCTTGATCGAAGTTAACCAGAATCGGAATTGGCTTACCGGTAAAGGTTGCCAGTTCCTTACCTACACCACGATAAATCATCGAGGAGTCTTCGTAGGTAAACTGATCTTCCATCAACGCTGTGTTGACCATCACCCCGCCTTTCCACGAGACCTGTGTAGGTTCCATGAAATCGCGCTCGAAGTAGTTGCGGTTCCAAACGATCACATGACCTTTCTTCACCGTGTCGCCCGCTTTCATATCGGTAACAATCTCATGCACATACATCGTACCTGAGGCTGACCCAAACCGTGTTCCGATTTCGACACCCACCACACGATCACCGTAATCAACCAGTACGTGCTTGTCGCTGACTTCTGTGATCACCCCATCCCCTTCTGCAGGGTAGGCAAAGATCTTGGTGACGCGGTGCGCCAGCATACGCTCAGCACCGGTACGGTACGGCGTAGTTTTGTATCCCACCGCATACATACCCTGGGAGTGCTGGACCGAGGTAAACATCACACGTTGTGGCGAATCACGGTCAGAGCCTGGGTTAAGCATGGCAGTAAAGGAGACCAAACTTGCTGGGTTGGTTTCATCGGTGGCAGCTTGAGCGTTTCCGCGCAGGTCTGTCAACAACGGATCACCCACCATGTGTGCAGTGTAACCAACATCGGAGTTATCCACCGACGACTCAGAGACCACGCCCAGGTTATCAGGAATGAATTCACGAGTAGGTTTGGTCATGGAACGCGCAGTACGTCCGCCAGTACCACCAAAGGTGACTACCGAGTAATCCTTGGAGCTGTGGACGGGGTTGCACTCTTCGACCGGGGTGGTTGCAGTGTCGTCAAGCAACGCGTACCACACCGCATCCGGATGAAGTTCCAGTCCGGCTTTGGTAGCGACGGCTCGTGCTTTCAATTGACGGGTTGCTTTCACCAGTTCATTGTACACCGCACCAGCCACACGCTCGGAACCACGCACACGTTGTTCACGCATTGAGGTCTCACGAATGTGTTGATCGTTTAGCAGCATCTTAACCGCATGCAGCAGTAACAGATCCCAGCGGGTTGGCGCACCCATGCGTTTCAGTTCTTCACGCGTAATCGGGTCAATGAACATATCACGCATCAGATCGAGTTCACGCACCCAGCGCACACCCATACCAGCTGACGCCAGTAAGTTGGAGTACACGGATTTACGGTCAAAGTCGTAGCGGCTAAAACGCTGCACTTCTTTGTCGTAATAGTTGAACCCGTTCAGCAGCATCGCGGCAAAGCGGTCACTGCGGTTGAACACCAGCACCTCATCGTTAAAGGTAACGGTACGTTCATCCGCGGTCAGGTTAAGACGCTCACCACGCTGAGCAATACGAACCTGCAACTGCAGTTGTTCGATCATCACCGACAAGCCGTAGTAGTAGGCCAGAATCACACCCACGGGAATGGCTTTACGGAAGACCTGCAGCTCCACAGTTTCCACCGGTGCTTTAGCGGCATCTAACCCTAAGAAGGTTTCGAAGTCACCCAGCTGTTCCAATGAATCCCCGTTGGCCAGATACAGCGCACCCGAGTCATCCATCAGTACCGGGCTGCCTTGACGGTGTCCACAGATTGCCAGCTTGTTTGCGTAGTACCGATCCCACAGCTCTTCACCAAACTGGGCTTTGATCTGTTTGATGGAGAACAGGAACGAGATACCCTGATAGTCGAACCCTTTATAGCGCTGAGAGATGACCGCGTACGTATGTGGCACCCGAACACTGGATACAAAGTAACGCCCAATCACCAGATTAGAAACCGGCGGCTCGTACGTTGAATCGCTTGGGTTAGCCAGTGACATCAAGTTAATGCGGTTGCCCAGCCACTTACCGTAGTCATGCACCGCCTTCTCAGAACGGGTCATGAAGCTCTTACCGTAATAAGAGGTCATGGAGACTTTGGTAGAGGAGACTTTGCGAATCGGAATATCAACACGCTGTTTACGCACACGGCTCTTAACGTTATTCACCAACGTGGTGCCGTCTTCTTCGAGCTTTGGTACACGGAAACGAATCGTGCTGACCTTCCCACCCACGGGCTGCACTTGCACGGCATAGACGACATACGCGGTGACTGCATCCTGTTTCTCTTCGCGCTGGTAGTCGAGTACCGCTACACCTGCACCCATCACCGACATCACCGCGTTCGCAATGTCAGATTCCAGGACGTTGTTGATGTAGTTCTTGTCGAGGTTAACCAGACAAGTGGTCAGCATGCCTTTATTCAGGATACTGATTGAGTCAGGCGCCTCACCACCGGAGAGATCCGTCAACACTGTCGGGTCAATCTTCATCAGATCAGCCAGTGTGCCTTCGCCCACCGGGTTAGGGATGTTTTTGTACTGTTCAGCCAGGCGTTGGAAACGTTTGTATTCCGCTGCTGACAACATCCCTGCGTCGGCCAACACTTCCACCTGTGCCAGGACACCGTCTTCCGGTTTTGCTTCCACGTTGTTATTGGGAACGACTTGTGCAACCCGGCCTTCACGGTCATGGTTGAATTCATCGTCCGCAATCTCGTCACCAAAGCTACGTTGTTCGTAGACTTCAATGTCGGTCAGTGGCTCATCACCGTCGGTCTTCTTGGCCGCAGCAGGTTTAACCGGTTCAGGTTCATCCAGTGTTGGGATATCCACACCGAACACTGAAACAGGTTTAGCAACCGGTGCCGGTGCATCTTCTTCATCAATCTCCGGTTCTGCACCCTCGGTCTGTTGAGCCGCCGGTGGGGCAATCGCCTCAATGACTTCAGGCTGCTCCGCTTCTTCGCTGATTGATGTGCCGCCGGTTTTCACTTCGAACAACTTGGTCATGAACTTCAGCATGTGTTTGCGGAAGTTGTCCAGACCGTTGTTGCCCTTTGACTGTTTCAGGATCTCTTCACGCCACTTTTCAATGACATCAAGACGTACCACAGTGTACGCGCCCACGTTACCAAATACCAGGTGGATCTTTTCCAACTGTTTCGGATCGTGATCAAGCATGCTGAACAGGGACGCTTCACGGTTACTCCCTAACCATAGCCAAAAGTGAATGAACCAATAATCATTCGCCGTACGCAGACGGTTCATGACTGACATCTGCAGTTCAGGCTTAAAGCGCATGACACGTGACTGGAACGCGCCCAGGGCTTCCATGCCGGCAGACAGATCGGTCAACAGCGGCTCGTAGTTCGGCAAGGTGCTCGGGATCAGGAAGACTTCATTCCCGGTTGCCATGCGGATCAAGGTATCCAGTAACCGACCATCTTGGTTACTGATACGCGCACCCGGTTCCCACGCTTGGTCAGACGCGCCGTAATACGCATCACGGGTATCTTCGAACGCTTCGAGTGCCGCATCAATTAACATACCCTGGTCGTAGTCATCCAAGCTTTCCAGACCCGCACCGTACCACTGACTCACGGGTACGCCGTCCATCCAGGCTTCGGTACCCACGCCCTGAATCTTGTCCAACCCTTTTGCCATACGCTCATCGTAGACACGCAGCTGTGACAGCTGAGGCAGTGACGCCGGCATCTGTAAATAGATGAACTGGTTACGCTCAGACTCTTTCTGGATGTTGGTCATCCGTTCCATCACGGTGTACTGCATGTTGTACCAGCGGAAGTAGTTCACGAACATCGCTGGACGATAGGTCAACTGGTGTTGTGCCATCGCGTAGTTTTCAACAATACAGTAGCGCTGGTTCGCCATCACTGACGCAATGTTACGGACCAGCTTGAAACGTTTGTGACGGTTATGATACTGCTTGATCATGTTGTTCAACGACAACGTCTTGACCTGGGGATTCCCCAGAGGCGTTTTGATTTGACGCACATGGTCAATATAGACGTCATCGCTGTACTTGTTAATCAGCAGGTCATTTTGCTCGATACCGTATTCGGTCAGATCCGATGGGACGTAGTGCAGTAATGCGCCACGGGGTAGTTCAAAGTCAGCCAGCGGGAAGAAGTGCGGGCTGAATACGTGCTCTTTCTTTCGCACACAGATCTTACGAAAGAAGCTATTATACAAAATCATAAAGGGTCCCTTAGCTGGTAAGAGCTTTTAATACGAAATCCAGGGTATCGTTGGTTAAGTCGATTAAGAATTCACCACGACCTGTGATGTACGTTTCTCGTTTCGCTAACGACTCTCGGCATTCACGCAGGACGTCATCACCTAACAGCACCGTTGCGCCACAGGTGTCACCGTCGTGGTCCGCACCCAACAGCCCCATACGGGACGCGTGCATGGACAGTGATTCCATGAACTCCGCTTCGCGTTCATTGGTTGGGAACTCAATAGCATAGGCGCCTTCAATAGGCTCCCAGTATTCGTCACGTTCCTGCTTGACCGATGATTTCAAGGTGGTGCAGCAATACGCTTTGGTTTGGTAAACTGAACCCATGCCTGTGATAGGATAACGCACCACCAACATGTACAGATCGTTCCAGCGTTTGTAGCCGGACAAGTACATGAGTTCGGTGTACGTCATGGGGTGCACGTACTTCTTATCGAAGTTCGCTGGCAGTTCACTGATGTCGCCAAAGACCTTAAAGGTGTGCTGATCGCTGTACACCAATCCCAGGTAATACCCGTTCACCGTGATGGGTTTGTTACGCAAGGTAGAGTCACGGAAACCGTTGATCAGTTTCTCTAACCCTTCTTGTGTGGTCCATTTGGTTAAAGTCGTGACATCAATCTCGACATCACTGGCAGTCAACGTCTTGCGATCAATCAGACGCGCTAACGTACCTGAGGAGAAGACCTGTGATAACCAGCCGGTCTGCAACAAATGAATGGTTAACGGCAGGGCACCACGAATCAATTGATAAAGACCAATACGGGTGTCGTTGATGTCCGGTGCCGTTTTAGACCCAAGCGTTGCAGTGCCTAACTGAACAGCAGTGATAACGTTACGCGTGCCGTTGAATACCCGGCGGCTACCCCATTTCTGCTGAAGTAAACCACGCTTACCGGACAACATACCCGCATAGTACTCGTAGAGCTCGTTAAACCGGTTCTGCAGCGTCCAACGTGCTGTGTCATACAAACTCCCGTTTGCAAGCTCCGGATCGTCTGTGATGGTGTTAGCGGCGCTTAACAGCTTACGGTACATATCGTTGACTTCGTTCTCAACGGTACGACCACGCTCATCAATCTGGATCTCACGTAAGCCGGCAGGCAACACCAGGATGTTGCGGTGCATGGCGCGGTCTTTATATTTGTTAACCAGCTTGATTTTATCACTGCGTTTCGGGGAGCCAGTCTCTTTGAATTCGATGTCTTTCCAGTGCTTGACAAAGAAGGCAAAACCGGTTTGACCCTCAAGTGCGGATGATTTTATGAAGTCCTTTTCATTTTCATCCCACACCGCGTATGTGTTACCCGAAAGGATACCGGCGTACATCTGTTTCAAAGCCACGATGCTCTTAAACATCTCTGGGTGGAAAACAGAACTTTTAATGTGGATGTAACTGAAACGCTCGTCACGTTCCTCGGAACCCACACGACCGAAGATCGGGATGGAGTATAAACCGCTGTCGTTGAGGTCGGTGGTGAGGCCGTCGTAAATGTCTAACGACGTTACCGGTCGCATCATCGCCCACGGAATACGCTGCGGGTTGGTTAATTCAATGTTAAAAGGCAGCATAGCCGATCGCATAATGGTGTCCTTTATTAGTCACGTAAAAGGGTGTTCAAATGGCTAACGATTTCGATTTAAGTTTTGGTGACTTCTCACCTGATTATGATTTGGATTATGACTTCGGCGAGTCGTCCAATTCAGGTGCAAAGAAAGCCAAAAAGAAAGGCGACGTGATTAAAGAATTCGCGTCGGGTCTGTGGGAAGGCGTCACCACAGAGTTAACGGGTTACGGTGTCCCGCAACGCCTGATCAAATCCATGCTTCCACGTTCGTATGGTCCGGCATTGGATACAGTTGACCGTACCTTACGGTTTAAAGATGACCTATACGATAAAGTCCGGGAGAACACCAAAGAGACGGTATACGAGTTCCGTGAACTCACTCGTGAAGCCCTCGGCCTGTACGGTAACAAGGTTCCCGCTAAGCTTGCAAAACGATTAGAGGATTGGGCCAACAGCTCAGCGTCTGACAGCAGCTGGCAGGACTACGTTACTGACGATGGTCAGAAGCTTGACGTGGATGCCGATACCGGTGATCTCCTTGATGCCCTGACACACGGTACTGCTGCCAATGCAGAGTTGTCACAAGCCCAACACCAGGAACTCCTGGCGACTCTGGCAGCCGGTGCCGTGGCCAACCAAAAAGGTGATGCTAAGCAGAATGTCCTGTTGGATCAGATTCTGACTATGCAGCGTCGCTTGGTGGGTCACACTGAGACCATCACTTCTACCTTCCAACGTCGATCATTGGAACTGCAGTATCGTCATTACAAGTTGGATATCTCGATTGCGAAGATGCAAGAGCAGTATTACAAACGCTCGCTTGAAGCCTTCTCGAATATGATCACCAACTCCTCTATGACCGATCTGGAGAAAGCCCATAAGTCACCTAATCATCAACGGTTAGTGAACAAGGCGTACGGCACGGGTAAGATTGGTTCCACGGTATCGCGCTACGGCAACCACTTGTTCGACTCTGTGTACAACATGGTCGACAACATGTCGCAGAACGGTAACCATCGGTGGTCAGCCGGTGCAGCCGGTATGGGTGCTGCGATGCGCTCGATGCAGCAGGCTCGCATGTCGGGTATGACACGGGGTGCAGGTAATAAAGGACGCATTGCCGGTGGGATGCTTGCCAGCGCCGCACCGTTCATGCTGCAGCAGTTAATCCGCAGTCGCATGGAGCGTAACCCGCGGGCCAATGGCATGGGTCATAACCTCAGCTATTATGCGGAGTCAGCGCCAGGACTGATTAATGGGTGGCTGCGTAACCGTCAACAGTTCGATGAGTTCTACAACGAATTCGACCCGAACAATAAATGGTACACGCGTCTGCAGAAAGGGGTACTCAACCCGCTGCTGAACAACGCCCTGTTTAACATCCCGGTGACCCAAGGCAACAAGACCCGTGTTACCACGCCCGGTATCAAGGATTTGATGCAGCCGGCCCAGTTCGACATGATGACCCGTCGTTCGATTGTTGAAGTGATTCCAGGTCTGTTAACCCAGCAACTCAGTGTGCAACAGAAACTGTACGAAGTCTGGGGTGGGGAAGCCAAACCTGAACAAGCCTTTAACCATCGCCAAGGTGCCTTTACGTCCAAGGCCCGTGTGAAGGCGGATATCCGTGCCAGTATCTTTAACCGCAGTGAGTTCCAGTCTGCAGCCGGTTCGTTCAACGGCATGGTTGAAGCCATTGACCCAGAGGAAGAACTCTCTGCCAATGCCCGTGTAGCATTAGCCATGCGCTTTGCCCGTGATGCTGATGCCGGTGACGGATTCAACATCAACAACTACCTCACGGAGTCGGGTTGGATCAACGCCAGTAAAGAGACGATTCGGGAGATCAACGATTTCCTGCACAAACGTTTCGATACCAAGGAAGCCACGGGTAAGGCAAAACTGTTAGGGAAGTATCAGATTGGTGACAGTGCGGATGTGGCTGACCTGCGTAAGCGGGTGGCAACTAACATGCAGTCCCAGCAGAACTACATGCCTAACGTCCAGGACTCGGTGAACGCACTGGCCAACGGTGGTCAACGTGCGATGCTGAAAGAGATGGGGATCATCCAGCGTGTCAATGGTCAGGAAGTGTTCAACCATGACATGTACTGGAAGATGATGGAGAAATTCATCAGTAACCCGAACTTCCGTCCTGATGCCGAAGATGAAGGTCCGGGCCCATTGAAGGACCGGTTGGATACCGGTGCAATCGATGACCTCAAAGACAAAGCCAAGGCGAAAGTCAAGGATACCGCGAGTGATCTGGCTGACAAGGTAAAAGGCAAGACAGAAGACCTCGGTCTGTCTGGCTCCTTGGACAATGCGAAAAGCAAAGTCGATGATCTGCTCAACCGCGGTAAAGGTATTGGCTCTGCTGCCACAGCACGCTTACGTGCCAGCATGACCGGCGAAGCCCTGAGTAAGTTTTACGCTGACTGCAGTGACAAGTACGATGCCATGGTTGATGAACTGCGTATGCTGCAAGGAAACGGCGACGAGCATGTTATCCACGTGAGTATTGCCAACATCAAAGAACGCACCGCAGACATGATCCGTCAGGTGAAGGAGCAGTTAAATAACCTGGATCCGGAAGAGATGGGACAAGAGGCGTATGACGCGGCACAGAAACGTGGTGCCTTCATTGTACAGTCTCTGCAGAACCAGCTCAACGGATTAAGTATCACCAGTCTGCGCAGTGGTGTGGGGATCAAACTTGAGCAGGCCAAAGACTCTGTGATCGCCGCCACCAATCGGGTCCGGACCCCGGTGGCTGAACCTGAGGCCTTGCAGGATGAAGAACCTGCACCGGAAGTGGTTCTGGCCGGTGAGCAAAATGACTTGCTTCGTGAACTGATCGGTTTGACGGCTTCGGCACGTGACCAGATCAGTGCAGTCAAAGATGCGACCATGGCGCAAATCACCGGTGACCCTAATGTGATCAACAATGGCATCCAGGAACGTAAAGGGTTCTTGAAGTCGTTAGGTGATCGCATGAAAGGACGCGAAGCCAGTAAGCTTGCTAAAGCCTTTGGCATGGGTCGTCTGTACTCAAGCGGTGTCTTCACAGTAACGAAGTGGGCAACCTTGGGTCCGGCGATCGTTGGTTACAAAGGGGCTAAAGCGGTCTGGTCTTTCTTACGTAAGAAGAAAGAAGGCACGCGTGGTGATTCAGACGGCGACGGTATTCGCGATAACTCTTGGCTGGACCAGCTTCGTCGTAAGAAGGCGAAACCTGAGAAAGAGAAAGTGGATAAAGACGGTGCACCTAAAGAGAAACCAACATCGCTGTTTGGCATGTTAGGCGGTATCTTTACCAGCGTCTCTGGTTTGTTCGGTGGGATCAAGAAGTACGGCATCCTCGCAGGACTGGCAAACTTTCTTAAGCTGGGTTGGATCGGTGACCTCGTTGGCGGGTTGGGTAAACTCATCATGGGCAAGAAAGCCATTGATGCGGCTACTGACCTGATGGATGACATGCCGGATGTTGATGCACCAGAACGTGGGGGTCGTCGGGGTCGCAGAACCCGTGTACCGAGGAAACGCGGTCTCCTCAGTCGGGCAGCGCGCTGGACCGGTAAGAACGTATTGGGTCGTGGGGCGAGGGCTATCCTGGGTGAACCGGGTCGTATGGCGGGTCGGGCATCGTGGTTGCTGAAAGGCGGTGCGAAGACATTGGGTCGCCGTATTCCGGTCGTGGGGTCATTGGCAATCGGTGGCTTCGAAGCATACCAAGCCTGGCAGGATGATGACGGTCTGGGTGTTGCACAGGGATTGGGTGGTGCGGCAGGCGGTGCATTAGGCGGGATGGCGATGGGTGCAGCCATTGGCTCTGTGGTACCTGTAGTGGGTACGGCAATCGGTGCCGTGGTAGGTTCTGCTGTGGGTGCGTTAGCGGGCAGTAGTGTGGGTGCAGCCATTTACAAGTGGGTGAACTCACCGGGTCTGTTACAGCAGATGCGTCTGTACCAGTACGGGCTTGATTCCATTAAGTCTGATTACACTGGGAAGATCTTTGCTTTGGAAGCTGCGCTGGAACCGTATGTGAAAATACTGGATTCCGGTAAAGCCATGATCGATCCAAAAGCACCGATGGCTGAGTTGGCAAGGCCGTTCATTGACGACCCTAACAATCGCGACGAGGTTGAGTCCTTTGGCGGTTGGTTCGTGCAACGTTTCAAACCGGTGTTCTTAACGCACTATGCTGTCGCTAAGCAGATGTTCCCGGGTGTCAAGTTCTCTGAGCTTGATGCATCTAAGGACAATGCCGCGAAGTATGAGATGGCCAAACGTTGTCAGCAGTTTGACGAGTCGATTGATCATCCGTACCGCTGGTCAGGAATGTTGTTTAATACCAAGCCAGCGTTGGGGTATCGTGAAACCACGGAAGAAGTCCAGAACGTGGTGAATCAACTCAAAGCAGAAGTGAAGAACACCAGTAAAGATGTCAAGTCAACGTCGTTGGTATTGACAGGGAATGAAAACCGCACGCGTGCTGATGTGGTCGACAAAGGTGTTGTTGATGCGATTCGTCCTGCCGGTGGTGGTAAGCTGAAAGGGGTGGATCTGGATGGTCACAAGGTCAGTGGTGGTTGGGGGCAAGAAGTTACAGTAGTGTCGGTGCAAGACATCCTGGGGTCAATTCTCCCAGCGAAAGGCCAAGCACTGGATGACCTGACTGCTGCCCGAATGAAGATCTACGGCTTGCCAAATCTTGACATCAGCAAAGTCTCAACCTTGCTGCAGTTGGAATTGGTGGTACAGAACCGGATCTCATTCAACGGTCGGGGGGTTCACTTTACCGGTAAGACGAAAGAGGTGTTTGACATCATGGCCAGTTCGTTTGGTCACGGTTGGCTCTCCTCGTTCTCGTTTAACAGTTGGTCGAAGTGGTTCTCACGTCGTTTCCTGCCAGCGTACTTGGCGTTTGCTTCAACCGTGTACAACCAGGTCGGTGATGATAAGCCAACCCTGGGCGCGATGAAGTTACCGCCAGAAACCAAGTTGATGATCATCAACGCCATGACAGGCCAGACGTATAATGACGGTCGTACTGACCTCAACATCTGGACCGTGTCAGACAGCCCGTGGTCGGATTTGGATACGTCCAACACCGATGCCACCATTCTCGATGTTCACATCAATAACCTGAAACAGCTGGCGAAGACGGCGCAGTACGAGGCCCAGCCGGTTAAAGGGGGTGTGAAGCAAAGCGAAGACGGCACCACGGATAAGCAATGGCGTAAGGACAACAGCACCGGTCAGCAAACCACCAATGTGGTGAAAGGCACTGACGGTGTCGTGCGTGACTCTCAGCGTCAAGAGACCACGTATGATCCAGCGACCGGTAAGACCAACGGGGCTTACGGTGGCGGTCAGATGCCAGACGGTGTCGGCAAGAAAGATGGCGGTGGCTTGGACAGCACTGGGAAAGTTGAACCGCTGAAGATGGGTCCAGGTACCGAAGAAGGTGCCCGTGCCATGATTCGTGAAGCGGTGAAGAACGGCATCACAGACAAAAAGGAACTGGCGATCATGTTGGCGAACACCCATCATGAAACCGGTGGCTTTAAGAATGTGGAAGAGAACTTGCGTTACCGTCCCGAGACGTTAATGAAGCTCTGGCCGAAACGTTTCCCAACCGCAGCCAAAGCACAGGAAGTGGCAAGTGGCGGTCCGGTTACCATTGCGAACACCATCTACGGGAATCGCATGGGGAACGAGAATCCGGGTGATGGCTACAAATACCGTGGTCGTGGCTTTATCCAGTTAACGGGTAAAGACAACTATACACGTGCTTCTAAAGCACTGGGTGTAGACCTGGTAGATGATCCAGACATCATTGCGGAAGACCCCACCATGGCAGCAGCGTCCGCGCTGTACTTCTGGAAAGCCAACAAGGCAATCAGTCAGAAAGCGAAAGCCGGTGACGTTGCCGGGGTACGTAAAATCGTCAACGGTGGTACGATTGGGTTGGAAGATACCCAGAAGTTGGCTCAGCAGTACATGCAGACCATTGACGGCGGTCAGTACGACGACATCATTTCCGGCAAGGACAAAGGCGACACTGGCACCACGTCAGATGGCGGCTCGACCATGGAAGACATGATGGGTCAATCTGCACAAGAGCAGGCGAAACAGGAAGGTGCGGTTTCGGATGATAAATCTGCAACCACCACCGCGGCAGCAGCACCGCCGCCACCTGGTTCCACCACCAATGCCGGTCCAAGTACCACACCGCCAGACATGTCGTCCACGGCAGGGCCAAGCGCTACTGCGACCAACAACGCAGCCTCGGTTACGCCAAACGCACCGGACTCCACGGCATCGGCCGATCCAAGTGCGCTCAACAAAACTGAGATGCAGCCGCAACTTCAGCCTCAGCCTGCAGCACCTGTTCAGCCGGTTCCTGTTTCTATGGATATGGATGACACGCATGTTAAGGCCACAGCGGAGAACACGGCAACCACCAATGAGAAACTGGATCAAATGATTCAGGCGCTCAACAAGATTGCAGGCACCAACCAACAGATGGCTGAGAAAGAAGCCGTGGCTCCGGCCGCAGCAGACCCTGGCTCAGCAGCACCGACCGCCCCACAGGCTCAGAATGCTGTGCGGTCGACGCCTGTTGGTTCCGGCAATCCCGGTGTGTCGGTCAAGCGCGCGTACAGTAACTAAACCAGAATGGCTACCGGGTGACCGGTAGCCTTCTTTCTTCGGAGCACATCATGACTGTCAGTATCCGGGACCATGACTACATCCAGCAGGCGTTCATGCTTTCGGGTGTGGCAATCGATGATGGCCTAAAAGACCGTCGTCGTTTCCAAGCAGCACGCAACAAATTTACCGACACCACCCCAGGCGGTAACTTCTGGATTAACCCACCGCCTCAGTGGTCACCAACGTGTGACATTCGCTCCTCTCGTTTCTGGAGTGATCAGTTCTCAGGCATGGGGTCCGACTACTCCGTGGCTATCGACGATAATGCGGATGTCGTTTATTTTCGTATGGGTGTGCCGGAGTTCAACGGCATGTTCACGTTCCTCTCCAACATGTTTGACTCCAACTCGGCGTACCTGGCGCGTACAGGTCGTTCACCCGGTTGGCTGTTTAAGATTGCGGAGTTGGCTTCATCAATTGTACACTGGCCTATCCAGGCGATCTCGGTGACTTACAACACCGTGCGTTGGTTAGCCGGTATTCCAAAGTCCAAGTTCTACTACTCTAAACCGGTTATGCCGCTGTACTGGAAAGCGTGTACGCACATGCTGAACCAGATCCTTATTAACATGGGGATTGTGCCACGTGTGTTCCGCACCCGTCATGGTCAGTTGGCAGACGTAGGTAAAGTGTCAGGCTTCGACTTCTCCATGTATACCCAGAACGAACGTTCACAGATTGCTAACTTGTTACCGGGCTTGTGGAAAGCAGACGGCACAGTCGATCTGTTCTATCTGGCTAACCGGGCAACCCGTAAACAGATTCGTTGGGAGAAAGCACTGGAGTCACGTCTTACCAGCACCACTAACCGTGAGACGGCAATCCGAGCAATCTACCAGCACGGCAACAACTGGACCGACAAAGCTGGTGACTCATCACAGTCCAATCTGAAGACCACGCTGGACTCTTACTTTAAGTCAGGGTTAGGTAGCGACGGCGATCACAATAACGGTGTTGAGCGGGCAGGTAACTATACCCCCGATGCTGACGGTGATACCGGCGTTAACAATGCGGTGCAACAGAACGGTCAAACGGTCGGCGTCAGTAACACAGAAAAACCGTTAACCTTCATGGAATCCATTGAAGCGCACCTGGCCTCGGAGTTGCGTGACGGCGGGTCATTCATTGGGTTCAAAGTCAACCATAACGGTGCGGTGGGGGAGTCGTTCTCCAGTTCCTTTAAAGACAACGACCTGGCGGGCTTCTTCAACGGGTTCTCGGCACAAACCAACGATGCACGCTTCACCATGTCAGGTGGTGCTACTGGCATCCCCGGTATCGATGCATTGATCAGAGGGGCGCAAGACGTGGTGGCGGGAGCCATCTCAGGCACTGGTCTGGGTGGTATTGCTAACATTGTACTGGGTCAGGGGTTTGTGGATATTCCGCAACACTGGGCAGGATCAACCGTGTCGCTTCCCCGTGAAACGTACACCATCAATCTACGCTCTCCGTACGGCCACCCAGTGGCACGTATCCAGAACCTGATCATTCCCCTGGTTTGTTTGTTAAACATGGCCCTGCCGCATTCTGCGGGCGCTCAGGCCTATACCTCACCGTTCCTTATCGAGGCATTCTCAAAAGGTCGTTCGCAGACCCGTTTGGGTATGGTGGACTCCATGAGTATTCAGCGTGGTGTGGGTAACGTGGGCTGGACGCGTGACAAACATCCATTAGGGATTGATGTTACGTTTTCTGTGGTCGACTTGTCACCGCTGATGCACATCCCTATTGAGCCGGCGTTGAACCCAGGTGACTTGACTAACCCGGCTGCTGCCGTGAACAAACTGTTGACTGATGACACTAACTACTCTGACTACCTGAACGTGATCTCCGCTATGGGTGTGAACGAACAGATTTATACGTCGGATAAACTGGCCCGTGTCTTGGCCCGCACTAAGCTTGATGTCAAGCAGTGGGTGTCACCAACACAGATGGCGGCCACGTTCTCTAACTCACTGGGTGGTGAGGCCATTAAGATGTTCATGCAAGGGACGGGACGTTCGTGATTGGGGGTATGGCAGTGGAAGGGTATTACGAGGAAGTCATTGTGGGGTTAAGCTTTTTGGTAACCTTACTCGGTTTACTCTGCGCTGGATTGTGGTGCGAGTTAAACAAGCAGCGTCGTATTGCGAAAGTCATGGGTGACCGTTTAAGTGATGTCCTGGCGTTTAGCGATAAGATGGTTAAAGCTGTGTATAAAAAATAAACCGGCATAAGAGCAGAGGCCAACGCCTCTGCTCGTTATGCTGATTATTGCACGATGGCCAGGTTCGGGTAGTTAGACCGCAGTAAATCGATCACGTTCTGACTGCCGTAGAGTTTCGCCATTAACACTTGATCACGAAAGCGCGGCTCATACTGAAGTAACGTGGTGACATCCGGTGAGCACGCCGTAAACGGTTCAAGCTTGTTTGCGATAACGCCACCGAAATTGACTTTGTCCCAGTTAGGTTCCAGTCCATCCAACACACCTGCTAACCGACCCCGGTAGTTAGGGTAGTCGCTGGTGGTGACGCCAGTACGAAAGCGGAAGTTGCGCAACATGTCGACCACCACGTTAGCATTGAGAGCTTTCACCTGTGGAGCACCCACACGATCCACAATCGCTTGCAACGTATAGATGTCCCCGTTAGCAATGGCGTAGCTAGCACAGTTACCCAATGCGGTTAAGCCGTCTTGCTTGTTGGTGTATTGGGCGAGCAGGGTATCAATCCCTTCCCACAGTCCGGAAGACACCGTGTACTGCAGCATCACGTTTAAAAACGCAACCTGTGCGGTACGGTCAACCACACTGCTAAATTCACTGTCTGAATCTGAATAGCGGTTAATCAGATCCGTCAGCATACTGGTGATTTCATACGACCCATCAGTCGCAATGTTAATCCCCAGGGCATTCAGCATCCCAAGGTAGTTCTTACTCTGGTATGCGTCCAACAGGTTCATTGCTTCCTGTTGAATCTGTGTCGACATGTTTAACACTGAGTTAATAGGGAAACCTGCGGCTTCACCTAAACGCTTACCCAGTGACATGTAGTCCACTTTGAATCCGTTGCGCACATCAATAAAGCTTGAGAGCTCACTGATGCTCAGCGACCCACCGGAGACCTTCTTGATAAAACCATTCAGGGCATTGACCTGATTATCTTTGAAGGTGTTCAGGGAGGCAATACCACTCTTTGCCGTGGAATCAACTAACGCGATGTCTTCGGATAACCCACCGGTGAACATCGAGGTGGCTTTCGAGACTGCGTTGGTCGTTAACGAGCTGGCTTGCTTTAACGCGCTGCCAATCGAGCTTCCGATGTCAACCGTCATGGGACCTCCAACAAATCAAAAAAAAAAAGAATAGAGGTGAGGCCGTCGCCCCACCAACTATATCATTTTAATCTTCTTCTGCGTCGTCGATAGAAGGGTCCGACGTCGACGACCCCTCTTTCTCAGGCGACTCACCAAGCATACGTCGTTTCTGCAAAGAGATTGTTGCTGCATTGGTAATCTCAGTGCCGTCTGGTCGAATGCCGGTAATCTGAATACGGATGGCCTTATATCCCAAAAATTCCATCCCACGTACCAGAGCTTGGAACGACATAGAAGGCTTCTCAATGAATGACTTCACTAAGTTACCTCGTGCCGTTCCGATTTGTTGTGCGTCCATCGATTTGATCTGTCGTAATTTACTGATGTGTTCTCCAACCAAGCGCGTCCACTTTGAGGGGGTCACTTGTTCAGCGGCCAGGAACTCACGCCAGATCCGTAAGAGATGGTGCGCAGTGGAGAAGCTTTTCTTACTGGGGTCGGTAAGCAGCTCTTCCATCTTCTCTTTCGGTTTCTTATTATCCAACGGGTATACTCCATCTAAACGCTACGTAAACCACATTCCAACGTGCCGGCAAACACAATTAACAGTTCAGTGTATAACGGTGTCAGTTTTCGCAGAATGTAATCACGGTCAATGTCGTCCACCTGATACACCAAGTCGCACAACAGATTAAGCTGGTTGATAAAGGCGTCGTAGAACTCGGGGATATCGAGAACGTTGCCATCTTCATCAACTAACCAATCGTAGAGCGACATCACCCGTACGTCCTGCAGGTAACGATAGGTGATTCGGGCTTCAGGTAACGACCCAGACTCAGAGGAGAGGTGCTCATTGATTTCCTTTACAGTGGTCAACAATTCCACGCCTCGGTGAGTCTGTACTCTCAAGCGCACGTCCAACATGCAACGCACGCTAAAGTATTCTATGGGATTGTCACTGTTGATGACTTTGCGTAATGCGCCCAGCACGCGTAATCCATCATCGGGCTTGTAACTATCACGCCGTGCTTTCTCCAGCCCTGAGAGCAGACGATTCAACAGCAAACGTTTTAAGAACCGCATGGGTAGTCCTTAATTCAGTTCCACTTACACACTAGTAATATAGTCCTGAAAATTCTTGGAGGAAGTATGAGCGGTAACATTACCCTCGACAGTAACGACGTGTTAATGCTGAAAATGCAGCGCTACCGCATGGACATCATTGAAGGCGTTATGGAGGCCCCTGCGGAGAACCCTGGTGAGCGCATCGTGGATAAAGACCCTAAGATGCTGCGCGTTGCATTGGTTGCCATGGGTGATGTGGATAACTCCATTCACAAGCAAGCACGTCTTGACCTCGATAAGCAAGCGCAAGAGAACGACGGAGATTTCCAGCGTCAGATTGCCGGTGCCATTAACTTCATCATGGAGAAAGGCGGCATGGCATTGGCTGACGTAGGGTCTCCGTCTGATCAAACTTCAGCCCCTGCACCGCAGTTGGCTAACTTGCCCACAGACCATATTTCGTCTGAAGAGGCACACATCGGGGTCGAGCACATTGACTACGATGACATCATGGCCAAGAAGTAATTACACTTCCAGGTCAGGCGGTGTGTCGGTCAACACGGAAAATATATTCACGTCCATGAAGACCACACCCGCCAACCCTGCAAACATCAACGCCATTTGCTCCCACCCATACTCTTCCGCTTTTACCTTCTCAATCAGCTGAGCAGGCGCATCCGATAAATACAGGCGTGGCGCCACAATGCGCACCTCTGGGATGGTGGTCTGCTTAAACTCTTCTGTGTGATTCATCAACCACTCATCAAAGTTGTACATGAAACAAATCGCGTAACTGTGCTTTAACATCGACACCGTTAACTCATCCGGCGCAAAGGAGACAATCTCAACAACAGCAGCATTGTTGGTGTACGTCTCAATGACCCGCTGAATGGATTGACACACTTCATCAGACAGTGTGTACGGATAGATGTTCACGTGGATAGCAAACTGCTCAGAGAGCAACGGCATTCCCTGGGTGGTGGTTAACCGGGCAATCAGCGACATCAGGTAGAGTGGCAGTTGTGTCATGGTCGACACTTTTAACGTCTCTTCATCCCGGGCGCTGTAAAGCGCCTCATATGCCGCCTGATTGATTTTCGACCCATTCAGGTCAAAGCGATCGACCGTACGTTTATGGTAGTACGAGTCTTCGATCATTTCCGCCGAGGCAGCGTTCAGCCGTTTCAGAGTACCCAACCGGGTATCCATCAAACAGTCTAACGGTACCAGGCATTTGATGGCACCACTCATTTAGTAGGTTCCTTCTCAATTGCCGACAGGATATCAACCCGTGTCAGGTAGTAAATAAAGAACAACCAGGGGTTGGTTTCAAACTTCTTTTCCAGATCCTGGTACAGGGGAAACACTTCCCGCATTGACGCCGGAAGCAAGCTGGCATTGGATGACATCACAGTCAAGCTGTCGGCCAGGTGTTTACCCAGTGCCATCGCTGAAAGGTTTGCTGTGTCCGTTGAGCGACCAAACACCCGAGCATAAAGCATCGACGCCCCACGGTAAACAAAATCCAACAGATCCTGATTGGATTCCAGTGGTTCCCAAATGCTTTCACGAATACCGGATTCAGACCACAAGCGGGCATAAAAGAAAGATGAGTTTAAACTGACCGCATACCTGATGATTGCATTGTAGATTTCATCATCACTGATTTTGCGTCCAGCGGTTTTATTGTGCTTGATACGTGTGCGTAACCACGTCAGAAAATAATCCTCAACGACTTCCTGGGCTGCAAGGTCCATTTCCAGCACCAGGGGGTCATTGGGTTTCTGAGCGAGCGCACTGGCAAAGGCGGCCAGTTTATTTTTCATGCGCGTCCTGTTAAAGGTTGTTGGTCAGCATCATTGCGTGCAGGATAGCACCCACCGTCTTGGTGGATTTTACCTTGGTCTTTTGACTGGCAATGGCACCGACGTTCACACCGCCTGTGGCGATGATCTCGTTGTTATAACTCCGGTAAGCGGCCTCATCACCCCCACGCACCTTCAACAGCTCCTGCATGGTTTTGTTCATCCCCATGGCGTACAGGATCTGAATCTCAGGATAGGAGATAGCGGAACCTTTCGATTCGGTGGTAGGCTGACCGGTCAGGTCGTCAACGTGCTTGTTATCTTTGGGTACCGACATCTTCTTCTGTAGCTTCTGCTGCTGGATACGCAGCGGTAGACGCAGAATAGGATACTCGATCGGTGTCAGGAAGCGCTGGCTGGTTTCGAAGTCAACCATGTTGATCTTCTCCATGAACGCACCACCTTCCTTGGTGATTAATCCGATCAGGTGTTCCAGGTCGATGTTCTTACCCGTGAAGTTCGGATGGTAGAACGGAAAGGACTCATCATCCTTTTCCATGCGGTCCATCATCGCATCAAAGGCAGCGTCATCCAAACGACCAAAGTAGTCGCGGTAGATGTCAGGGTTTTTGTTCCCCGGCATCACCTGATCCATTGCCCCGATCAGGTATTTCTCAATAGCAGCACGTGCAGCGTTCATGGGTTAGTCCTTGCTGAATATAAACACGAAATGGCTTATATTATTTTTCACAAGGAGGTCGATCATGTTTTTGGTGCCACGCGACTCACCGTCCCAGAAGATCAGACCCGCATCTACCATCTTACCCATAACCCCATTGCGAATCATGCCGGCAGGTTTCTGATACTTGTCCCACAATGCAGGTCGGCCGATTAACCCATGACCTTGTTCGCGTGCATAACGAATCGCCATGTTGTCAGGGCCATCCAGTGCCAGACCGGTCACGAGTTCAATGTCGTAGTCTTTATCAAACGGTGTGATAAAGTTACTGATGTACTCGTCCGTGATCTGTTTGAACAGGCTGTAGTTCTTCAGGGTGCGTGAGCCCGCAATCAAGATCTTCATGGGTTTCTTCCTGGAGCTCTCAGATTCTTCTTGCATTTTATTCCGGTACTCCACGTAGAAGTCCAGCTGCCATTGATGCCGCGCCTTCATATCCCGGACTGCATCGTTGCCGTACACGTAATAGTGTTCAAACGGCAGTGATGAGTTCAGGAGCTCTGAGCGCAGGATCTCATTTTGTTCGAGGCGTAAGCGCATGCCTTCTTTGAAACGTTCCTGGAAATCGGGCAGGTCTACCCGTTCCATCTTGGAACCGATCTGCTTGGCTTCAAACCCGTTCATCTGTTTGAACTGTTCATGTTTGCAGCCTGTGGCCAACCAGTACCAGTATCCTTCTAAACATTCGAACCATCCGTGATCCTCGTGCAGGAAACCATGTTTCGACAGGTTGCTTAACCGACGTCCGAGACTGGTGCTGCTTTTGGTCCAGATGTTGATATGTTCGACCCCATCATTTTTGGGGTTGGGTAATTTGACACCAAGGCAGAGATGCACTTGCAAGTCACAATCACCTAAAATGGCATAAATGAGAGGACGCACGTCCTCCCACTTAAGACCACCATTACCACAGCCGAGCGGTGGCATAGCTACGCTCGTGATACCCCGATCCCGGTAAGTATCACGCAGCGTACGCAAGTTGGTTTCAATCCATTCCAACTTGCTGTCTTCCCAAGTTTTGTCTTTAGTTGGGAAGCAAAGAATTTTTGGCGTGTTGTGTTCATAAACCCATAACGTGTTGACCAGTAATTGTTTTTGTTTGCACTGCTCACGGTATGCGTCATAAAGACCGGGAATACACTTCTTGAGATACAATGCAATACCGCGACCCATATGCCCTTCAGTGTTGACGGTGCAAATGACGTGGCTGACTGGTACGTCAAGAATGCCGATGTGTGATTCCGATACGATCATAGTGAATCCTTAAATCGCGCAGGTAAACACCCGCACACGACTGCCGTTAGTGAGGCAGGCTTTGATCAGTGAAGACATCCCTTCGTCGTTGTGGTTGGTGAAGATCAGGGCATGCGTAGAACGCAGACCTAACACCCCACAGTTGTCGAAGAACGCTTTCTTTCCACGATCCCACTCTACCGGGATTTCCTGGATATCAATGCCTGCAGCGACCGAGTACTCTTTCACCTCTGCTGCCAGGGTTTTAATTTCCCCGTTGGTGATCAACACCACGTGCTCTTTCGTCAGGAGTTCATCCTCATCCGTCACACCTTCATTAACCAGAAAGATGTCACTGATCAGCGAGTCCAGTGCCGACTTCAGGCGGTCCTTGTTATGAAACCCCTTATCGCCGGCAACGACTATACGTACTTCTTTATTCAACATAATAGCCTTTCCCAATACAACATTACATTCCCAACCGGCGGTATAAAGTGGGGTGAGTTTCCTCACCCCTTAGCGCGCGGACACATTACATCCAGTACGGACGGTACTCATCATGGTACATGCGGAGCAAGTCCATGGTGCTCAAGAACGGCAGAGGATGGTTATCTTCCTCAAACGTCCAGAAGCCACGGGTGTTCAGCAGGACGTCCCACTTATACCCTTTCTTCTCCAGTCCAACACGCAGTTCTTCAGGTGTCATGTTGTACTTCGGATCACGGGTGTGCCATAAGTAACGCATCTGGCACATCTCCATGGTGATTTCCAGCGCACGACGCAGCTCTGGGGTTTCGTCGATCTTACCGCGCACGGTGGTACGCATCAGCTTCACATCGGGCAGTAACTCAACATAGTAATTACGGTCATTACCGCCAAGGCCGTAACGGTTACAGTTTTTGATGTGGTTGAATTCAGTCAGTGACGGCAGCAGACCTTCGGACTGTGACATCACAAATTCCCACGGCACACCAGATGGACCGTTCTTACCGCGCAGGTTCTTCGCGACCAGCGTCAGCAGATCTGGGTTGCCTGCGGTTTCAATATCACCCGGTTTTGGATACATCCACTCTTTGGTGTCACGGTTGATCAAGACCGTACCGGTGGAGATCTCCCAGGCGTTGTTCGGCAGGGACAGGATTTGGCTTGGCACTTTAGAGATCTTGTCACCTTGCTTCATGAAGGTGGTTTTCTTCTCTTGTGGCTTGCCGTCCATGTTCAGCTCTTTACCGAGGTGAGCGGACATAATAACGTACAGACCGCCGGCGTTGGCGTAACCCTGCGTCTTTTCAATCAGCATACGTTTGGCGTTCGACACACGCATGGCTTCGGTCTGCATTTCACCCTGACCGATTTCCATTTTCGCGTAGTTCTTTTCCAGGTCGTTGAACTTCATCTCAGAGATGGAGTCCGCGCCATTGACAGTCGGGAACAGATACGGAATCGGGTTACCCTGGGCATCCACAAACGGCAGGGTACCCATGGACTTGCGGTCTTTCTGTTTCAGACCCGCATACTCCTGAACGGTTTTCTTAAACCATTCGTTACCCTTAGCGATCGAGTCATCGGTCAGGTAAATACGGCCTTCGTCGATCCAGCTCTGGGCGACACCCGGATCAAGGTGGGACATCAAGCTGAGGATACGGTCAGTACCAAAGGTACACTCGGTATCGTAGTGCAGGGCGTTACTGTTGCCGTAACGTTCTAATACACGACCCATCTTGAACATCATAATAGCGGTTTTGAAGGTGTTGCCTTTCCCGACAATCGCAGTGTAAGGAGCCAGTCCACCATTGAGGATAGACTCACCATGCTTACCAAAACGATAACTGCCGGTCGGGATGTCAAAGCCAGCACCGATATTCAGCAACGGCCTTATCGGTTTAGACTTCTCAATAACTTCACCAAAAGATAAGCTCATGGTTGTTCCTTAGATAAAAAGAAAATGACTTCATAAGAAGTGATAATATGTTGAAGAAAACAAACGTCCCTCGGAGCAAATATGTATACCATTAGCGATTTTGAAAATGCTGTAAAGGACCTCAACGAGGGCATCGGTAACGAAGGCTTTGATGTCAAGTCTTCTATCGGTAATCTCTTTGCAGGTATCAAGAATTATTTCCAGGGTAAACTCCTGGGCTTGGATAAACCTCTGGTGCTGGCAAACGTTAACGCTGCCAAGAAAGTCATGGGGTCCCTGAACTACACTGAGGTCATGGATACCCTGATCTTCCAACCGCAACGTTTAAACGTCTCATATAAAGAGCTGTTGCCAACGTTGACCCTGGGGTGTGATTACCTGAGTAAAGTTGAGCAGGGCCTGCCTGCGGTGTTGACGTGTTTGGCGAACCTTAGCAACGGTAATAAAGTGTCGGTCTATGTGACCAGCGATATCACCAGTGCTAAGAACAAAACCGAACTGGCTTTGCAGAAAGCGTTTAACGGTCGCGATGTAACAGAAGCAGTGTTCTCAACGCGCTTTGAATCTATGACACAATATCAGGCCACTTATGTGGAATTTAACACACTGGTGCAGAACCTGTTGCGTCGTAATGCCAAAGACACCCGTGTCAACGTTGACCGTATTGCGGGTCTGGCAGAATTGATTCATAATGAGGTTGCTGCTGGTAACCTGGAGATGAATGCGGTCCAGGTGAAACAGTTGGGCGAACTGATGCTGAGTCTGGCTCGTGCAGTGGACGTCTACAGTGTGACCTTGACGCTGCTGATTGCTACCGGCACGGCGCTGAACAACACCGCGGACAAACTGTTAAGCAAAAAATAAAAGACAGCATAAAGTAGAGGGTTTCCTCCCATTGGGAGGAAACGCCTCTTATGCCGATCACAGATACTTCAGGTTTTTGAGATCACGAAACACTTCAACCGTCGAGCCATAGCGAATCCAGTCAGGCATGTGTGCAATGATGTCAAGGGGTGAGGATACATCCACCCCCTCATACACACGACCCAGTCTGCGATCCAGTACCGACAGATACTTGAGATAGCGGTCCACGTCTTTTGCGTTGCGCGTAATCGCGTACTTACGATTCAGCTCATCCGCATTATCCGTGGGGTGTCGCAGTCGACAAATATACGTCAGGAACAGGCACCGTTTGATAGGTGCCTCTAAGTCTCGGTCACGGTCGAATAACGCGCCGATGTCTACGTCGTTGCGTATTGGTAATGTCGTTGCCGCATCAAACACAACACATTCTCCTTACGCGCACTTGTCCAGTTCCGCTTTGGACAGAATGCGTAGGTTGGCGTAAACGTTTGCCATGATACAGTAACCGTCGTCACACGACATGATAGTCAAATAACGGAATGCAACATCGGATTCCTTAATTACCATGATGTGAATCTTCGGGCTGGCTTCGCTGATGCCGGCTAAGGTATTCCGGTTAGGAACATCCAGACCCAACGTCAACGTAACGTCTACGGTGATGGGTTTATTGAGGACTTCGCACGATACCGGCACCTTGATCGCTTTGGTGATTTGCTTGATAGACTTACTCAAGTTAAATTTCACCTCACCTTTCTTGGTGGTCTCCTTCTCGTAAATCAAATCGGTAATGTCGTACGCCTTACTGAGGATACTGAGTTTCCCCGTATGGAACTCCGTCAGGCACTTGTTCAAGTACATGAGGTTATTCACCGCACGATATGAAATCGCCGGCGGGTTACACTCACGAACAATCAAAGCACCTGTGCAGTTAGTAATGTCGTTGTCGTTCTTGTTCGCCCGGAACAACAACTCACCGCCGTAGTCCATAATTTCTTTATGGTTAAACGGAGAGTAGATGTTGTCAAGACGCCCAATAAAGGCATTACCGTACACATTGGTCGCGATTCGCTTCACGCGGGTATACACCAGGTCCAGACAGGTTTCCGGTTGCTTTAACCACACCGTACTGAATGCGGTGTCCGCTAACGCTTTGCCCAGATAGACTTGGTCGGTATCTTCCTTTGAAGGGTGACCGAAGCAGTACTCGTAAAAGCCATGCTCGTTCACCTTCAGCAAGTCCTCATCACTGAGGTTAAAGTACCAGCGAGCGTGAGACACAAAGCGGTGACGATCTGCTTTGTATTTATCGTACTCGCCGAAGTCCTGGACGTTATGACGCGGTGTGGTATCGTTGTTCTTGCCGAGCAAGACACCACGCGTTGCCATGTAGTCCGCCATTACGTTCCCTCTATGGCCATCATGGCCTTTCACCCACTGGAACGTGTAGTGGATGTTCTTCGCCTGCAATTCAGCAAGCTTGCTGTCCAATGCAACCCACAAGGCTTTGTTGGCAACTTCGCCCCCTGTAGCTTTTTGCCAGCCGTTTGACTTCCATTTATTGAGGTACTGTGTGAGGCCTTTCGTTACGTACTCGCTGTCAGTGTAGATGAGCAACTTCTCTGCACCCTGGCTTACGGCAAGATCCATACCGTTCAACGTAGCAGTCATCTCAGCGATGTTATTGGTGGTTTCCGGCAGCAAGCCACCGAATGATTCAAAGACCTGTGCAGGACGTACAACTTCACGTTGCTGCATCTTTGGATCGTCTTTGATAATGTACCCTGTGGTGGTCGGTACACCAACAGCGGGTTTCTTCTTTTTCTTCTTGTCTTCGTCGTCTACGGTGTAGCTGTAACCATGCACCCCCCAACCACCGACATTCTGTCGAAAACCACCATCGGTGTATAACACCATGGAGACTTTCGGCAATGATGTTACTTCCATCGTAAACTCCTCAAATTATCCGCAATACTCTCTTATAATAGGTCGGGTAGGTAAAGAAATACCAAAACGATCACGGAGGAACCTTCGCGACCGTTTTTACTGGAGTTTCACATTTCCCAATCAACTCAACATGTAAACGACTATTTTCCTCACGGAGATCTAACACCTCATCGCCTAATGCTTTATTATGCTGTAACAGCATCCGGTTTTGTTGCAACATATCCGTCATGTTAGGGTAGATGCTCGTCATGCCACGAAGAACACCTAACTCGTCAACGAACTGCCTGTTCTGCTTACTCAAGTTCTCGTATTCACGATAGCCATAGATGACCAAACCTGAGAGCATAACAATGGATGCGATCAGCGCATAATAAATCCCTTTGTTTTTGCGCGAAGTGCTGTACCGGGTGGCGCCGTCGGACATGAAGGTATTCGAGTGCTTCCGAATAAAGGGGAGACACATAAAAAGTATACGTAACAGTAGCATGCTGTTATTTCCCCCAAATCACGTACCGTTGCTGAATGTTATGTCTTTTATCCACTCCCATTGTAAAGGGTGAACCATGAAAACGATACTCGGGTTTGCGGTATGCAATGCCTTGATCAACAACAGCCCGCAGATTACAAATGCAATCGGCGAGTTATCAGCAATCTCCTTGACGTCTTCCCGAAACATCGGAACCTACACTAACGATAGTCAACCCGGTACGGTATTTCAGGCGTTCACCGCTGAGAACGATAACGGTGCCGACTTTGTTTTAACCGATGTCTATAAGTCGCCTATTCTCCAGTTACAATACTGGCTGATGACGCGGATTATTGACGGGCGGATCACTAACGATAAGACCATTACACTGCAACAGATCACCAGCGAGTTTGGCAACGCCTGGTCGAACCTGGCGATTGGTGCGATGGTGACCGACGGTCAGCACTGGGCACCAGAGTGGGTCTCTGGTAGCATCGTTGGCAGTAACGCTGATGACAACACCGTGAAGATCTGGTTTGCTGACGCAGCCTTCCAGTTAAGCTACCCACGGTTTGAATTAGATGTGTTGAACTGTGTGCCTAACGACCAGTTAGACATCCTGCACGAAGATTACGTTCAACAGAAGACAGCGATTGATGCCGTCACGAAAGGGGATGTGTCGCAGGCGCTGGATGAGATGATCGGTGTGCATCCACAGACCTTCATTCAGACCTATTCATTCAAAGTGTACGATAAAGCCAATACCGCCAAATTCCAGATTGCCTACTGGCAAGTTGTGGGTTGGGGTAAGAACGGACGTAACGATGATGCGGCTTATGAAGCCATCAAAGCGTCTATCCTGGCGAACTCGAAATACGATGAAGAAGAGTGGGGGTTAGTGATCCCGGATCTCTTCAACCCGATCGAGTACGTGATCGCACCGAACTGGATGTCCTATAGCATTCCGAACAAAACGGTGCAGGCGGGTACCTACGATCCGGTTGTTGATTTTGAAACCATGCTGGAACTGCCACTGAAAGTCATGAAGTGGTACCCAGAAGATCACGTCCGCAAATCACTGCAGGTGTTCCCAAGTTTGACCAAATCGCTTTCATTGAACGCGGTGGCCAAACCAACAAACCGCTCGGGTCAGTTCAAGTTGAAAGAACTGTATCCGGACTATGCATTGATTCCTTCTGACAACGTCACCTTTGACAGCATCTCTCGCGGGACACAGGCGTTCATCTATGCCCTGCAAGAACTGATCATTGCTACCGAAACCATGCAGGAGTTCTCTGAACTGCCAGCAGGGGTAAACCGTGTGGTGCGTGACGGTGTTATCTGCGGAACCAAAACGGTGGACGGGATCAAACTGTTGATGGTGGCGAAGCCGTATACAGAATCTCTGTACGCGACTGCTTAAGAGGTAAGTCATGGCTAACATCACCCCACCGCCGCGCCTACGGGGCATTTGGCAGCTGAACGCCCCGTTTGCTGTAGTGCCCGATACCATCTACATGGCTGAAGCGGTACGTACCATTGATGAGATGCTCGGCCTTAACGTCAATATCCTGGAGCGTGTTTACACACCGGTAGGGTTGACCAAGGTTGAGTACGAGTCAGACGTACTGAACAACGCCATGATCATCACGTTGACAGCACCCGGACAGAAGACCGTCTACGTACCCAGCACCTATATCGCTTCAATGCCGGATGACACGGCCATTGCGTATGACTACGTGGTGTTGTCAATCCCGTTAGGTGCGGTACCGTCCTCGTTGGTGAACTCACTGCAGCAAACCATGGATGAGGTTAAAAGCACAGTGTCTGATCTCATTGGTATTGAACCTACAGTGTCGATTAACGTCGCACCTTCAGTAGGGACGGTCACTGCAGAGCAGCATCGTGTGAATGAGCAGAACCGTCTCAATGCGATTAAACGTCGCACAACGGAGCATGCACAACTGATTGCGTCGGAAGCAGAGAATGAACGTCTCCGGACAATCATCGCTGACTACGAGCAACGCCTCACCGCCAATAAAGCATAACCTCGGGCAGGGCTACGGCTCTGCCTTTATGCCGGTCAAAACAGTGTGTTGGTCGAATGAAACTTCAGATAGAGCGGTTGCGCCAATCCCTCTGTGGTCACAATCAACTCTAAGCGGTTGTTAGTTGTGATGCTAACACACGCCTTCTGATTCGGTCTGCTGTTCAACTCATGCGCAATCACCAACACCATTTCGAACTGGTTACGCACTTCTTGCTGACACAACACCACGATCCAATTAGCGATGGTGTCGATCAAGACGCTGTGAGTCTCTTCCACTTCTAACTCGTTTGGCATAAACAGGCGAGAGTGTAACTCGGCTACCACCACCATACAAAGGGTAGGGCTTACCATCTCATTGTGACCCCGTATAAAGCTCGCCAACGAACGTACACGTCGTTCCATCATTCGGGCCAACCAGGTATCGAACATTAGCCGTGTAATAGACAACAGCACGAACAAGCAAATGACAGTTCCAATCACCACTAATAAGTCGTGCATAATAACCCCCTGTTAAACAAAAAAAGAAGGGTAGCGATGCTCCCTTCTCTTATCACATCATTTATCTGAACGCGTCAGACAATAGGTTACGGCCGCCGCAGTGATTGCACCGATAGCCAAGCCAGCAATCAGGTATTTGCGTTTACCTTTAGGCTTAGGCGTTGGGATCTCGGTGTGCTCTTGCGGATCAGGGTTGTGACGCCCATCGAGCCATTCACCAGCGATCAGTGAAAGATCGATCGCGACTTGTTGACCCGTGATGTATGCACTGGCATCCTGCATATCCTGCGAGGTCGCACCCATCTGTTTGAGAATCGCATACGGGAACTCTTCCGCCAGCAGGTTCTCAGTGAGGTGGGTGATCATCTCGATACGAATTTGTTGATGCAGGGTTTCTTTCTCTTCATCAGAGAGTCCATTGAAGTCGACGTTCTCAACGATCCAGTCTTCAGCATCCTTGCCGTATGCAAACCAGTTCAGCAGCAATGTGCGGGAAGTTCCCGCGATGACTTCTTCCAGCGTTTTGTATTTCATTCTTCGTCCACCAATCGTGCTAATTTCTTCAGGATGGTTAATGCGGACGCCATGACGATGCCTGCACCCAATGCTTTTACGCCACGGTTCTCACTGCCGGCCAGTACTGCGCCCATGGTGATTGAAACCAGTGGAATACCCCAACGTTCAGGGCGGTTCACGTATTCAACTTGTTCACACTGCTTATTCTGTGTTTTGCTCATCGTCTTTACCTTTACTCAGGAGCTTCACCATCAGTAGCCCAGCGGCCACTATGACGAAGCCAGTGCCCATGCCCACGCCCGCTGCTTCCAGCTTTTCTTGTGGACGACCAAAGTTCTCGCGTTGCATCTCTTCCTTAACGGTCTGGTCCTCCACAGCAGTCAGGCCTGCAGTGACCAGCTCCATTGAGCAGAGTAATGCCGCAGCGAGTGCGATCTTTTCAGCCGGGAGTTTCTTTAGTAGCAACCCGGCCGATACAGCACCCACAAAACCTGCCCCACGGGACAGGCGAGTGAGCAGTACAGTTTTACGTGCCGTGAGTGGGATACTCACTTCGTCGATTTGACTCATGGCGAGATCCTTATTCAGCCGCGTTGTCGATGACGTCTTTGGCTTTACGTACAAGGAAACGACCAATGATCGCGCCACACACAACAGACCCTACCATGCTCGGGACGACTTCGTCGAACAGGTTGAACGTAGATGCAGCTTCCACTTCATCGGCATCACCGTGTTTGGCAATCAGATCTGCTTTGTCTTTGCTGAGGCGAGAGATTGCGTTGTAGGCAATCAGACCACCGAAGATACCCGCAGTGACATCAGCAGCTTTCTTGCTACGGCCAAACTTACGACCGGTTGCTGAAATGGTGGCTGCAGTAACAACCGCCATGCCGACGTTTTCGATGATCTGTTTGGTGCGGATGCCTTTACGAGCTTTAGCCACGTCACGGATAGACACGGTTTCGATTTGCTCTTCAGCCGCCGCCTGCACTTGCACCGCACCTTCTTGCAGTGCCGCTTCAACGCCTTTTGCCAGGTTGCTCATTTCAACTTTCAGGTCGTTAGGGATTGCAGTGGTGTTGTTAGCGATAGTGTTAGTGTTCATGGTTACTTCCTCACAGGTAATGGTTTCAGATTGGGTTTCGATAGTTACGTCGATGTGTGCCTCATCGGCACGGGCAAAATGCATTTCAGCCAGAGACGGTTGTGAGCGAATGTTCACGATGTTGTCAGTCTGGGTATGGCGTGCTTTCTTAAAATCACGGACTGAGTTGATCATTGCGGAATTGCTCATAATACGTTCCTCGAAAAGAGTAGGCACAGGTTACATCTTAGTAATGTAGGGGTAACATCCTGTGCGTTGTAAATTAGGGCGGCATAAAGCGAGGGTGTTACCCCTCGCTGTTGTGACTTTTGACATGCCAGTTTAAACGTGACAAGAGAGCAGGTGAAAGAACATCGGTGACACGTGCTAAGTGCACATAGCTCACTTTGTATTCCTTGACCTGTGTTTCGTCGTCACGGATTAGTGTGATAATGAACAAGGCATCGTCGCCCTGATCAGTAATCACACCAGACAGCCGATAACCGTCAGTGGTTTGGACATTGCTGAACTCTTTGAAGATCTCGGTATACAACTCAACGAACGCATGAGTGCCGTAAAGGGTCAAGTGTCGATGTGCTGTACGCTCCGCAATCTCGTACATTTGTTCAGTTTGAAACGCCCGGTCCAACAACTCAGGAGTGGTCAGAACAACCCACCGCTTTTGATTGGTACCTGCTGGTTTCCGTATCATTGCACGAATCAGCAGAATGAAGAAGGTGATGATCGCCATGATAGCGACCCACTTAACTAAATCAAACATGTTATTTCCCTCAGATCGATTCTGCGACGTTTGAACATATGATTTTGAACTCACGTTCAACAATACTGTTGGTGCCAGTAATGCCAGCACCGCCAAACAGACGCTCCAGACCTTTGTCTGACACATATTTGCGATACGCTTTCCACGCATTCGCTACGCCTTCTTTGGTGATCGCAGCGCCAGTAAACAGTTTACGGACGTTAGCTTTCAGCCAGGCATAGATATTAGCCAGACGGTCTTTCTCATCAACCAGGCTATAGCTCATTGCTACAGCGCGTTTGATATCAGATACATCAACATCGATGCCGATCAGTTTAGGGTTACGGAACTGGTAACGACGTTCAGCCAGACGAGCCACGCCATTCACGCCCAGTTCGTTGATGTTTTCACGTACCATCGCAACGAATTCGTCAGACATTACGAAGGTCAGTTTTGCAGTGTTAATAGTGTTCATGGTAATACCTCTTTGCAATTGATTGATTATGGTTAGTTTGCTGAGGTTCACATGAACGCTCAGCGATGTTAAGGACTATTGCAAACGAACCGGCACACCCTTGTAAGAGTAACCAGGTTAGTTTGGTTTAACGGACAGGATAATGGCATAGGACCACCTCCTAGAACTGCAGGTATGTGACAGTGGACTTAACATGCCCACGGCCGGCTTTCTTATTGATGTAGTTGAGAGCAGCAGTGGCTGCAAGCGAAACAACTACGGAGACAACAACTTTGGTAATGATCGATTTCATGATAATGCTCCAACAGGTTAAGGCGAAACAAACTACTTACTGCGTCAGATTCTCAATGCGTGGGTCAGTGGCAGCAACTGAGCGAACTGATTTGACACGGACCACAGGCTGCGGGGCAAGGATAACGATCTTCAGTTTCTCGTCGCCCTGGTCGATCTTGGTTTGATGACGCTTGTTACGGATCTTCTGAATCTGGACCTCGTAATAGACACCCGCCGCAATCATGGCAGTGCAAGCAGCAACGTAGGCAACTTTAGCTAATGTGTTCATAAGGGACTCTCACAGGTTAAGGGGTTATTTAACAACTTCGTACAATGGGGCGATACGGTTAAAATCAACAGCTTTACCAATCAGATCCATGCACTCGATGTAGCTAGGACTGTTAGACTGACGAACGATTTTCATAACGGCTTCGTGTTGCTCACTACGAGTCAACTTACGCAGCACCACTGGCTCTGGTTTTGGTTTACGTTTGAAAACAGTGGCGATAGCGGTTACAGCGACAGCAGCGACAGCGATGATGGCAACAGCGTTTACGTTTGACATGATAGTTCCTACAGGTTAAGGGAAGGTTAAGCAGTTTCTTTTGAATCACCGTATGGAACATTCCACACAACGACCAGTGCAACAAACAGAACTAAAGATAAGACAGTCGTTAAATCAAACATGGAATATTCTCACAGGTTAAGGTTAAAGGGTTATTACAGGGATGCTGCAGCGATATTGTCGATGGACTTCTTGGCTTGGGCTTGGACCTCTTCGTTATGAGGGTGGGTCGCCGCCACTTTGTTAATAGCATCGATAGAGGACTCTGCCATGGCATCAGACAGTTCGTCTATGATGACTTTGGCTTCTTTGTGGTTCTTGACTAACAGCACGATACCGGTTGCGATGGCAGCGATAGATGCAGTAGCGGTAATGATCAGTTTAGTGTTCATGGTGAATCCTCATTGATTAGTTAGATGTAAGAGAAGTTTATTGCTCTTATTCACCTTTTTAATATAGGTCTGAGATTTTCTACAACTCAAAAGAAACGGTTTTTACCAACCGATTGACACGCCGTCATCCATTTCACTCAATGCATCGTGGAGTAAGCGACCCGTCTTATCAATGTTTAATTCCTTTTTGGAACGTTCTTCCTTCAGTGCTAAGATTTCCGCATACAACATTTTTACTTTTGGTGCAAATTTCTTGGACTCCTGCAGGTTTGCTGCAAACCACTTCTTTTCCATTTTGGTATGTTTAGCAGTTAACTTTACCAACTGTGCAGTAATCTCAGTGATACGGGCGCGGTCGGCTTTAATGTCGGCTTGATATTCGATTACAGTTTTCATGTTAGCGTCTCATGTTAAATTGGTTTGGTTTATACACATCGCTAATATAGGTCTGAAACCATCTGCAGCTCGAAACAAACAAAAATAAAAGATCGGCATAAAACCTCAACCCTTCCCCGTGAGGAGAAAGGTTGAGGCCTTACTTATGCAGTACCCAGTACTTCTTTTGACACGGTGGTCTGACCGTTACCGTAGGTGCCCAGGAAGCGAGCCAGGTAATCAGCCTGCACATGGAACCACATATCCGGTTCAATGCGACCTGCCACCAGAATGATGGCCGCACGGTCTTCACGTGCCAGCTCGATGGTGACTTTAGCTTTGTCGCCAGCAAACTTGCCTTTCACACCCACGTCACCGGTTTGACCGTCAGCATCTTTCGCTTCAGCGACATCGTCTTCAGTCAAGACTTTCTGATAAGACGCTTCGAGACCGCCGTTCATCAGGTTGTATTCGAAGTCCACCTTAGCATCGGCCGGTGCAGCCGCTTGTGCGCGTTTGTAGACTTCTTCGCTGATAGACATCAGGTAATCAGCCAGATCGCCGGAGAAACGCTTGTACGCAGCCTGAGACGGTTTTACCACACGCTTCCAGTCACGGTGTTCGGCAGCATGACGCGCAACAGCGGAACGCACGTTGTTGCCTGCTGCATCATCAGCCGGATACGTGCTTGCGATATCGATGCTCTGAATATCTTCGTAGTTCACTTCGCCATCTTTGTTTTCGATGACATCCAGTGGACCACGTTTGTGTGTGACTACCTGCAGCAGGTTTTCGTCTTCGTTGTAGGCCAGCGTAGCACCCAGGTAAATGCCGTCGTCAGACTCTTTACCGTATTCCGCTTCCAGCATGGCTTTCTTGGCCGTCAGGAAATCAACTGCTTCTTGCACCAGCTTACGACCAATGCGGTCGATGTTTTCCAGACGTGCTTCCCAACCTTTCTCGCCAGGCAGCAGAGTGACTTCTGGCAGGTAGTACAGGCCGATGTTCGGGTTGGTACGACGCTGATGTGCATCTTTCGCAGCCTGCTGCAGATGGTCGTAGCGCAGGATGAATTTGAACGCCTGCATATCCGGGTTCAGTTGGGTGTGTGCGTCATCCAGGTAAACCACAGGCTTACCATCTACTACCGGCACAAACCACTCAGTCACAATGATGCGACGACGATCATGCTCAACATCGATGTCTGAACCAAAGGTCCAGTTAGCACGGTCGGCGACTTCAATGTCGCGATAGAAACGCAGACGCACAGATTGACTGGCGAAGTCGCGAATGGAATCCAGCACCTGATCGATCCAGTCCTGTTCCCAATGAACCGGAGCATTACGCTGAGCTTCTTTACGCAGTTGTTTCGTGTTGTTTTTCTTACCAGACATGCGGTGGCCTCTTATTGACAGATCGTATTTTTGAAATACGGTTTAGTATGTGCATACACGGTTGGTGCAAATTCCACAGAATGGATTACGACGCCCCTAAGTCCAAGGACTGTCAACCGAATACGGAAATCGATTACTTCAGCGGTAACACGCGGTTTACGTAACCACGTACTGTGGTCTACATAGATACAAGTGCTTATGTATTCTAATACTTGTCGCTCAACGTACTTACGTAAACGGGTGGCAATAAAGTTCATGCGATCAACGCGATCACCGATTGGCTTGAGGTTGACAATGGCCAGGTAATCATCGGGTTGGGTGAGTGCCGCACTGATCTCGTTCAGCAACCAGGTGACCTGGCTCACGAGTCGTGGTGGAGGAGTCATTACAAAGCGTATCCGTACTGAGGTAAAAAACAAAAGTGCAACATAAAAGAAGAGAGCGGTTTCCCACCCTCTTCCTTATTGTGTTGATTATGCCAGCGCCGCGTCGTCAGGCATGCTGCCTTCAAGGGCGGCGAACAGACCCGCCAGATTCTTGAGTGAACACTGAATCAGTTCAGCGTCAACCGCACAATCACCTTTACGCGCATGGTTAATGGCGATGATGACTTTGTGGTTGCCGAAAAGTGGTTTCAGCTCATTCTCAAGAACAGACTTAAGGGTATGAATTTCGCCACCCGCAAAGTAGTAGTCGTTAGCCAGTTTGGCTTTCAGTGACGCGTGATGAAAGACGCCACGTAAACCACCCAGCATGTGATACTGGTGAACCGGTATTTTAACCGTGTCAGCGATCTCTTCACCCGACTTCACATTGATGATGTTAGTACGGATGGTTTGAAAGAGACCGTCTTCACTGTTGAAGCCCAGGTTGAAACGGGTGTTCACATCAAAGCTTTCCCGCCCGCCATGCAGTTTGATCTGATGACGGATGTCCGACTCGATGTATTGTTTCAAACGGATTAGGTATTCTTCAGCATTGGTGGCCGCGAGTGCCCGCACGACAGCTTCTTGGATAATGGATTGAATCATGGATGGTGGACCTTTGAATTTATAATTGGTTGTTAATACTCAACCCCTGAGCAGAGTATTGGCTTGACGAACTTAATCGTCATAACATCATTTTACGTTACAGACAAACATCAGGGTTAAACCGATAATGGTCACCATCAGGATGCCAAGATTAACGAGTGAATTGTTCATCAGATTATTCCTCACATGTAAAGTATTACATTTGTTTTCAGCTGAAAACTCACCATAGTGATATAGGTTTAAAATCTGATGGAAATTGTATGTTATTCAACTATTAAAACAGGAACTACTTATGGCTCTCTTTGACCGCGTTAAAGGGATGCTTGGGATCATCAGCGTTCGGGAACAGAACGGCTTAATCACGATCTCTGGCACACCCTCGCGTTTTATTCAGTACGACATCGATAAACTGTGGGGCACTTCCAAGATTGCCAAATACATGTTTAAGAACGTGAAACCCAGCGAATTCTCGTTCCACAGTTTCTTTGCGTTGGAAGTGGTGTACATGTTCGAGAAGATGATCAATGACAAAACCCGTTACTGCAGTCGTCGGGTGTTGATTCGTATTGTTGAACTGATTAAAGAAAACACCTGGATGAACGACATCGATGAGAACTGGGCTGACATCATCGACATCAATCGCACCAAACCTATCAAGTTTCCCCTGCTCCCCAGTCAGCGCGGGTTCTTGCAGTACTATAACTACACTAAGCCGCGTTACCGGTTAAAAGGTGCGTTGTACGCCGCGGATCCCGGTGCCGGGAAGACCATCGGTGGGATCGCCACCATGTTTGCCCGTGACCTGGACTACGTCTTTGTCATCTCGCCAAAGAAAGCCATTTACGACGTTTGGGAGAAAACCCTCAAAGAAAGTATCAATGGCAATCAGACGACCTGGGTGGCCGATAGCAACACGGCATGTCCAAAGGGTACCAAGTGGATGATCTTCCACTATGAACGCCTAGGACAGGCTCTGGAGATGGCTAAGAGCCTACGGTTACCGAATGTGGGGATTATCCTCGACGAGTCCCACAACCTGAACATGAAATCAAAGGAATCGATTCGTACCGCAACCTTTGACGAACTGTGCGTCGTTTCCAAATCCCAGGATGTGGTGTGGCTCTCTGGTACCGCACTGACTGCCATGGGGTCTGAAGCCATTCCGTTGTTCCGCTCCTTAATCCCAGACTTCAACAGTGACGTTGAATTTGCCATGCGTAAGATCTGGGGCAAAGTCGGGGGCAAGGCAAACGACATCCTGGCAAACCGTTTGGGAATTGTGAGCTTCTTGGTGCCTAAGGAAAGCTTCATGTCTGACAAGCCGGTCGAAGACACGAAGAAGGTGAAGATCCCCAATGGTCAACGTTATACCCTGGAGGCGATTCGCACACTCATGGTGTCCTTTATTAAGGAACGCTTTGAGTACTACACCAAGAACCGGCCGGTGTATCAGCAGATCTACGACGACGCAATGATCGCCCACCGTCGTGACCTGCGCACGCAACAGGACCACGAAGCCTTTAAGAAGTACCAGGCGAACGTGGCAATGTTCCAGAAGTACGGTTTTGACCCCCGCACCATGTCAGACGAGTCCAAGTACTGTAACGATTACGAACTCAACGTGATCATCCCATCGTTGCCGGATTCGTTGAAAGCACCGTTCAAGGATGCCCGTTCGGTGATCAAGTACGTGGACCTGAAGATTAAAGGTGAATGTCTGGGTCGGATACTGGGCAAGGAGCGTACGCAATGCCACATCGACATGGTCGCACACATTGACTTCCAACAGTACATCGACAACGCCACGAAGAAGACGTTGATCTTTACGGACTTTGTCCCGGTGCTGGAAGAGGCTCGTCGGGTGTGTATTGAGAAGGGGTATAACCCGGTGGTGGTCTACGGTGACACGAACAATGAATTGGTGAGTATCATCAAGGATTTCCGTAGTAACGTTGACATTAATCCACTGGTAGCAACCTTCCGCTCACTGGCAGAAGCTGTGCCTGTAACGGAGGCCAACAACGGAATGATGTTGAACAAGCCTTTCCGTTTCCATCATTACAAGCAAGCTGTGTCCCGTATGCACCGCATCGGTCAGGACGAAACGGTTTACATCAACAACTTCGTTCTGGATACCGGGAATGAGCCGAACATCTCCACCCGCTCAGAAGACATCATGAACTGGTCTCGTGACCAGGTCGATCAGCTGATGGGGTATGATCGTTACGGTTCAACGGTCAATGTGCCAGAGGTTGCTGACGGGATCGGACTGGAAGCGCTGGATGAACCACCGTTTGACCCGGACGAAGGATTCCTGTCCAGTGGTAACGAAGCACTGTATAACTTCATGGAGGCAGAAGGGTTTATTGTCGAAGAGTTACCGACGGCCATTAAACCACCACGCTCTAAAGCCATGAACTGGTAAGTCAGTAAGACAGGGATGTCATCTACATAGCGAGGGTCTTATGTTAGAAATGCTTGTAGGGGGTGGGGGTAAACCTTACTACCCGAAATCAGGACCCGGACCGAAGTCTCTTCAGTACGGCAACGAGCAAGCGGGTTACTTTGGTACGGTAGCCCAATCGCAGCTTTTCACCCCCACCGAAATTTTCAATCAGTTGAACATCCCACTGTTAGGTCCGTCACTTGACGCCAGTATGCTGTGGGGTAAGTTCTATTACCAGGGGACCATTGTTTATATTCCAACCCGACCGGTTAACACTACTGCCCAGGTATTCAGCTGGGAGTCGTTATACCAAATGGGTTTGGTGTACGGAACAGACAACGACGGGGCTTATCCTTCACCGGTATCGGCACCCTATAACCAGCGTACACTTATTGTGAAAAAGCTGGAGAACAAAGTTGCGGGCTTTAAAGTGCGACTGCCGAGTGCGGGAAACACCGACCCCATGACAGCAACGTTATCCGCAGCGGGTGAGTTCAGTGTGTTGCTGAGCAACATCATTGCGTTGGGTGTGGGTGCTGGCACAGGGAAATGGGACAGTTTAGACACCACGGTGTTTAATAGCACGTCCTACGAACTGTCACTGACCTCGCTTTTAAACAGCACCACGTCTGCATTGTACGGTCGTGGCCTTACCAGCAATCCAGGGCAGTATTCGTACAGTAATCTATCAAAGACAGGAACCGCCGCCGCCATTTTGTGGTGGCCTGTTTTGCAATATATAAATCCCGATGAAAACTTGCTCGATTTGATCAACTTTACTACCCAGTTACCGCAGCCAATGGCGGTGGATATGTTACAAACCACCGGCGAGTCAACCGGCGGTATTCTCAACGCGTTTAACGTAACGTCGTCACCTGTTGCTAAACCGGCACAGGCCTCGGCAACGTACACTGCAGTGGTTTCACCGGTTAACCTTTATCCGTCTGTTGCAGGTCCTGCACCGCGGGTAACAAAAGTCACTGCCGAACCACTCCAGGGACCCGTCAACATTGTAGTGAGTCATGTCGACCCCACCCCGGTCCTGAAGGTTGATAACCCGATGACTGTGTTTAACCCGTTTGCACCGACAGTGCGTTATGAACCTAAACCACTGACCGGTCTGAAACTCGCCGACCAATAGAGGTAGCCATGGCAATTAAATTAAGTTGGACCAACCGTAACACCCAGCCCATCACTACGTCAATCTACCGTGGCGACACGCCACTGGATCGCAATAACTTGGGCACCCCATTGGTGGTTCTGTCCAACAACGAAACCAGCTGGGTTGATGCCACTGCGGCGCAGGGTAACACGTACTACTACGTATTCAAAACCAGCAATGGCAGTGAAACCATTACTTCACGTAACCAAAAGCAACAGGCGGCTGAAACCCGCGGTCCGGGTTCGAACGTGTTCCAGTATGGTGACCGTGAACTGGGCTTGTATGATGTTATCGGTGCGGATATGTTTATCAGTGCCGCTAACCTTAATACCTTGGTGGGTGGCGCAGTATCTGCCATTGTTGCGAATACCAGCTGGTACAAGTTAGCCCGTAAAGGCAAAGTGTTTATGGTGCCAGAGCGTGTTATTGGGTATACCACCTCGTATAACGCCCTGAACGCATTGGGATTGGTCACGGGCAAAACGGTACAGATCAACGGCTTTACCTGGAAGGTGCGCCTCATGCGCGGCTGGCGTGAAGCTGACTCTACCGTGCCGTTGCCTTCTAACGCCTTGAACACGTTCGATACTGCAACGTACAGCCAAACCTGTGAGTTCAATGATTTTGTATATCCGATGTGCGCACCCACACCTGTTACGCAACGCCTGCCTAACTGGTCACAAGTCGGGGTAGCGGCACTGTACTCGAGCTACGGTAACTACGTATTGATGCAGGAGCTGAGTGCCGAAGGCGACCGCTGTTTTGTACGGCTTATTTCTGGGATCGGTACCAATGAGCGTACGAAGCTTTCAGCCGGCTCTGTGACCCAGACCGTCGTGCCGGGTACGTCGAACACAAACGTTGGCTGGTGGCCGGTGTTAGAATTGGTGGAGGTGTAGCATGGCAATCACTGCTAACTGGACAGCTGTATCGGGTTCCACCGGTTATAAGCTGTATCGTCAGGCTGGTGCAAAAGTTGACCTCACTAATCTGCCAGCCGATGTCGTGTCCGTCGCCGCGGACAAAACCACGTATCAATACCCTACGTCGGTGAGCAACACTCTCTACTACGTGGTGGTGGCCTCAACAGATGCTAATGGGCTGGTGACGTTCTCTGATCAGATCATGATCGGTTACTATCCTGATACCGGGCCTGGGCCGTCTACGCTGCTGCGGGGTGATTGGTCATTCGGTTTCTTTGGTGAAGTGGCGGTGACCGATGTGGCCTCACCTAACGAGATTTATGCATCAGCCTACGCCTTAAAGGGGTCGAGTGCGTTATCACCACAAAACGCCTGGTCGGTGTATTATAAGTGTATTGTGGCAGGGCGTATCATCTTCATTCCTGATAATGCATATGCTAACAACGGACCCACCTTTGAAACCCTTCGTACCGCTGGTTTTGCGTTAGCAGATTACAGCTATGAGGCTAATGGTGTCAAGGTTGCGCGTAATGGGTTTGAGTTTGTGACCCGTGTTGCCCACGCAACTGCCGGTCCGTTGACAACCATTATCGCTGATCCAACAAAGGCCACGGACGACATCAGTCGTTCTGAACTGGGTATGTTCATAGCGCTGTTTGGTGGTCCTAACGCGCCAGGTGCAGTTCCTGCCGTTGCAGGTAATGTACCATACACCAAATACAGACTGGGTGATTACGCAGTATCGACATACCAAAACACGCTACCCACCGACACCTTTATTAACGCCCAGGGTTCAGGGGTGGTTGCTGCCGCGGCGGTCTCCTCGGCAACGGTATCAACGATTACAACCGCCACGTCGTCACGCGCTAACCTTGTTCTCGAACTGCTGTTCTAATAGGAGGGCTTTACCATGGGTGTAAAACTCACCTGGCAGAATCGTGGTACCGTGCCACTGGATTCTATTCGCATTTATCGTTCAGCCACCAAAACCGGTGATTTGGTATTGATTGACACCATCGCGGGCAGTGCATTGACGTATGAAGACACCACCATGCCAACCACTAACCGGGTTTATTGGTATGTCGTTGCTTCGGTATTGAACGGCAATGAAACGTTGGGTGCTCGCACACCACTGGGTCATTTTCCCGACACTGGGCCTGGGCCGAAGAACATCGCCATTGGGGATTGGGAGTTTGGTTACTTCGGTGAACTCACCGCCGATATGGCCTCCGTACCTACCTTTGATGAGGTCGCTTCAGCTGCGGGATTGAACCGGTCAGCTGACACCCCCACTAAAGTACGTAAGTGGGTGGTGGGCGGTAAGATCATCTATATCCCGAATGCAGCCATCGGCACGTATACACAGCCTAACATGCTGACGTATAAATTGATGAAACCGTTTAACTCGGACAGTGCGGCCGTGTTATCCATTGGTAAAGGCAACTACGGATTCAAAGTCCGGATACCACGCTCTTCCAATGTGAACGACACCGCAGCCATGTCAGACATCAATGGCGATAGCAGTAAATACAAAAGTGAACTGTGGGCCTTGTTTGCGCATCATGTGAATCTGGATGCAGCGTCGGAAGCCAGCCGTTACTTTAAAGGGGCGTTTCGTCTGGGGGATGAGACCAGTATATATTCGACATCAGGTCGTATCTTCCTGGGTTATGCAAATGCCACCACGTATAACGCCTTGATTTGGTCACAGTGGTCCAGTACGTCATCGTACCCATTGAGTAACTCAATTGCGGCGTACCTGGTGTATGAATTGGATTTCGGTACCACGTAAGCAAAAAGAAAAGACGGCATAAAAGTAAAGACACCCTCCCTGCCTTGCGGCGGAGAGGGTGTCTTTTTATGCTGGTGAGTCTTTATCTTTTTATGTTAAACGGCTTCAGCTAAATACGCTTCGCGCAGGGTACCAAGTTTGGTGTTCCCATTTACGCTTGCGCCTGAACCGTCAACGATTTCCACTTCAATGTCAGAACCAATGACCTGAGCGATACGCTTACGCAGCGTGGACAGGTTATTAGTTTTGGCACAGCGGTTCTTGAACACGTCGGCGTAGTTTTCACCCGTAAAGGCTACTTTCTTTTTCGCACCAACGCGTAATACCACACGGACGCCTTCACGATCAAGGACGCTTTGTTCTACCGACTCAGCGGTGATGGTTTTCTTCAAAGTCATGAGGTATTCCCATTATTAGAATAAACAGGTTGCTTGTGTGTAATGGACCACCCGGTAGGTGGTCATATACATTAGTCAGAACTCATACTGGTCTTGGGTAAAGCTAACCGATACAAAGCCCTTACGCGTGGCCAACGACAGATGGATCCGTCCGTCTTCATGGAGTTTACCAATCCGCAGTCTTACTTCAGCCAATTCTGGATCTTGTTGCAAACGATCAATGAAGCTATCGCGATAATCCGCATAACGCATCCACGTCTGCATGAAGTCGCGAATCCCTTTGATGTAGCGACACGGTGACGAGGGCATCCGGGTCAGGATGTTGTCATCCAACAGAAAGCGATCCCGTTTATTAGGTACACTACGATCATCGTGCAGTTTACGAACACGAGACATGAATTTGTCCCAGGCCGGCACTTGCGTCAGAGGGGCGTGGGTGCCCAGAGAAGTCATACGAGTTGCTACATGCATAGGGTGCTCCAATTAACCAGGAATAACCAGGGTGACGTCTGCTTCAGCGAACATGGTTGCTGCAATGATCTTCTTCACACGCTGAATGTGCATTGGATCAATGACATACGTCGCACCACCGTTTTCTTCCAGACGCACGTCACCGCAATCCATACCCGGCATTGGAATGACGATTGGATCCTGCCGACGTTTTTCCAGTGTCACCAAATGACAATATTCAATCAGCGACTTTTCGAACGCCGTGTAATTGAACGTCACTTTCTTTGACGTGTGATAGTGCGTGGAGATGATGATGACACTATCACGTTCCAGGATCATCAGGTGACCGAGTTTACGCGCATCGTACGGGACGGTGGCATACTGCGTCAGCATGATCGGTGCAGCACGATCGTTTACAGCTTTGCCGTCTTCGCGGACAGCTGCTTCCAACTTGATCAGCGGGGTCTGGTCATATTTCGCAATCAGCTCTTCACGACGTTTCGCATCGAGCAGGAAGTTTTCAAGAACGTAATTGTTCTTCAACCACACGGTGTTGTTGCTCAGCAGCATCACACCTTTTAATTGGGTTTGAATGGTAAATGGATTGCCAGTAGCTTCTTTCACTACGGCGGTCGGGCTGGTCACTGCTACGGGTTTAGTCATTGGGTACCTCAAAGGGGAAACAAGGGGATGTTGACATCCCCAGTAAGTTTATTTACGGGTCAGCACATAACGGCTGTACGGCAATGGCGGTGAGACTGATTCATCCTTGAGATCTTCAGCCAGGATGGTAACATCCCATTTGCCATTGATGTCACTGCCGGTCAGTGGGAAGAACACATCCGCATGGGTGTCGTCACTGTGGATACTGGTGAGATACACTTTCTGTGTGTCCTCCATGAACAGATCATACACTTCACCACCACCGATGACAAAGATCTCTTTACCTTTGGCCACGCGGTTAGCCAGTAACAGCGCTTCTTCTTTGGTGGTCACGCACAGCAGGTTGTTGTAATCAACTTCATCGCCGCCGCTCAGCAGGCTCAGGTCAGCATGTTCTTCCTGGTAACGCATCACGTACTCAGGATCACGGGTCAACACGATGTTGATGCGGTTTGGCAGTGGTTTACCAATTGACTCAAAGGTCTTACGACCCATGATCACAACGTTGCCGGTGGTGGTTTGGCGGAAGAACTGCAGATCTTCCTTAATACGCCACAGCAGATCAGAACCAATCCCAATGCCATTGGTCGGACCCACTGCAACAATCGCTGACACGGTTGACTTGTCCATGTCCGGATCGCCAAACGGCATTTCTGCTTCAGGCTGTTGAATAGGCAGCAGACCCAGCCCTGCACGGATACGCTGTTCGTTCTTGCGATACACCTCTTCCGCTTCTACCGGACGCTCATCCAACCCGAAGGTAGTAGAGATCTCCAGTGAAGAATCGGCCGCGCCCACAAAGAAACGCATTTCAGCACGGATGGCGTTTTGCGACTCCATGTAGGTATGGGTGATCATGCAGTTAATTTCAGGGTTGATGCTACCACGAACAGAAACGGTCAATCCATCCGTTAACGCCGTGAACTCATGCAGACCGAACATGTCGTTCAACATCTTGTTCAGATTCTGAGCGAGCAACGTACGCGTAGGAATATCCATCACTTCCATGTCGCCGTAGTTGACACCCAGGATCAGTTTACGATGCAGCTCCAGCAACACATTGATCAGACCGTACTGGGTCAGGTTGCTATCCGAGAACAGTTCTTCACCACCGTCACGCAGAACAGTCAAACGTGACTGTAACGTAAAGGTGTTGTTTTCCGCCACCTCATACTGGTAAACCACGCCATCGAAGAACACACTGCCTACCGTGTTCATGGCAACGTGATCATTGGTGGTCAGACGACTGTACAGTTCGTGTGGTGACGGTACATGTTCGCTGTGTTTGACTTCAATCTCCTGCCACGCCTGCCCTGGGATCATGTAACGAATGGTCAGGTCATAACCGTCAGTGGTGGTCACCTCAACGTACAGGGTTCCGCCATTAACCGCCTCCGCCACATTGAGTTTGACATCCAGCCAATCTGCGGTCACGAAATCGTGCTGGCCGGTGGTTTGGTGTAAGGTGTTCATGACCAGCGTCAGAATGCTTTCGGCAAACAGATCGGTTGGCTTAACGTAATCACGCTCAAACAACGCTTCCAGATAGACGTAGGACAGGATCTTCTTGTCGGTCCAGTGGATCGCATCACGGTCATGCACGGCACGCACCACGGTGTCATTCACATAAAGAATGACCGGCGCAATTTCGTTGTCCTCTGGATTACGGACAATCGTCAATACCTGGTCGACAGGCGTGAAGTTTAATTCGTTGCTCATAAACAATCCTTACGGGTATGGGTAATGGTTAATGGGGTTACATGAAAGTAATGTAGGCACAAGACTATTTGCGTTGTGCCAGGAACTCCACTGCACGTAGCACGGTGCTGTAGATGGGCTCACTGCGATACGGAAGATGAAAGCCGGTATCTGGCGTAAAGTCAGCAAACTCTTTATCAAAGAAGTTCACAAACGGCAACGCATAGGCGTGATCTTTTTGATACGCACATAACTGCTTTGCCATGTTGTCCCACTCTTCATCGGTAATGGCGGTTATACCGTGGTCGTAATACAACCCGGCATTGACAGACACCGCAGAACGCAACGTCCGAATGCGCCGCACAGCATCGTCCACGTTAATGATGTTGGCTTGGATTTCTTCATTAGAAAGCCCCGCCACACGCATTCCTTTTATATCGTGTTCGATCAGCCCGTTGATATGTGCGACTGCCTCCTCGATAGTAGGGAATGTGTTCTCCATGGAGATCTTCACTTTTGGTGCGTGTTTGTGTTCACCCGCCATCAGCTTGTAGATCTCGTTAGGTACACCCGTGGGATGCTGTTTGCTAAACTGGTACAAGGTATTCCACTTCTCTTCACCGCTAAGTGAAGACGCGACGTACCAAAGTCGCTTCACCGGCTGGTCGAAATAGAACATGATTCCGTAGAACATAATTACCCCACGGGTTTGGTTAAGTCATACAAGACCTGATGAACACCTTTCATGCAGATATTAATGCACGTATTAATGTTCTTCGGTAAACGTGCCAACGCACTTGAACCGGGCTCAGGTGGCGGTGACATGGTTGAGGGATGAATAGGAACATAGGGGAATTCAACGGTCATCGCGCGTTCATGATCCTGAGCATCGAAGACAGCATCAAAGCGATCTCCTATCCGGTTCATTTCCCGCTTCAACTCTTTTTGAATTCCCACCATACGCTCAGCTGTTACGTAGAGGTCGTAGTTACACACCCCCACTAGTTTCAGCTGAGGTTCCTCAGGACACGTAACATGAAATAACACACTGTACGCAATTGCTTTCATGTCATATCCGTTAAAGCAGTTCGGATAACGTAGTGCACACCCAACCATCATCTTCGGTGTGTGACACCACAGGTTTATTGTAAAGCAGACCCAGCGCCTTGAAGTAAATCGTGCGCTGCATGTCATAGCTCATTGTGTAACGATCAAATTCACCGTGTAAGGCTGAATTGATGTCGAATGGCTTGACAAAACTTATTTCGGTTACCGGCTGTACGTTATGGAGCAGGACTTGAATTGCATCCGTTTCATTGGGTGCGGCAACCACACCCATATACGTGCAGCGATCGTTATCGATACTTTGACCGGAGATCCAGTAACTCAGAAACTCCGGCGTCGGTATCTCACGCAACATGCGATACAGCCCCGCTGATTCATCGACTGCCCAGCGGATATTCCACAACTTTAATTCGGTCATAGTGTCCTCCATATAAAGAGTGGAATTAGTCCGCGATTACATGTTCAGTACGATGTGGCGGAAATGACTGACGAAACGGTGCTGGTCGGTCTCAATACAAATCCACTCACTGTGGTCCGTAAAGAGTTTCACCTGCAGCTCCATCCGATTGATTTCCGGGCAGATAGCTAAACGAGCGCTGGTCGCAAACTTGTTCGTCTTCAACGGGATAATCACCGCATCAAACGATTCCAAGTAAGGGATCTTCAAACTCACATGTTTGTACCACTGCTCTTTGGTGTAACGGTTACGAACGGCATTTTTAACCACCCGCACACGTTTCTGACTGTGGACAAGCTTGTGCATTTCGAACAGGTTCAGGTTGTCCGTCTGTGTTGCCACATACTGGGTGAAGCTGCGAAACATGGAAAGAAACTTTTCACGGTCAATGCCCAAGTCGTCCAGATCGGGCAGTATCTCATGGAACGACACTTCGATCGGGCACGGGTTGACGTAGTTGGGTTTGATTCTCATAACGCACCTTCAAACGCTGGGAGTTCTTTCACCGCACGGTAACGCGCCTGCAACACCGGGATAGCAGCTTCGCACTCGTACTCCGCGACCTTAGCGATGCAGTGGTGCAGTTCCTCAGGCAACTTGAGACCGTAACGCTCAACAAAAGCTTTCACCAGGAAGGCCCCGTGGGAGTCTACCGGCATCCATTCTTCACACGCTGAACGGTACTCCAGCTCATGAATCGGGTCCAGGTCACCACGGCTCCACTCCTGGTTAGCCGACGTACCTTCCGGATACCCTTCCGGATACTGGGTGTCGTAGTCCACGCCATCGATAAGCATCCAGCAGTGGTTACGGTTAACCAGGATCGCCACGTTGTAGTTGAACTTCTCGCGCAGTACCTGACTGGCAGCAATCGCAACCAACCCACAATCGCCGCTGTTGATGGCTTTCACTGTTGCGGAGTGGTCTTCCAGTTGGCGGTCGGCGTTATACGCAACCCAGCAACGAACCAGGTCATTTAATACGTTAGCAATGGTGCTCATGGTCTTTCCTTATTTAGTCAGGTCCAGGCCTAAAACTTCGGCGATGAGGGATTTGTTCGTTTCAAACACAACGCCCACATCGATCTTTGGGTTCTCGGTCATATCGTGTTTAATGGTAACGCTGCGCTCAACGTTACCGTCTACTACTGTGAAGGTAATCTTCTGTAAGAAGCCGGGGGCGGCACGACCCATGCTGTCCAGGAAGATAGAAGAGATGCGCCAGTGAATTTCCTTTCCACCAATCTCGATGTTATCGTTATTGATGTACTGGTTATCAACAATACTGTTTAACGGCTTCATCGCCGCTTGTGCTTTGACGAGGTCAGCATCCGTCATCTTGTAATGCAGCTGCTCCATCGCGCCATGCACCACAGCCTTACGCAGCACGCTGAGATAATTCTGCGCAATGGAAGCTAGCCGATCTTCTGGCAGTGGGAACTTGTACGTGTCTTCACGACCAAGCAAGACATCCAGGTCGTCGTTACCATCAGGACCTGGAATATAAGCCACCGCTTGATAGTACGGTTTTTCCGCATCCATCTGCCACATGTCAACAGTAAGCCCCTGCTGGTTCCGTGTCAGGAGTTTAACGTGATTGCCTTTGTCTTCCATTGGTTGGAACTGTAACAAGGTAGTGAAATTGGTGTTCATTTGACAAACTCCTGATGGTACGTAGCGAAAAAGTCGATCATCTCATTCCAGGTTTGCTCTAACCCGTCGTGAATGATTTTGGACACCTCAGAGCTGGAATCACCGATGTTGTTGTAACTCATGACGATTTGCCAGCTGGGGTAAAGTTCAGACGATAACTTGGTTCTGCCGGTGGCGGGGTCGACATCAAAGGCCCAGGATAACAGAAAGGAACGAATCTCCGGTCGATAAAGACCCCAAGCGTCCCGGTCCAGTTTGGCCATGAACAATTCAAAGGCGTCCATTAGCCAGCCGCCTTCTTTATTGATGACGAAGATGATGTTGCGCTTCTGCCGGTCGCTGTAGTGCTTCATGTCATTGCGGGCTTCATATTCACCCTGAGTATGACCAGAGCAAGACCACGTACTACACACACCGGTGAACTCGTTGAACTTTTTCAGACTTTCTACAATACGCGGATCAACCCCATTAAGGTCATTTGCCAACCAATCTTCCCAACGCTGGGTGATGGTATCAAACTGCGCGTCCGTTACTACGTTGAACATGCGATTCTCCTACGGGTAAAGGAACTGCCCGCCTAAGCGGGCGTGGGTTAACGGTTACGCAGTAAATCTGCCAAACTGTTCAGCACAGCCGATTCAGTGTTAACCGGTTTGTGACGAGGCACGCGCACAGGAACAGCTTCCAGAATATCCTTGGCGCGTTCAGCAATGAACTTACTGTCCACCACAATCTTCGTATCCTCAGGCATGTTAGACGCATCATAGCGAAGCTGGTCAAACAACACACTGCTGATGTTAATGAGTCGACGCGCACCAATATCTTCACCACGCTGGTTACAGTCAAACGCCAACTGAGCAATGTCTTTCACTGCTTCGTCAGTGATGTCGAAATCAACACCCTCTGCACCCATGATCGTTTTGAGTTTGGCGATTACGGACCCATGCGGTTTGTTCAAAATCTGATACAGGGAATCTTTGTCCAGCGGTTGCAGCCGCACGTGCACTGGAAGACGGCCCAGTATCTCAGCCGGGACATCGGAGACCTTGGCAATGTTGAACGCACCTGAGGCAATCCAGAGAATGTTAGCCGTGTTGATACGAAAGCTACGGTTCTTAGCACGATTGTTACCGTAGTACTGTTCCCGCTCACCCTGCATCGGAACGTCCAGCGTTACCCCGTCCAGATAGGGGAGTAAATCACGCACTACACCAATGTTACCGACGTTACCACCAGACTTATCAACAAAGATCTTGTCAATCTCATCAATGAAGATAATGCCACGGTCTTCCACCAAACGGA